ATGATTACGCCATCGATTATTATGGTAATCATCATTCTGCAAGTATGTATTTCAAACCGTCACAAGTTTTACATTTACCAATTGACGATGATATCATTACATCGGTATATGGTCCATACTGCGTTGGTCAAAAGATATACTTGGAAACATACGATTATCAATATCGATTCCCCGTAATAATAACCGCAATTGATCATTCACAATCACGCGGTTTCATTGAATGTGTTGTTGATATGGATTCGAAATGGTTTGAAATAACCGATGAATCAAAAATCAATGAATATTTATTCGATGATATTGAGTGTCATGTCATTCCAGATAATGTATCAAATTATTTGAATGAATACAATCACACGGATTGGATTACGTACGATATCGTTGATATGACGGATATTCCATATGATGAATTATTGTATTTCCCGGGTGATCCAATATTTGTACAAACAAATGCAAATTATGTTTATACACGTATCAATTGGATACTGGGAGAAAACAATGAGAATCGTTTTATTGATGATGAACATAAACAATATCAATTCAAATACATTGGTGAATACCAAGTATATGATGATTCATTTAAAATTAAAATGATAAATCATAATGTTGATCCGTTAACATTATCAGAACAATATCCGATATTACGTCGTGAACCCGATGATCATGATGTATGGGATGGTGAAATTGCCGTATTCGAATCACGTATCGATGTTGCAAACCATAACATCCAACATTATGAACAATTGATTGTCAGCTATACAGAATCAATGGAACGTGCAACAACCCATTACGATAAAGATTTCTATTATCGTAAAATATTGGATTGCGAACAAAAGATTTCTTACTGGAATGCATATATTGCCAGAATGGAATATTGTATCAAAAATTTGGAACAACCGACCACATGGTATAATGTTGGTTCATACAATGCTGCAATGGTTTATATCGATAACGGTCGTGCCGAATTGGTCACATCAGAATTCGTTGAATGTATAATGGATATCCCGTATACAGATGAATTGGAAATATACATGTATGATTGTCAAAATCATAAATGGATTGATCCAACATCATATACAATAACACCAAATATTGTCGATGGTGTTCGTTTCGATAATCCCGATGATTTTGCAACAAATAATGTTTTACATTCAATTGATGTAACATTCAATGAATCGCAACCAACGCAAAAATTATTGGTTTATATTGGATTCCGTAAATCGGATATGTTTGAAAACATTGAACACAATCCATCAATATGTGATGTTCGGTTTAAACCAATATTGTCAATCAATCGTAATATTAATACGGATATTTACAACGAAATCAATATCCGTAAACATTATGACGGTCATGAACATTATACATTCACCGAGGACAATTTACCGGGTGATATTGATAAAGCAGATATTCTCGAAGGATTCATGGTTGAACGTCCAACACCGAATGGAAAGTATACTAATAATCCAGTATATCGTTTCAAAGATATTTCCATAAACAATCGTCCATATACAGCATTTGATTTCTATGTACCAATTGAATTCCCGGATATTGATACGACGGAATCTTCTGATTATAATACATACTATTGTATCGTAAATGTTGATTGTGATTCGTATCAACCAAACACCAAAGTTGATTTAATATGCATATCGTCAGATAAGTTCAATGGAAACGTTTCGACATTAACATTTGAATCTGTTACTGGAGATGATCCGGATAATCAATCATTCACAATCAAACGTTGTTCAGATGATCATTTACCGGAAGGATCATATATCTGTATGGTTTCCTCTTCTTCAGTATACAAAAGTTGCGGTGGTTTAATATCGGTAATTGTATCAAAACATGAAAACGACGAATTGAAATGTGGTAACTGGATGAAATTAAATAATCCAATGTATCATATTTTACCAAAACGATTTGTTGTATCGTGTCCATCCGAAGGTGGTTTCCCGTATAATGTAATGATACAAAACGTATATTACAACACCGAAACAAAAATACTTAATCCGGATAACTCATTGCCGGATGATCCATACAAATATTATTTCAGCACTAAATATCATGTACGTTATCCAATATCGGATACACGTCATTCTGATAATGCAACACGACTTGCAATCGATACTAATATAAATGACAATATCGAATTGGTACGTTCACCATATATTGGTATTTGTCGTTATTCATTAAACCAGATTCCTAAAGACGGAATCATTGATATGACTGGACATATTCCAACACCATTGTCACGTGACCGTTATGAATTCTGGGTGAATGGTCGTTGTATCAAAGATGATAAATCATTATATATCATTTCACCAACGTCAATTCAATTGTGTAATTTGAATTCATTACATAATTTTGAATGTATTGAATTGGTTGATGATATGTATGATTCTGAGTTGTTACCACATGGAAATGTGTACATTGATTTATATGGAAATTATTACCATACGAATACATACGATTCGTTCTTGAAAATGATGATTAATAATCATTATATCGTGGAACAACGAATCGATTACATGTTCTATAATTTACAACATCAACCATTGTATGAATATACTGGTAATGTCATCAAGAATCCAAACAATCATGATGCTGAACCAAATATACTTGATGGATTATTATTACCTGAAACAACACCGATTGATTATCGCAATCTTATTCATTTACCAATGATAAATGGATCTGTATTGTATAATATGTCGGTTCGTTCTTTAGGTATTCATGAAATCGATAACAAAAAAATTCTCAATTTGTACAATCAAATATGGAGTAAAGATGCTGTTATAAATCCATACATACCGTTACATCATACTACGGATATAATGAACATACCGGTTGTCAAATATGATAAAGATATTGAAAACGATTGTTATCGTATTAATATCAACGGTCAATATGACGGATTCTTTACTGTATATATTTCATCAATTGAAAACGGTGAAATCGATGATATCGAACACACAATTCAAATCATTCCATATGTAAATTGTGGTATTCAAATTGTATTGGAATCGATTGATAAATACGAGAAAAAATATGTTCATACAACAACATATTCACAACCTGTGAAACTCAAATAAAAAACACACATTGGCTCCCCCGTAATGGGGGAGCTTTTATGTGTTTTCGAAAGGAAGCCAAGATCACAGACGACATGTGATCTATTAATACATTGATATGTATTTTTACATTTTCGTGGTTTTATTAATGCTTTTAATATTCGCCATGATCTCTGCTTCTTTCATTGCTGCTTCGGCATTAACCAATACCTCATTTGTTTTAAATGATGTATCGATTTTAATCTCTTGCTTATCTGACAACATTGACAAAAACTTTGTCGTTGCTGTACTGATAGAAGCATTGAGTTTTCCATCATTTTGTTTATGGATATATGTAACAATATCTGATGGTTTATATGGAACTATATCAAGTCCATCGAACTTGTTGAAACGTTTATATTCTTTCAACAATTCTTGAACTTTGCCTTTGAATTTCATTGTATTTCGTTTGCTTACTGGTAAGAAGCGATCGTACAATGACTTTCTAGTATCCTTAAGAATGTGATTAACTGGCGTATCATAACCTTGTGATGCCAGTTGCTGCATTGTATCGACTTCTGCATGTGAATATTCAAACGCATCCATCCAGACTGCTTTATCGTCTTTAACACGGACTTTATTTGAAGTGTCGATTTCATGTTTCGTTTCGACGATTGTTTCTCCTTTAAAGATCGATGCTAATACCACCGGATCTTTAATCGGAGTATGATAGTCCATGAACAGCATCGGTACAATCACATTCAATTTGATTGTTCCTTTCCAGAATGCTTCATAATATTCATGCTTCGTCATCCATGGATAATTCCTGGAATCATAATCAATGATATCAAGAATGGTTTGCATTGCTGCAATCCATTCATCGGCATGATAATAACAGCGACGGATTCTACTGGCTCGCTTTTGCAATAACATGCGTTCTTTATCTTCATTCAGTTTATCATCCGGCGTATTATAAGATGACGGTGAAGATCGAACATATGATGCCGACATATCTTCACGGAGCTGTTTCTTCTGTTCATCCGTGAGCGTGAAATATGCAACATCTTTACGAGTTGCCTTTCGCTTTGTTTCCTGTGCTTTCTCACGGAGAACTTTAGTGTCCTCCATGAGTTGTGCAATTTCTTCTTCATCATCAGTATCTTCCGCGGATTGAGATGCAAGTTCATGCATCCTTAACTCGATCTCTTTCCACGTAAGATCATCGACCATTGGCATGATTCCACGTGCCATTTTGTCAATGTATTCATCCAGAACTTCCTTTTTGTTCTGGTATTCATATTTATCTGACATCGGTTATCTCCTTTATTTGTGAGATTGACATATTCCCAATCTCATTTTTAATTACTTCCAGAACTTTTGTTTTTATTGGTTCAGGAAGTTCATCAATTGTACGGTTGAGCGAAATGCATTTGACTGCCAATTCAAGGATTTCGTCTATAATGTCACGAGTGTGGTTATCGGTCGTTGCTGATATAACCGGACCTTTGGTTTCAACATGGAGCGTGCTGGCATACCACCGATCCTTCGGGTTGATAACCACTTCGCCACTTTTTATATTTTTGATTGCTGAGCCGTGATCGGATACGCATTCAAAAAACCGGTCAGATACAACCTTCCATGTCCTTTTACGTCTGATGGACGATACTGCTGACATAGATATGTTGAATTTATTGGCAATATCTCCATGTTTTGTTCCTGCCAATAACAGGTTGCAAATTTCACAAACCATAGGCTCTGTGATTTTTGCAAACGTGTGTTTAGCAACGGTGGGTTCTGACTTTTCTGTCTCCTTCTTTTTTGTCTCCTTCTTCTCGGTCTCTGTCTTGTCAAAGTCATCCATTACCAGCTGAACTGGTTCTGGTTCCTGGACACCAGCAGTTGCGTTGTCTGACCATTTAGAAGAATCGAAATATGTCTCCGAAATGGATTTCATATAACGACCTTCTTTGATACGACGAACATCATCGACGGATACGTTCGTCTTTCTTGATGTTTCGAAAACATCACCGTTTTCTTTCAGCAGTGTCTCACATACTTTACGAACCTCTGCGATTGAAATGTTAACTTTCATTTTTATATCCTCCTTATAAAAGTTTGGCTATTTTGAATATAGTATCATAATCAGTGGTCTCGATGATCCATGATACCATTGACATATTTTTGAGTGGCGGAGCTCCCGACCAACGTTTGTCAAAGTTATAACCATTCACTGCTTTGAGTTTGTACTTATTGCCACATTTACGTGCAACAATTTTTACGTCATAATCTGATATACAGAATTCATATGGTGCGTTTGTATCTAATATCATAACATCACCAACGATTTCCATATGTTCAGATATTTCTCGAATAGCACGCATGTTATACGTGTCTGAAATGATTGATGCGCGAATCATTTGTCGTGCGACGTTGACTGCCATTTCAAAACAACGATCACGTTCATCATCGGATGCATTCCAATCCGGATTAAACATACCAATTGAAACGCACAGCTGTGAACGGAACTGTCGTGAATTGTTGTCATGACGATCAATATCACGAAACATCGATGTTGTGCGATGATACATATCGTTACCGTACGCATCCCACAACAATCCGATTGCCGCACGTAATTCCGATGCTGCTAACTGCGCATTGGCATACTGATGATGGTCAAATTTGTTCAGTCCATCATACTCATACCCAATATCACATATGAGCACATCGTAACCGTATTTCCCCAGAACGGCATTTCTCGGAACACGTTTCCATTTGATATCCTCTTTGTAGCATTCCATCAACAACGCTACGCAGAAAACATCATCCGCATGAAAAGTACCATCATGGACGACCACTTTGTCAATGTGGTCTGGCACTTTAAGTACCCAGGGAATTTTACCCTGTTCGACAAGTTCTCTTATAGTCATAATTACACTCCTTTCTGAATAGAGGTTGTGATAAATATTTACCCATAAATTTTTAGGTTTGTCCTCTATTCAATAGAATAATATATATGTAGAATATAGAAATATTAGTATACCATTATAGTCCAAACCCAACGATAAAATTACACTATGGAAGGAGTGTCTACATGGGAAACATAATATTTGATGAACGTTCCACCATTGATGGTCAACTTTATAAATACGACGAAGTATTACACAATCGAATCAATAAATATACCGGTGACGGTCGTACGATTGTTACGTATTTCAGTATCAATGATGAACGAACCACAGATTCATTTGGTTTGAACGATGCGTATCAAATTTTAGGCAAAGATTCACCATTCAGATTTAATCGTATCGAGGATTTCCCGTTATTAGGATTTTCACCATTACAACCGCAAGACACACAAGCATCAACAACAACCGTTAGAAATTATGATTTACCCGGTGAAGCATACGTTATTCCCGGAACAGTACAACCGAAAGAAAATGATTTCTTCATTGTACGTCAAATCAATATGACACATCTATTCCGTGTTACTGCCGTTGGTCAGGACGGATTGAATACAGATGGTTCATATAAAATTTCATACCAATTGTTTTCAACCAATCCACAAGAAATTGAATGGGTTTATAAACAAACGGTTGGTGAATTCAAAACGGATTTACAAACCATCGGTGGTAATGATTTAACACCTGTCATTGGTCGTCAGGATTACGAACATCGATCACGTTTAATTCAAATGGTAAATGATATGGTTGATAATTACGTATCACGATTCTATGATAAACGACATAATTGTTTGATTTATCGTGGAAATGGAACTGCGATATTTGATCCATGCGGAAACATGTTTATGGCGAAACATGGATTATTGATTAATGATAATGCATATGGTAATTTAGTATTGAATGAAGATAAGTTACGTTTGCATGATATTCATAATCTGTATGAGAAATCACCGTTTAAATGGATTGAACGTGATGCACCGATTCGATATTTGGATACATTTAAATATCATATGATGGATTCGTATAACTTCGTAAATTCATCATTTCCACAATACGGAGATAATGATATTCAAGTAATAATTCCGAATGATCCATGGTGCGCATCTCCGTACTGTGATACATTCTTCTCGGATGAAATTGCACGTATATTGGCCGAAGGAGACTGTAATTGTACACGAACATGTTCATGTAAATGTTGTGATAAACAAAAAACGTGTTGTTGTCATTATCGTTGTGAACGATATACGTATGTACAAATGATACATGATTTCATTCATGGTCGTTTGAAATCCATCAAAGATTTATCATTATATACCGGAGATCAATTATTTGATAATGGTATTTGTTCATCACGTGAAATATATTTGTATACACCAATCATTATATACATCATCAAACGTGTATTATTAATGAAAGAATAATGAACACAATATTGAGAAGATAGTGATGATTAGGTTTATGACGAATGAATCCAACGTTATGGTTTATAACCAATACCAGTAGGAATTATCTTGTCTGATGAATTCTTTGGACATGTAGAATTTATCAGTTTATCAATGTAACTGTAAACACCTTTGGAATTGTCGGGTTTACAGTTAACGATTCTCGACTGGATATCCATCTATATCACCTCCCGTAATGGGATTTCACTATCTTCTCATAATAATGATATAAATATAAATGAATATAATACCCGGGGATATCCCCGGGTATTAATCAACGTATCATTTTCTTTAGTCGTTTGATGAACGCAACAGACATGAGGTTATTATCACATAATTCGGAAAGTTGTTCATCTGACAAGGATACATTAAAACGTTCCTTGATGTGATTGTAAACACGAACTTTGTTTTCCTCCGGTGTAAGTAAACGATTGTAGATTATTGGATTTAATCCATATACGATACCATTACGCATAATGTCACCCGCACATACAAATTCATTGTCAACTTTGTATTTGTTGCGTGGTATGATTTCTACAATCTTTTTGTTTCTTCCCACTGTTAATTCCTCCTTTGTATCGACAAATTAATAATCGAAACTACATATGTTTCAATTAAATGAAAGTGAGGTTAATTTGCATGAATATATTCCAAGAAGCTGTTGCTATCTCCAGTGTTGGAAATTTAGTACCAGCTCATATGTTATTGCGTCTCCCTGAACGTAAAGAGAATGTATCGGTATATTTGTTGAGTAATTCATTTGAATATGATATTCAGACAATTAAAATATTACCAGCACCAAAGAACGATTATCGTTCAATCATCATACCTCAGCGTGTGTATGATCGTATATGTGGTATGAAACCATTACGATATCAATTATCACAAACTGATATGGTCAACAAGATTCGGTATATTAACGAACAAAATTTATTACCGAAATTGAATGTTATTCGTTATCCGTATCCAAAAACCATTAAAGACAATCTGTATATCTCAATGAGTGATGTATTCAAACAAGTATCAACAATCATCAGAACATTATCAAAGCAAGTAATCAAAGAAAACATATTCAATGTGTTTATGCATACATTGAATTATTGGAATTTCTCTGAAGAAAAAGTATTGGTTGTAGATACCAATCATTATAAATTGTATTCTGATTTAACTCCGGATACATATAATACGGATTTGTTGAATGCATTGTTGACGGCACTGTTATACAATGAACCGAATATGATGAAACATCTGAAACTCACAATCATATTCAAAACAAAGAAGTTTGATTATAAATTGGATATGATGTCATTTAATCAGAAAACTGATTCAATGAAACTCCGTAAGATGTTAAAAGCAATTGGTACTGTATCAGAAATGACTGCAACTGATAATGATACCGCAGGTGGTAGTATTGATGATTTTGCATCTGATGATGAAGAAACAATCGATGAAAAGTTGAATAAACTTGCACCAGCAAATGTTGAAGATTCGATTGAGATTAACGAGAAAACTTCAGAAACAGAAACTGAAGAAATCAAAAATCTTCAGGAAAAGAATACTGATATTACATCGAAACTCACATCGACGATTGATAAATTGAAAACCAAATACGGCGAAGGTGAAGTTGCAGAGAATCCAAACATTGATAAGAATACAGTATACAAAGCGAAACTCATGAATGTTAATGCACGTTTGATGAATCGTATCAATCCCGCAACGAATGTCGTTAATAATTACGAAAAGATTGCTAAGGAATTGAATACAGATGCAAAAGGTTCTGTTGAAAAAGAAATCAATGATGATACTGCAAAGACATTATCAAAAACCGTTGATGCTGCAAATGTTGGTAATGCAACAAAGACAATTACATCTGCACGTGAATTGAAGATACGTGAGAATCTTGGTAAGATAAAACTCAACAATGTTTCTTTCAATACAATTACATCCATTACAGATACACCAATACCAAAAGGAGTTGTTCCAAATAATATATCAACATTGAATGTTGGTGCTCGCAAAGGAACTGGTTATACACGTATCGAATCTGAATATGAAGATAAATTGATGGATCGTGATATCGTATCAACATTCATGCAATTATCGAAATTACCGGATGGCTTTTATGTTACTGATGTAAAAGTTACTGATGTATCTGATGCAACATCATTGGTACACAATTGGCATGTCACATTGAAGAATCGTCAAACGGATCGTACATCGAATATCAATATTCGTGTTCCGGTTGTTAAGAATGGTAAATTCTATCTTAATGGTATTTGGTATAATATTGGTAAGCAAGATTTTCCCATACCAATTTTGAAGATTGATCCTAAAACAGTAATGCTCACATCCAATTATAATAAGATTACGGTTTCTCGTTATGATACAAAATCATTGGTTGATGTTGGATTGCTTGTAAAGGTAATGAAGAACAAAACCGAATACATCAAACCCGGTAGTTCCGTATCATCGAATCGTGCATTCATTTCCACAATCGAATATGATGAATATGCAAAACAATGGTTCTGTTTTATAAACAAACAATCCAATTGTGAAATATATTTCAATCGTACGGAATGTGCAAAACGGTATACGTTCGTTGATGTTAAACCGGATGAATTTTGTTGTGGTATGTTGAACAAAGTACCGATTGTAATTAATACCGAAACTGGATTAACACGTAATGGAATAACTATTACCGAGACAATCGTTAATACATTACCACCAGAAGTACAACGTGAATATCGTGGTTCTAAACCGGGTAAACTTTCAATGTATTCAGAATGTAAACTCGATGCAATTAAGATACCAATTGGATTGGCCATATGTGCGTGGGAGGGTTTGACGAATGTATTGAAAAAAGCAAATATCGGATATCAATTCGTCGATAATAAATTCGATGATTATTCATATTTCATCATTCGTTTCAAAGATAAATCATTGGCAATTCCGAATACAATCCCGAATCAATTATTATTCAACGGATTCTATCGTATCAATACCCGTGCATATAATGCATCAGATTTCGAAACGCCAATAACAAATTCCAATTCAATTTACGTTGATATATTCAATCAATTATTCTTTAAACAATATTCACAGCTCACAACATTCATCACGTATTATCAATTCTTTGTTGATGTAATAACATCAGATGTTTGTTTACATTATAATTTACCAAATGATATTGTTGGAATGTTAATATATGCATCAACCTTGTTGGCGGATAATAATGCCGGTAATGAAACGAATTCGGCATTGTATCGTATTCGTTCATCGGAAATCATTCCCGCAATTATACATTACAGATTGGCATTTGCGATTTCCCGTTATAATAATAACATGGGTTCGAAAGTACGTGGTAATCCATTACAATTCAATCCAAATGAAGTAATCAATGAATTGTTAAATGTACCAAATGTTGAACCGGCATCCGCATTGAATCCGTTTGTTGAACTCCATGCAAAAGAAAACATTACTAAGAAAGGTTTCAAAGGAGTTAATAACGATCGTGCATATAAGTTGACGAAACGTGCATATGATCCATCGATGATCGGTAAACTCGCCATCAGCTCTCCGAATAACGGCAACATCGGTATCAATCGTCAAACAACCGCAAATCCGAAACTTGAATCGGTTCGTGGTTATACGGATGCGGACGCGGATATTAATAAAATGAATGATTTCGATTTAACATCATTCTCAGAATTAATAACACCCGCATCGGTTACGCGTGACGATGCAATTCGTACGGCGATTGCGACATCACAAACATCACATATTATTGCAACCGATGATTCCGAACCGGTACTGATTTCAAATGGTGTTGATGAAATATTACCCGGAGCATTATCAGATGAATTTTCTGTAATGGCAAAAGAAGATGGTTCTGTAATCGATATGGATGACCAATATATGGTCGTACAATATAAATCCGGTAAAAAGGAAGCAATACCGTTATCCAACAGATATTCATTTAATTCCGGCTCTGGATTCTATGTTGATAATAAATTGATTACAGCATTAAAAGTAAAAGACAAATTCAAACAGAATGACGTATTGGCATACCACAATAAGTTTTTCACCAAAGGTGTTGATGGTGTTATTCGTGCGAATCTGGGACCAGTTGCAAAGGTCGCATTTATGGGAACATATGCAACATATGAAGACGCTGGAGTTATGACCGAGAAGATGTCGAAACGAATGACATCACACGTTACAATGATGCAAGATATCAAAATCAATGCTGATGATGAGATTGATTTCATTGTCAAAGTTGGTGATGAAGTTGAAGTTGGTGACCCATTGGTAATATTCGGCATCGGTGACACTGAAGACAAGAACGTTAATAACTTTTTGAAGGCATTCCAAACCAAAGACAATACTCAACAAAGTTTGGTTGATAACGCAAAACGTGTTAAGAAATCCAAACATTCCGGAAAAGTTGTTGATGTACGAATATACACAATTAAATCAATGGATAAATTATCACCATCCTTGTATCAGATTATTAATAATCATTTCAATGAGAATAAAAAGAAACGCCGTATGTTGGATAAACATGATAAAACAAATTCAGTTTATAAAATGAATACATTATTCTCATTACCAACTGAACCGCTTAAGAGTGCGAGTATCAAAGGTATAACCACGGATGTATTAGTTGAAGTTTATATTGATCATCCAAACTCAACATCAGTTGGTGATAAATGTGTATGTTACGCAGCATCTAAACAAGTTATCTCGGAAATGATTCCTGAAGGATTGGAACCATATTCAGAAAAGAAACCATCTGAAGAAATCAGTATGTTCATTTCTTCAGGTGCGATTATAAAACGTATGATTCCTTCTGTAATGATTGTTGCTGCTGGTAATAAAGTACTGAAAGAATTGAAAGAACGTATGCGAAATATTTGGGAAAGTTAACAAAAAATAGAGACTCCCGTTATGGGAGTCTCTAAATTATTAACCGATAATCATGAAGGCTTCATTAATTGCTTCTACTAATTGTTTTATTTGTTCCTCAGTCATTTCGGGTTCCTCATGCACATCTTGAGTGTTCTGTGTTGTTAAATCCTGTGAATTCATAAATTTTCCTCCCTGGACCCATTGGGCTGGATTGACATCTCCACTTGCGCCAGATTTAAAATTAAATATTTTAAATGATCTCCGATATTATTATCCTCCCTCGGAAGCGGGGTCTTTAATGGACAATGCAGATGACATTCACTGATGGAATGTCATCTTGAAGCCTTTGATGGCTCCCCGTAATGGGGAGCTCTTCTTTATCGTTTGGACATTTTTGTTTGTTAATCAGACTATATAGTCTGACTGTTTGTTGTAAATCCATCTGTGACACTCGTCGATGAATTTAGCGAATGTTCTTCTTGGGATGGAGATGTTGCTAATTACCCAGTCACTATTTCTGCTTTCGAAATCTTTTATTGCCGCCTTAGCAGCATCAGTGAGTATTGCTGTTGTTGTTGATATTGTAAGGTCTTTGAGGTTCTCATAAGGTAAAGTATTACTGCTACCATAATCACCGTCACCATCTATGGTTCCTGATACCTGGAAGCAATATTTTCTGAATGGCTGGAGATAGTATCCGTTGCCATTGTCGAATACTATTTTAAGAGTGGGGATAGTCTCATTTTCGATGAGCTCATAGTTGACCACTTCTCTAATCGGAAACTCGACTCCGAATTTTGTTGTTGTTCCATTTGTATTTGTTGTAGTTGTCATAAGATTACCTCCTGGACCTGCATAGATAATTTGCAGGCTGGTTGACTAGACCAGTTACCCCAGTTAAAAGTTTTGATTAATTTGACTGAAGATTGAGTATATTATTTACTCTTTCTTCATATTAATAATATATATATGGAATTTCCATTTTCTAGGAATCAAACCGATTCATAAGATGGACCTAAATCCATCGTAACATTTTATTATATTTTAGAAAGTAGGTGTTTGTAGTGGATGAAAATATGACTGGTATTTTAGTATCGGTAGTATCGTTGCTATTATCATCAGGATTATTAGCAGCGGTATTAAAATATCTCACAAACAGAATTAATGAGTCAGATGAAAGACGCGCAGCAAGTGAACAACGATCACGTGAATTACATGATGAAGATGTCAGACGCCAGGAAGCATTAGAACGTGGTGTTCAAGCATTACTTCGTGATAGACTCATAGAAATTCATGATGAGTATTGTCCGAAGAATGAAATACCACTTCACGTCAAAGACAACTTTGACAATCTGTATCAGCAGTATCATGCTCTGGGTAAAAATGGCGTAATGGATTCATTCCATGAAGAAGTAATGGATCTACCAACAACACCTGGAGCTCACTAATAATAATATTGAAAGCAGGTGCAATATATGAATCTTACAAATAAACCGATTGGTGTTGTATACGGTGTTCCTGGATACTATCCACCATGTTATCCGTATACAGTTGGATGTGATCAATGCAGTAGTTGTACACCGGGATCATTAGTAACAAAACAGGATGTTGTCGGACATGAAGGTGTTCCGGTTAACGGTAAAATGCCATACAACACATTCAGAATCATCAATCAGAAACCGTATTTGATTGATAATACTGATATGGTATACGGTGCAAAATTATCTGTATCCGAAAGCATCTATACCAGAATTTCACGTACTCAGGATATATCATGTGTAAATCTTGCAGGTACAATAAACATGACACATGATTACATTACAAATACATTGTGGTTTGGTAATCTGTGTGATATGATATCAGCTCAATATAAAACACTCAAAGGAAAACTTCCGGTTGCAAAACAAACCGTGAGATTCCGTTTGGAGTATACTGTATTTGATACAAACGGCGGAAATGTACATCAATCACACATTGATTGTTTCGTAAAGAACTCTGCAATGCATTATACTGATATACGTGATTATTTTGTTAATTCGTATATGGGAATATTGATTGGTGATATCCCATCACTCACATTCCAGGGAATGTATACACTGAGATTGGATACATTGTCAATGTATATCGATACGGTTGAGAACGATGCTGAACTGAATCCGTATTATGCATTCAACGAAGACAGAACCAAAATGGTTATTGATCATGAGAACGTTGATGCTGCTGAATCTACTGAAACAATTTACTGTACTGCTGAACTCGGTTATACTACTACATTCCAAGCTAACATGAGTACTCGTGTACAATTGAGATTCACTGCATTCGTCGGTGATATGCCATGGGTATATAACACATATCCTGTATATCAGTGTCTCAACAGACCGATTGATGAAATTGTCAACGAATTGTTGGAGACTGTTGAAACTCTCACGAGTGAAGTTGATGAGCTTCGTGCTAAGAATATTGAACTCGAAGAAAGAATCATTGCCTTGGAGAACAAAGCATATGACGTGGTTGAATATCATCAGAATACTCAATATTATGAGGGTCAACTTTTGTATGCTGAGATAGGTGTTCTGTACCAAGTTGTCAATGACTACATTTCTGACAATACCGCAGAGACTGTTGCAGAATCAATGGTTATTGATTTGACAAACGGTAAATTCATTAAAGTTGGTGAATAATAAATAATAACCACGAACGGGTGGGACACAAGTCCCACCTACAATAATCTATAATACAGAAAGGAATGAAATATATGGCTAAACAACCAACTATTCCAGTTAATGTTGTTGACAAAAGTATCCCTGCGGATGACCATAGTTTGATCGCGATAATCAATGAACCGAATCCTGTTACAGGATATGAGATAAACGAAGAGCAACTCCGACAGTTGATACAGTTACCACAGTATTGGATTACCGATGAGAATGGTCGTACTATCAGTGGTGTCAACTTTTATGAATACTTTCCACGTGGAGGTGGTGGTCGGTTACCAATCGTCGTTGAGAAAACCATTACTGAAAATGGTGTATACATGGCAGTCGATGACCATGCTGATGGCTATAGTAAAGTAACTGTAAATACACCAGTGCCACCACCGGCACCAGTATTGATCGAGAAAACAGTTACTGAGAATGGAACATATTTACCGTCTGACGATGATGCCGATGGCTACAGTAAAGTGACTGTCGATACATATGTTCCTACATATAAAACAAAAACGATTACTGAAAATGGAACATACACAGCATCATCGGATAACGCTGATGGATATAGCAGCGTTGTAGTTAAAACTTTGGACAGAGGAAAACCAGTCAAGTTTGTTGATTACGATGGAACTATACTTGCAGCATATACAAAAGAAGAGTTTTTATCATTAACATCTTTTCCACCATCACCTAATCGTCCTGAGATTGGAAGTTCTAGTTGGAATTGGCAGTTTAATAAAGCTGTAGAGTATGTGAATAATCATGGTTCGTTAATTATCGGAGCAGTGTATAATTTTTTTGAAACAAAAATATTTATCACTCTTACCGCCGAACGAAAAAGTCCAATGTTACAATTATATTTAGATTCACAGTCAACCTATTATGTTAATTGGGGAGACGGTGGTTATATTGACACACTATCATCATCAAATGCTGGATTCTATAGTAAACGACATAATTATTCTAATCCAGGAGATTATGTGATTAAAATTTCACGAAACCGTGGTCGTTTTGACTTAAAATCATCAATCACATACATGTCTACACTATTATGGGATGGTAATGAATCATCAAGTTCAGCGAATATTGCTTATGCCAATGCAATCCAAAAGATCCTTATTGGTCCAGATGTACGTGAAATCGGTGATTATGCTTTCTATAATTGTTATTCATTAAAAGAAGTCATAATGACCTCGGCGTCAGTCACCAAAATTGGTAATAACGCTTTTAATTTCACAAGTTTGTCAGCAATTGTTATTCCGAATGGAGTAACAAGTATTGGTATGAATGCTTTCTATTTTTGTGCTTCACTGACAGTTGCATCACTCAGTTATTCAGTCAACAATATTGCCGATTATGTTTTTTACTGGTGTAAATCATTACTCTCAATCAATATCCCTGATAGTATTACTGAAATTGGTGCATATGCCTTCTATTTTTGTCAGGCGTTAACAGATGTAACTTTACCATCTAATCTCACTAAAATTGGTGATAATGCATTTAATTATACTCCATTGAAAAGCCTCATTATTCCTAATACCAATAATATTACCATTGATCGATATGCATTCAACTACTGTAACGCATTACAAACAATAACATTTGGTAGCCATGTTACTAGTATTGGTGATTATGCTATGTGTCATCTTTATCCATTACGAACATTGGTTATTCCTGATTCAGTTACTAGTATTGGTAGTAATGCTTTCCAGAATTGTTTTTCATTAACATCATTAACGATCGGCTCTGGAGTTATTAGTATTGGTAGTTATGCTTTCCAGAATTGTCAATCATTAATAACAACCACAGTCCCGGATTCAGTTACTAGTATTGGTACTAGTGTTTTCCAGAGTTGTTATTCATTAACATCATTAACAATCGGCTCGCATGTTACTAGTATTGGTAGTAGTGCTTTCCAGGGTTGTTATTCACTACAATCAATTCGATTTAGATCAATAACACCACCATCAATCGCCAATAGTAATGTTTGGACAAATGTGCCGACAACGTGTATTATTTATGTTCCAAACAGTTCACTCAATACATACAAATATGCTACTAATTATCCAAATCCGAACACATATACATATATCGGATATTAAAAGTGAGGTGATATAATGGCAACGACATATACACCCAATTATGATTTGGGTAAACAGGAAGATCCAAAGGATTTATTCAATATGGATACGATTACTGACAATATGGATGCAATCGATACCCAGATGAAAAGAACTGCTGATAATATTGCGAATACACGTGGTGTTGTCACAGACATCACTCCAATATTGAATCAGATCCTGAATACGGTATCAGCAATCCAACAGAATACAACCAGTATAAATTCCAACGTAACTAATGTCGATGGGAAGCTCGGAGACACAAACGAAATATTGGATTTGATATTGGACGGTTATGCTGGTGCTTCCAGTAAAGTAACATTCTATGATTATGATGGAACGGTCGCTGCATCATATACAAAGGATGAATTCATCGCATTGACAGAAATGCCATCAAACCCCTCACACGAGGGGCTTACGGCTCAAGGATGGAATTACAGTCTCGCTGATGCTAAAACATATGTAACTGCAAATGGTTCATTGAACATCGGACAGATGTATATGACCGATGATGGAAAGACCAGGTTATATATAACTCTTACTGAAGGGCGCATTAGCCCAATACTTCAGTTGTATCTTAATGCTAATAGTGAACTTGATATCGATTGGGGTGATGGTGGTTCTCACAGTACGTTTACTTCCACGACTGCTGGATATAAGAGTGAGAGACATGAATATGCTACACCAGGAGATTATGTAATAGCTATTACTGTAACATCTGGTAGTTTTGTATTACAATCGTCTACTACATCTGTATCCGGTATCTTATGGAATGGAAATAATAATGCTAGTTCACCTGATAGAGCGTATAATAATTCAATAAAGAAAATTGAGATTGGTACTGGAATAAGTAGTATTGATAGTAGTGCTTTCACTAATTGTTTTTCATTAACATCAATTACTATTCCTGATACAGTTACTAGTATTGATAGTAGTGCTTTCACTAATTGTTATTCATTAACATCAATTACTATACCTGATACAGTTACTAGTATTAGTAGTAGTGTTTTTAGTAGTTGTTATGCATTATCATCAATCACTATACCTAATGGAGTTACTAGTATTGGTGGTAGTGCTTTCACTAATTGTTATTCATTAACATCAATTACTATACCTGATACAGTTACTAGTATTGGTAGTAATGCTTTCAATAATTGTTATTCATTACAATCAATTACAATACCTGATACAGTTACTAGTATTGGTGGTAGTGCTTTCAGTAATTGTTATTCATTAACATCAATTACTATACCTAATGGAGTTACTAGTATTGGTGGTAGTGCTTTCAGTAGTTGTTCTTCATTATCATCAATTACAATTGGCTCTGGAGTTACTACAATTGGTGGTAGTGCTTTCAGTGGTTGTTCATACATGGAATCAATCAAATTCAAATCAACAACTCCGCCAACTGTTTCCAGCAGTAATGCATGGCAAAATGTTCCAACAACATGCAAAATTTATGTTCCATCAGGTTCATTATCAGCATATACATCCGCGACGAATTACCCATCATCGTCGTCATACACATATATCGAATATTAAAGAGGAGGTAATCAAATATGATTATTGTAGAATTAGTAGATAACGAGACTCGCGAGCGTCGTTATTCAGATCAGGACGTTATGATCAAACAGGTAGAAACAGGTGCATTATACGAGGATGCCGTAGATATCATACCGTGTAAGTATACATACGAAGAAACCGATGTTCCGATTGAGCATCCCGAACCGCCAGAGGAACCACAGCAACCACAGTTCGGTATTCCCGGAATGATTCCTCCGATGATACCAAATATTCCCGTAACACCAACAACCCCAGAATCAGAGGAGTGATTATAAATGGCAGTCGATACAGTACTGATTAATGTTGTTGATAAATCGGTACCACCATTAAACCCAAAACGTATTGCGGTTATTGGAGTACCGAATCCAGCAACAAACGTTTATGTCAATCGCGAACAACTCTTACAACTTATTCAGTTTCCTCAGTATTGGGTAACCGATGCTGTTACTGGCGACGTAATCAGTGGTGCTAACATCACTGATTACTTCCCGGATGAAGGTGGTGGTGGAGTTGATCCTGAAGAAGTACAGGAAATCGTTCAACAAATGACCGATACTGAAACTTCATTGACATCAATGAACCCAATCGCAAACTCAACAATCACAAATTATGTCAATCAATCCATTGAATCATCAACGGCAGAATTCAAAGGTACGTATGAAACCAAAGCAGAAATGGATGCCGTTCAAGCAGATAATAATGACTATGCATTTCTGATTGTATACAATTATACATTACTTACCGAAGAGCCTGCATCATTCGACCCGACAGAATACTATAAACTCGTCGATGGGAAATACGTTCCCGGTGAGAGTAGTGATGTGTGGGCTGCAGATACATGGTATGAACAAGATGACACAGTAAACCATTATGAACGATATAAATGGGTTGATCCACCAATTGACAATTCACATTGGGCATATGAATATGATGTTAACAATACATCATTTACTACTGAACAATGGGCTGCAATCAACAGTGGAATCAATGCAGAAGAAGTTGCAAAAATTGATAATGCAATTCCCGGACTTGCGTCCGGTACTACTGAAAATAATCTGGTTGCATTTGGTGCAAATGGAAAAACTGTAAAAGACAGTGGTATTGGATCGGGTCCAAATTATATCGTGGTAAACGGAGTTCGTCAGTATACATCATTAACGGAACCAACGGGTGATATTCCAGTGGGTTCAATCGGATTTGGATTCTGATCGGGGTGATATATAATGATTAAACAACGATCAAATTTAACATTACCTGTATCATTATATGCAATTGGTAATGTTAAAGATGAATTGAATTTACACACGGGGGAGCTAACACACCGAATCGGTAAAGTTGAATTAACTGGTGACGAATCGTTTAATAAAAACTCAAGTCCTAATGATAATAATTATTTATATTATATTTGGAATAATTATATTTCAGAAAATCTATCTCCAAATAATATAGTAATATGTGATCGATTACCATATTCAACAGCCGCTCCAACATCTACAGTTGCAATAAATTCAGTAAATTCATATAATGTTATTTATATGAATTTCGGAAAAGATATAATGAATGCACAATCGCTTGGTAACAATATAAATGGTTTCAAAGAATATCTTAGAAGCGAATATCAAGCAGGACATCCAGTAACCATCTGGTATGTATTGGCAGAACCAACAACTGAAACAGTTACTGTTCCTGAAGGTTTGAGTGGTATTATCGAAGGATACTTGATTCAAGATAGTACACCAACTCCACAGAATCCAATATACCCAACATCGTGTGATTCGGTTGATATGTGGAACGAAATCATGTATCGTCAATACGGTGTGAATGAAACATTATCACCGATTCCATCAACAGTATTCTCTCAAGGAGATGGAATTGATTCTTGTACTGTATATGGTAATACTGTACAGAATGGAACTCCTACTCCAACTGATCCGGTTGATGTAACTGGTGTTGGTGATGTTAGTAGGAATCTATTCGATTTGTCAACTGCTACTATTGGAAAATATATTAACTCCAGTGGTATTGAAACCGATACAACCGCCTCGGGTCCAAGTAGACTTAATCACACCGATTACATCGCTATAATACCAAATACTACGTATACGTATACATGTTATGGTACAGCGCATGTTGCTAATACAATCGCAATAAATTGGTTTGATAATACAAAACAGTTGATTTCACGTAAAACGATGGATACACTTACTATACCAGAGTATTCTTTATCAGATACATCTCCAGCAAATGCTGTTTATTGTATCATAAATTTCACCGGTTACAGTGAAAATCTGGACAATCGTTTCATGTTTAACATAGGTTCATCATCATTACCATATGAACCGTATGGATATAAAGTTGGTTTAGACATTGATTCTCAGATAACAAACATTTATCTTGGAACATTTCAATCCATCAGACAAATTCAAAAGTTGGTATTGACTGGTAATGAAACGTGGACTTATCTGACTGGTAGTAAATTCTGGACAACGGTCACTGGTTATATGAAAAATGGTATGATTACCGTATGTACACATTATATTGGTACCGCAAATGCATCCGGTTCGGCGTCATTTTTGAATGGTACTGTTGGTTTTTATAATACTAATAATCGTTTAATAATATGCGATACATCATTCAATGATGAAACAACGTTCAAACAATATCTCCAACAACAGTATCAAGCGGGAACACCCGTTACCGTGTATTACGTATTAGCAACACCACAAACAACCACACTCAATGAACCACTCATGAAAATTGGTGATTATGCAGATTCTGTCACATACAGTTCCAACATTCCAACCACATACGGTCAGAATGATATTACCACCGATACACAAATCAAACCGTCGAAACTCGACATCACATACAATGCACTCCGGCGTGCAAAAGTATACAAGAATAATCGTTGGATATTGAATCCATCGATTGATTGGTCACAGACACTTAAGATCAGTGATTTACAATCAAAGAAAATAAAAGAAATGGAGGGAGAATACATTGGCTACAACATACACACCTAATTACAATTTAGGAAAACAAACAGATCCGAATGACAATTTCGATATGTCCGTCATCACAGCCAATATGGATACAATCGATACACAGATGAAAACCAATGCGGATAATATTGCATTGGCTCAACAAAGTATCGATGATTTAAGTCCGGTATTGACCCAAATACTTAATACCGTTGGTGGTATTGAACAAACTACCAACACAATCAATACGAATGTCACCGATATCAAAAATGGTATCGGTGATACTGCTGAGATATTGGAATTGATTTTGTCTGGCTACAAGGGAGCTTCCAGTAAAGTAAACTTCTATGATTATGATGGTTCTGTATTATATTCATATACAAAAGATGAATTCTTGGCATTAACAGAAATGCCATCAAACCCCTCACACGAGGGGTTAACAGCACAAGGATGGAATTTGAGTTTTGCTGATGCAAAAACGTATGTTACCAATAATGGAAAACTTGATATTGGTCAGATGTATGTAACCGATGATGGTAGTACAAGATTACACATAAGACTTGGAGAGGGAAGATTAAAACCATATCTGGGATTGACTGGTAATAGTAGTGGCACTACCGTATCAATAGACTGGGGTGATGGTAGTACAGTTGAGAGTGTTACATTAAATACTTCTACAGTGTATACACCTCATGAATATACATCTGCAGGGGAGTATACTATATCCATTTCAGTAACAACTGGTAGTATTACATTGAATGGTGATAGTAGCTATTATTCTAATATACTTAGGAAATCCTCATCTCCAAATGTGAATAATGATAGAGTATATCAGAATTCATTGATTAGTATTGAGATTGGTAATAATGTTAGTTTTGGTGGTAGAGCATTCCAGTATTGTTATTCATTACAATCTATCACAATACCTGATTCAGTTACTAGTATTGGTAATTATGCTTTCCAAGGTTGTTATTCATTACAATCTATCACAATACCTGATTCAGTTACTAGTATTGGTCAATACACTTTCCAAAATTGTACTTCATTAACATCAATAACAATACCTGATGGAGCTACTAGTATTGGTAATTATGCTTTCAATAGTTGTTATTCATTACAATCTATTACAATACCTGATGGAGTTACTAGTATTAGTGGTAGTGCTTTCAGTGATTGTTCTTCAATGACATCTGTAACAATACCTGATGGAGTTACTAGTATTGGTGGTAATGCTTTTGCTAGTTGTAGATCATTAACCTCAATCATTATTCCTGATACAGTTACTAGTATTGGTCAGAGTGCTTTCAATTATTGTTTTTCATTATCATCTATTACTATTCCTGATGGAGTTACTAGTATTGGTAGTTATGCTTTCCAGTATTGTTATTCATTACAATCTATTACAATACCTAACTCAGTTACTAGTATTGGTAATTATGCTTTCAATAGTTGTTATTCATTACAATCTATTACAATACCTGATGGAGTTACTAGTATTGGTCAATACACTTTCCAAAATTGTACTTCATTAACATCAATAACAATACCTGATGGAGCTACTAGTATTGATAGTAATGCTTTCCAGTATTGTTTTTCATTACAATCTATTACAATACCTGATGGAGTTACTAGTATTGGTAGTTATGCTTTCCAGTATTGTTATGGATTGGGATCGATCAAATTTACTTCAACAACTCCACCGACTGTCTCTAGCAGTGCTGCATGGACAGGTGTTCCAACTGATTGTATTATTTATGTACCATCAGGAACATTGACAGCATACACAACAAAAACCAATTATCCGTCTCCATCGTCATATACATACATTGAATATTAATAAATGAGAGGTGATATTATGCCTAATACAATCGCCGATAAATTAGAACGTGTAAATCAAACCAGAATCAATATTGGTAATGCCGTACTTTCTGTTGGAGGTACGGCAAAATCAACTGATGGATTGGAAAAACAACCTGCAAATGTTTTATCCATCAATCAGGTAATCGATGATATCAATCTCGATTTAACTGAAATAAATCTTGCATTAGGAGGTGTTATTTAATATGCCAACAATAAATGAAAACATTGCGGAGTTACAACAGAAAACTGAAAATCTGATTGTTGCTCGTGATGCTATTAAAGACGCTATTATCGCAAAGGGTGGTACTGTTAATGACGGAGATAAATTCAGTGACTATCCGGAAGATATAGCAACAATCAAAAAGGATTTAACTTCAATAAGTATCAATGAAAATGGTACTTATAGAAATGGAACATTGGATACTGTTACTGGAAATGAATATCCAATTGAAATTGATGCAAACGGTTCACCAATTGTATCAATGACGGTTGATGGTAATGCGGTACAGGATGGGACACCGACGCCCACGGCGCCGGTCGATGTGATTGGTGTTGGTATCAAGAGTAATAATTTGTGGAATGAAGAATATGCTGGTATAAGCACTAATCTCACATATATCGGCATATATGTTGGATCTGGTGATTTTACATTATCTACAAATGCACCGATTACGTCTTCAGGCGCTCCATTGTTTATATTACCGGGTAATGTTTCATCAGGAGCATCGACTGTCACGAATGGTGTATCAGATAATATTCCTCGAACAGTAACATCTGATGAAGGTTACATAACTATTGCGTATCGTAATCTTAATGGATCACACCCCGAAGATTATGACACGATACTTAATGAAGGATCATCACCGTTACCATATGAACCATACGGTTATTATTTACCTACATCTATCAATGGTGGTAATGATATCAATGCTTACTTCGGTAATTATCAAACTACAAGAAAAATTAAGAAGTTGGTGCTGACAGGACAGGAAGATATCACATCAGGGCATTTAGATGCTAACTTGTTTAATATTGCTGTAAGTGATTATCTGAGACAGACAATTAAAACAACTATTTCGACGCACTACAGATCTCAGGCGAATGTTAGTCTCTGGAGTTATGTTGCTGATAAATCGTCAACTTTTTATGCTGGATCAGGAACTAGCATGATTCTATATATACGCGATAGCTCATACTCAACGGTTGATGCTTTTAAATCTTACTTGCAACAGCAATACACTGCGGGAACACCCGTTACCGTGTATTATGTATTAGCAACACCACAAACAACCACGCTCAATGAACCACTCATGAAGATTGGTGATTACTCCGACCAGTTAACATTAACGAATTCTGATATTACCCTTCCAACTGTAACCGGTAATAATCTTATTGATTATGATTTAACTGTTAAACCATCATCAACATCAATATCATATTATAAGCTTGGAGTAAACAAAACTATCACATCCGATACTTTACCAATTGAATTCGAATCAATTGGTGATCCATTAATATCGTATTCTATCACTGGACAGACTGTACAGAATGGAACTCCTACTCCGAGTAGTCCAGTTGCTGTAAATGGTACCGGTGACAAGACGGGAAATTTATGTCAATCTATTAGAGCAGTAAACGGTTGGTTGGTGGGTTATCGTTTTGCGTATAATGGTCAATGGACGTCGACCAATACAAACGGTGAATGGTTATCTCCAAAAATACCAATATCGGCAGGGACTGAATTTACAATCAGCTCAATGTCAATCGAAAATCCGTCAATGAGTGTATATTTTTGGAACGGTGACACATATATCTCATCTTTAAGTGATACGGATTATACCGGGTCAACGTTTACAGCACCTGAGGGAACGACACAAATCGATTTTGCAATTAGAGCAGGAGCAGACAAAAAGAGTGAATCACAAATAATTTCAAATGGTTTTTGGGTTATGGTTAATGTAGGCAGTACAGCCTTACCCTATGAGCCGTATGGATACAAACTTTCAATATCAGATAATACTGATGTTAATAATATTTATCTCGGTAATGTTCAATCCACGAGGAAGATTAAGAAGTATGAGTTCACAGGAACAGAAGCGTTACAGACATCAGGTAGTGGAAATACACGATTTTTCTATCTAAGCATCGATGATGCAAGAAGCTGGGCGACAATTATAAGCGATAGATATGTTAACGCCAATATTTCAAGTACAACAGAAGATATTGGAATCGCGATGAGTGGAAATTCGCAATTCAGAATCCGTCCCGATTTAATAAGTACAGTTGATGACTTCAAAACATATCTCCAACAGCAATACGCTGCAGGAACACCCGTCACAGTTTGGTACGTATTGGCAGAACCCACAACTGGCATAGTCAACGAACCATTGATGCGTATCGGTGATTATGCAGACACACTCTCAAGTGTTCAGGCACAAGTTCAGATTCCGACTACTGTTGGTCATAACACATTCAATGTCAATACAACCGTTAAACCATCTTTAACTTCGATTACATACAACGATCTTAATACCATTGGTTATGATGAAATAACCGTAAACGTTCCAAATACATATTCATCATCAGATGAGGGTAAAGTTGTTAACTCTGGTGCATTGGTTCCACAAACTGCATATCCAACAGAGATTACTGAAAATGATACATATGATACAACTCTTTATAATAGTATAGTCGTAAATGTACCACCTGCACCAACTCCACCATTTGTCGAAGTAATTCGTTATAATAATAATCACCAGCCAACTGACATAATTATCAATAACAAACCTGATGACTCACTAACATGGATGTACCTTTCATCGAATATAAAATCCATTGAGTTTAAATCAACTCCAACTTCACTCTCACAAAACCTCTTCACTTCTGCAACCAGCCTCGAAACTGTATATGTTCCATGGTCGGAGAATGAAGTAACTGGATATCCATGGGGTGCACCTAACACAACACATTTCGTTTACGACTATCCATCTATTTCAGCATCACGTACAATCAATTATGAAAACGACACAACATCCACAACAGGATCAGTATTGAATCTTCGTGCATATAATATGATGGGTCGTTGCAATGTATCAGACGATGGTACAATCACCGCATACTACGGAGATACATCATATACAGAAGATGGTTCTAATGGACAGGTAATGGTATACATTCCGAAGTTCTATTACAAAGTCAATATTACCGATAAACAACTTGTTGATTCTAATAATCCTGATTATGGTTACGACATCCACGAAGCAACCTACAGCATCTCTGATATACAACTCGACGGTTACAAACTCCATCCTGCATTTATTAATGCTAACGGTGATGAGGTTAACTATGTTCTTTGTTCTGCATTCGAAGGTTCAACATACGATACATCTGCATCAGCATATAATACAACCGATGCACAAACTGTTGACTTTACTGCATCCACAGGAGATTTGTTAGCATCAATTGGTTATGTTGATAACAGTGGTACAACAGTTCATGTTAAACCTGCATCTGGTTTAACACAACAACTCACACGTCCGAATGCCATGAAGATTGCGAAGAACCGTGGAGCTGGATGGTATGCTCTTACATTCAAACTCGCATCGGCAATTCAGATGTTGATTACTGTTGAATATGGTTGTAACTCACAGGTTGCTATCGCTAACGGTGTAGTTGGTATTACTGATAACTCGTCGTATAACTGTGCATCATATGTTGGTAGTACGGTTGGAAATACAACGGGTCGTGCTGCTTCTACTATTAATGAAATAGGTGGAACAGAAACAACGTACACATCTTCAACAACCACATCTGCTAACTATCGTGGTATTGAAAATATGTGGGGTAACATATGGAAATGGGTTGATGGAATTAACATATATGGCAATGGTTCACAACGTGGTGGTGTTCCATATGTATGTACAGATATGAACTTCTCTGATACCAATACATCTAACTATGAATCAGCCGGATTTACTGTTGCTAATACAGATGGTTATGTTAAATACTTCGGTTGGGGTAATGATAAATATGACTGGGTATTCATGCCATCAACTGCTGGTAGCGGTGGTGCTTCGGCTTCTACGACAGTTGGCGATTACTTCTATAAAACGGCTAATCTTAATGGTTATAGGGCGGCTCGTTTGGGCGGTTGTTGGAATGATTCGTCGCGTGCCGGTGTTTTCTATTGGTATGTGTATGGTGCTGCCTCGGCTCGGAGTCGTGTTCTCGGCGCGCGGCTTATGTATATTCCTTCGTGAATTTAATAAGTCTCGGTGTATATTTATAAATAATAATTGTAAAATCGAATCCACGATATACGGATTCGATTTTACACGAACCCCAAAGGACTTCATGTTCTTTGGGGTTCACCAAATTTATAACATACATTTAATCGAACTGAGATAAGAGCGTATCCCCATGATCTTTACAGATTGACGATTTTACGCATGGTATATTAGGTTGATATTTAGTCCGCTAGTAGTCTTATCGAAAATAGATTAACAGCTCATTTGGGCAGTAATTGGAATAATTCGTCGAATGCCAGTGTTTTCTATTGGAATGTGAATAATGCTACCTCGAATCGGAATCGTAATATCGGCACACGTACTTATGTCGTCATGTTATCATACATGGCAAACAGCTATACCTAACATGTACCAGTCTATACGACGAACAAATGGCACGAACAAACGGTGTTGGTAGGTTTTCGAAGACTCTGTTATTCACATAAGCAAAAACAATATAAAGGAGAATAAATATGATTAGATATCGTTACTACCCGGGTGATCCCGGGGTGACACTTTTTGATGCTATTTGTGATATGGATAATTTACGACTTGCACATTATAATGCATCTCGTGGAAAAGCATTCTATAAGGAAGTCAAGATGGTTAATTCCAATCCAGACTATTATCTGAAACAAATCCAAGAATCATTACTCAATCGCACATTCCAGACATCTCAATACGACGTATTTGAACGTGAGGAAGGTGAGAAACTCCGGAAGATATACAAGCTCCCGTACTATCCAGATCGAATAGTACAATGGGCAATCCTACAAATCATTGGTCCTATTATGGAACGTCACTTCATATATGATACATATTCTTCTATCAAAGGAAAAGGTCCGCTTGCATGTATGAAACGTATCCATGCTGCTACATACTACTATTACAAACGTGGATTACCCGACATGAGGTATTATCTTAAAATGGATATTCGTAAATTCTATCCATCAATTGACCATGAACGATTGAAGGAGAAATATTATAAATTATTCAAAGATCCTGATTTACTTGGATTGATATTTAACGTCATAGATTCAGTTGAACCTAACGAAGGAGTTCCCATTGGTAACTATCTATCACAATTCAGTGGTAATCTGTATTTGACAGAATTCGATCATCTGATGAAAGAACGATATCGCATCAAACATTATTACAGATATATGGATGACATGGTATTGTTTGGAGACAATACTGGGGAGTTGAGATTATTAGCTGATCTTGTTATCAGTATACTACTAGATGAAGGATTGGTTGTTAAACCGAATTATCTGATTAGGACATTGGAAGAAGGATTAGATTTTGTTGGATATAATTTGTTTCCAGATCGTGTATTATTACGGAAGAGAATAAAAAATAATTTAAAGATTAAATGTATTGCCTATAACGGAAAAATGATGACATTGCATCGTCGGTGTTGCATTGGTTCATTGAGAGGATTCGCATATCACTCAAATGGATATAATCTCCAACGAAAGTATGTATTTCCTGTATATAAACATTGGAGAGTCAGTATCAAAGATGTTGGTACTGCATACAAACTTAAAATAAGAAAATAACACCCGGGATATACCCGGGTGTATATTTAAATCTGTTCTGTTCCTTCGAGTATAGGTCTGTAGACAGCATCATTTATGTAATACATACATACCTGACACTTATTATACAATGGCATATTCTTGGAACAACATCCATCATTATTTTCAGTACATTCATCACAAATACAATATGATGATAATGTATTCGAGAATAAACCTTCTAAATCAATATTAATTGGTTCTTCATGTTTTTGTTCATGTTTATCCGATGCAGTATTCTTTCCTCCGATAATTGCATCCTTTAATTCAATCAGATTCAAATTGATATTATGTAACTCGGATACAAGTTCTGCTAATAATGTTTCATTCATATTAATTGTCTCCTTTCATTTCAATTTGATTCTCGTTAACTTCAACAAAGTCAACATCGATAACCGAGGGTTCTGATTCCATCTTGATCTTCTTCTGGAACATGTTCATATCCCATCGTGGTTTAAGCAATTCAGTTATAATGACATCATCTGTTTCGATCATCTCAAATTTATTGTGACCATTGGATTGTTCTACAACCTTCCATGTTTCACATACATAAACTATCTCATCTGCATTGAGATTCGTTTTACCCATGAACCTTCTGGCTCCACGTGCATTCCATATCTCAAGATCCAAACGAATAATGTCACCATCTACGATATCAAAACGTTCACCTGATTCAGTATAATAATACAGATACATATGTTCACCATCATACGATTCATCAATAATCGTCAATGGTTCATCATTGTATTTGATATGCCAAATATGATCAAACTTACTGAATGTAGGAATGAATAAATTCATCATTATTGATTTGGGGAACTTACATTTTATTCTGAATGAATCTACGTTCAATGATTCTGTTAACATTATATCACCTTCTTTACAAAAAGAGAACCCCGGGTGTTAATCGGGGTTCTAAATAAATTATTATTCCTCTATTATTAAAGGATCGATCTGAGCCATTATTGCTCCGGAATATATGTACGCTTGGCGACACAATTCTTTCATCGTGTCTACATCTGGGAAAATTCCCAAATTAATTGACTCACTTTCTATCCATTCACCTAATGCGGTCATTCCGTCGTTCATCATAACAGAATGGCCATCTTTAATGAATTTTTCAACGACATCTCTTTCAACATCATCCGGTACTAATACCGAATTCATCATCTTCGACAATCTTAATGCGGTCATATACCAGTGTGCACCACGTTCGTTGTCGTCTTTCAGTGATGGTCTGTACCAGCTTGTCACCATAGTCTGTAAAAATGCTCGAGTATATCCGTTCATCTTAATCAACTCCTCACTCTAATACTGCAATCATTGATGCACAATATACGCATAATGATATAAGCATCGATGCTGTAGAACGTGCACTTCTGGTACGTTCCACTTTCTGTTCGGCTAATATTGTTAATACTGCAAACACAATTGCGATTATTCCTGCAACAACTCTTGATATTATATCAATCATTCTTTTTCACCTCCTCCAAATACAACATGAAGCACGTCATCGTTGAATTCATCCATTGCTTGTTCATAGATAAATTTACTCATGCCGGGTTTCTCTTCACCCGACCATGCTGATACATTGTTCGTCCATACTTTCTCGTCGATCATGTGATCGATCACGTCTATATTAATAAAATAACCTTTACATGTAATCGGCGCCACATTTATACACCGTATTGGATCATGATAATAATACATTGTATTGTTATCGTTTCGATGCATATGTCCATGAATATTTATACATGGGCGACCGACCATTTCCAATGATGTATGAGAGAATACAATGACATGTTTATTATATTTTCCGACTGCTGAATAACATACATCCCATCCATTGTTCTTCAACAATTTATCAGATAACATGTCATTGTTACCTCTTATCCACACCTTACGTTTGCATTTAATCATTTTTGTGAATTCACTAAATTCACATACTGCTATCGTTCTCGGGATTGTATCATCTAATAAATCTCCTAAAAAGATCAGCATATCATTTTCAGTAATCATAGTACTGGCTGCTTTGGTAATATTCTTGATAACTTCATCATTTGATACTATTCTCGGAGTATCCTTTCCACGTTTTAGCATGTGTAGATCTGAAGTTATCCATATATCACCACCATTCAATTTTGTTTCTTTGATCATTGAACAAATATCCATATATGAATTCCTTTCAATTATAATGTAACAAATACTCTCGCATCTGTCCATAAGAATAATATATATGTAGAATTGCCAAATTCTAGTATACATTAGGTTTCAACTCATCGATAAAAATAACGAAAGGATGTGAGTATATGAACTCACCGTATTGCGGTCAATTCCGTGTTACTCAACAATTCAAAGGTTCTGCCCATGATGGACTCGATCTGGTTGGTATTGATTCTAAAGAGATTCATGCTACTATCAGCGGTCGAGTTATCTATGCTGGATGGGAGAATGATTCCAATCACAGACAAGGTTTTGGTCAATTCGTATGTATCCTTGGTACTGATAATCGTTACTATTATTATGGACATCTGTCAGAAATCAAAACATACACTGGTGCACAAGTAAACTGTACAGATGTAATTGGTATCGAAGGTGATACTGGATACAGCTTTGGTTCACATTGTCACTACTGTATCAGACCAAACTTCTCTGCAGGATGTTTCCTCAATGTATGTGAAATCAGTGGTATTCCAAATGAACTTGGAGTATATGATGATGGATACCGTCCCGGTAATAAACCAACCAATCCACCAGAACCTGAAACACCATCAACACCCGAACCAGATGATCCCGAAAGTGATTCATCTGCAGCAATTGGTTACGGTCGTATCGTAATCAACGACAAAGAATATGACGTAAAATTATTTGAACCAACAGATGGAGAATAAAAAAGAAACCCAGGCGTAATGCCCGGGTACATTTAAATTAATCGGTTATATTATCATCGAAATCATGAATATCTTCGTTCGCTATCTTTTTATTTTTCTGATAACGTTCTTCGAGAATCTGTTCGACTCTTGTTGATGTTTGTTGCAACTGTAAATGTGCAGCATTCATGAAGTTCCACATGAATGCAACTCCATGTTTTTCATCTGTCTCACCGAGAAACCACTGGGTGAGATGTCGAAGTCCGGAATCAGTAAACGAACCACCACGTTCACCACCGGTAATTGGAATACCCTGCTTCCAATTGTCCACACCGTATTTTTCTGCACCGTACTCATAATGTATGGCTAAATCGCGCAATGCTTTAACAAAACCGATCAACCAATCATTATAATTAACAGCGACCAAATTGTACTTGTCATCTTCATCGGTATGATAAACATACTCTAAAGCCACAAAATCAATTATGGCTTTTATGTATCTTTGACGGTCGTCTATATACGCGTCTTTCAATACATCCGATAACAAAAATATCGTGTCCGGCTTCTCTTTGAACAACAAACCAGCAAATCCTAATATGAAATATACAACATCGTTCGGGATTAGATCATAACGACCTTTTCCTTTTTTCGAGTATCTGATTGCGCCTCCTTCAAAGCTGTCGGGTTCTCCATCCATTTTTATATAATTCTCATCTATCATGCTACTATACCTCCGATTAATTTTATTTGTTCAACACCAATATCCAACATTTTACTGATGGTATTTGCATTGAATCCTCTATCAGTTAATGATTTAATCATGTAACTGTAATTATATTTTTCATTTTTAAATATGTATGTTTTGCCGATGTCAATTACCATTGTATCAGGGGTAGCAATACGCCACCCCTGAATATGTGGTTCATCCATATCGAATACAGCAACACTGCAAACGTCATGGATGTTAATACCAAATAATTTCTCCAATCGACGTAATTCATCAATCAGATTCATTATTTGTTACAACCTCCTCATCGTCTTCTACTGCTGTGATGAGTCCGGGATTTTCATTATTTACTTCTGCAATATCCTTATCGTATATCTTAGCAAATAATTTCATTGTGCAGTTGATAATATTATCAACATATTTTATATCTGAACTAATGAGTGTGATTGTTGTTGGGCACGTTATAAGCACATTTGATTCAATGTAATCATAATGGCCCTTAAATGTGTTATGTGCATCTTCGATACACTTTTCAGGAATATTGATCGTAACAACGTTTTTGTCCTTAATCGATTCAGTGAGTCTAAGCTTTATGTAACTTAAACTATTGACTCCAACTTTATCAGTCTCAATCTCGATACGAGTTCCATGGTCGGTGAATCCGACACCCGAATAAGTAGGTACGCTTATGCGCTCCGTCATACCAGACATTATGATCATATTCTTAGTATCTTCAGGCTGAGGTGTGAGTTCCTTTGTGATTGCTGGATCTGCAACCACTCCAGCACCCATTGGTGGATATGGTGTGGGATTACCGAAATTATAATACGAAGTATAATACGGTGCCGTTGTGTCGAACACTCCTTCGGATACCAGACGATTCAGAATACTTACGCATTCTTTAATCTGATCAGGTGTGTACGAAATGCTCATATTGTTTATGAGCTTCCATTCACGTACTGTGAGTTTATTCTCAATATCCTCACGGATATCTGTTAATCTTGGAGGTAAATAGTTCGGTCCGAAGAATCCGAATTCTCCGAGCTGTTTACGGAGAGCAATGTTCTGGGCCTCCAAAGCGTCTAAGCGACTGTAATTTTCATTATACATATTGATTTTCCTTTCTGGTTTAATAACCATTTAATATAAGAATGATGACATTCGGGAGCTGAATAATAATTTTCACCCCTCTCGAAATTATTTCCCGTTTGTTATCATTCTATTGAATAATATAAATATCGAATAATGAAATTCTTGGGAGCCGTAATGGCTCCCAATATTTCATCTACGATGATACAAACGCTTGCTTGATATTAACATATACACAAAACGTTCCATATCAAAATTATAGTAATTTATTGGTGTTTCATTTTTGCGATTATAGATATATTCACGGGCGTTACTAAGAATACGTTCTCGTTCATTCCAAGCTTTACGTTCAAGCATCGTGTTAATGTAGTATGTATTATACCACATTTTATAATATTTACTGCGATCGTTTAATATCAACATTGCATCATGTATTATAGGTATGCATAACGATTGTTGCCATATTACAGAATTTAATAATGTATTTTCCATGTTATATGGATATCTTACGGAATCCTTTAAGATATTCATAATACACAAATCCATCATTTTCATTGAAAAACCGTTTCCGTTCATATAATCTCCCCTTCCGTTTGTTAATTTTTGAAGTCTCTCGCACAATTCGAAAATGTCATTGCTCCGGGTTTTATTTTAATTTCTTAATTCTTCAAACTCACGTTTCTTCTGAGCTAACTGTCCACATGACATCTTACCTTCTGAACACTTGCCATTCACAACACAGCTCGGTCCAGCATACATAAATAACGTCGGTGCTACAAGGTAGCAGATTCTGTACATCTCATTTGCAACTTCTCTAATCTCCCACTGTGCTCTATTGCAGCATCTCAGTTTGAAGAAGTTAAACAACGAACGAGCATTCATGGTACATACTAATGAAGTCTGACATGCATTCGGAAGTACGTAACGGGCATCTTCGTTCGCTATCTTTTCAGCAGATTTCTTATCAGCACCGTGTGCTTCAAGTTCAGCAATGATGTCGTTTCTAATGGAATTGTATTCAGACTGAATATATCCCATCAGTTTTCTGAATCTGTCTTCAGCACCAAGACCTTCGATTGTAGGTGGAACCACGTAGTCGAACTGATCCTCTTTGACATAACGCTGACTCTTCTGACTATATGACGCTATTCTATGACGGACGAGCTGTAAGCTCGTAGATCTCGAGATACCCTCAATTCCAAAGGTAAAAGATACGTGTTCGATAGGAGACTCATGTCCGAGTTCCATAAGACGCTTGATGAAACCTTCATGTTCTTCAAGCGTCATTTCAGCAATAGTTTTGTTTGAATAGCACATCTTTGCTGCCATGGTTATAACTTCTTCAGGATGTGGTGTGTTTGTGATTAATGATACTTTCATTGTATTCATTCCTTTCGTATAAAATGGCGGAGTATAGACCCCGCCATAATATTAATTATTTTTTGTCTTCACCGAATAATTCTTTATCAGAGAATGGGTTACCCTGGGTTGCACCCATCATCTCTGCTGCGAGCATATCCATGAATCTAGAATCCTCAAGTTCATCAGATTCTCCAGGCTGTTCATCAACATCGTCCGATACTGCCGCTTGTACAACTTGGTCATCATCGGGATCATACGTAATGGAGTATTCCGCTGCCATCCATCTGGTTATTTCGGTAAGATAACCGTAAACCTGTACAAGTATACAGCTTATCTCCAACCATTTATCGGAAACTGCCAGATTGAATTTTATACCGATTGAAGCCGCGAATGGCCAAACGGTATCTTTGATTTCCTCGTAGATTTCATCCGGATTGTTAAGTTTATCGAGATGCGCGATATCCTTGAACATCGAACATACCGAACGAATATCTTTTATGAACTCTTTAAAAGTGCGCATACGTTCTTCCGGTGTCATATCAATAATTGGCTGAACAGGAATACCAACCGGTTCTGTGTATAACGGCAGAAACATTGGTATTGAATGTATTGCTACTAATTCATCTTCCGGGATTTCTTTTGTTCCTGTATTGTTGATGAAATCATCTACTAATTCTTTACTCATTATCAGTATCCTCCTCTTCAGCCTGGTCATAGAAATCAGGATATGTCGGAATATCACAATCCTCATCACAACCATCGAAGTATAACACTTCATCGGTGTGCTGTGACTTTCTGTCAATCAGCATCAGTACCAAACGAGCGATTGATGCAATTGCACCAATTGTTGATACGATGATTAATCCTTTTGTGAGTTTGTTGTTCTTCATTTTAATTACTCCTCTTTCATATAGTTTAATATATCATCATAGGTACCATTACCCATTATGATCGTTTGCAATGTGGAGAATAACACTCCTTCTTTACATTTAAAATCTTCCGGTATTGATTTACCAAAGAATTTAAGACAGAATTTATTTAACGTTTCTTTGCATATTGGTTTTATCTCCAAATGCAAATCCATTCTACCCGGTCTAATCAGAGCTGGATCTAATTCTTCGATGTGATTGGTCGTAAACACAAATAATGTATTATGTGGTGCCACCATTCCATCAATTGCATTTAATACCTGTGACAAAGATGTTTTACCCCTACGCAGATTCGGATTAAAGAATGCTCCGTTGCATTCAAATTCGTCATACTCTTCATCGTATTTAGTTTCTTTGAAACCTTTCTGACGATTAAACAGTGTGCAATCAATATCCTCACATATAACCATATGGAGTTCATTTGTTGGTGTTTTCCGTGTGGGTAACTGTGACATTACCAATTGCGGCAAACACTCTAATTGCTGAATGTAATGTGGACGAATATTCCATTTATTAATAATGGCTTTAATAATTGATGTACGACCACATCCGGGTGTTCCATACAATAATATTCCGTAATGGGTCGGAATATGATTTTCTTCCATCCACGGTATTTTATTGATGAAATCGTTCACACCATTAATGATAGCATTCTGTTGTTCATCAGGCAGAAAGACATCATCAAATGATTTTTTGTCGCAATGTAAATATTCACCATTACGTCCGGTGTAATCGACAATATCAATTTGACCGGCGAATGTGTTTACTGCAAATTTGTTTTGTGCAGCGACACATTTTTTAACAAATTCGATTACCATCTCTCGACAATACTTATTGTTGAGCGTCATAATTTCATAATTTGACGCATGGGTATCTTTGAAGTGTCGTTTCAAAATTAAGAGCGGCACTTTCTTGTACCATATTAGATCGACTGATGATGCGCCGAATGGTGTTCGAAACTGTGTATATACTTCACCGCTTTCATCTATATACATTGATTTACTACCTTTATCAGATATCGCCGAAAACACAGGGGTTATACTGTGATAAATAGTGCTGATGTCTACAGTATACCATACGCGACTTTTTATCAACGAATTAATTACTGATTCATCAGGTTTTGCTTTACGCAAAATCATCATCAGTGGTAAAATAAGTTTGTTGTAATCCATTTATTTTCCTCCTTTGAATTACAATATATTAGGAAGAGTTCAAAGATGTCGATGGTTTATGGCGAATGGAACAACGTAACTGCGATTACGTTGAACGATCGATTCTTTATCGTGGGGATCAACCACTGTTCATATTATCATTTGTATTATTCGCAAATGATACTCTCACCCGAAGGTACGGGGAATATCACAATTTCACCCATGAGAAACAGCTCCTTTCGATAAATATTTCTTTGTTCTCTTCCATTTAAATAATATAAATATCGAATTCAAAAATTATAGATGGTGGGTAATCCCACCATCAACCAATCGATAATCTTTTATATATAAGAAAGGAATGATACTAATGGCTGATGCCCAGAATACTAAATTGGGTAAACAAAAACTTCTTTCAACCCCAATTGAACAAATCAACAAAGCATTTATCGAAGACATGTTTGCATCATATCATGATCGTGAAACTGGTACTTTTAAACATGCGAATTTTGATTGTAATGCACATATAATGTTAACACCGGAAGAGTATCCGTATGTTGTTGGACCAACAGAAACATCACTTGGAATGTTGTTATTCAATCGAGTTGTATTGGAGAAAACACATATAATCCAAGTAACAAAATATTGGAATATTCCATTAAGCAATAAAGGAATGGAATCATTTGAAACCATGCTGGCGCAATTAGTTATTGCAGATCAGATTACAACTGAAGACCAAGCAAATGTTATTGATACCCGTGATCATTTAGCAGCATGGATTTGTTGTTATATCGGAACTGCGGTTTCATCATCATTATTGATGCCAATGGAAAACGTAAATAAACGTAAAGTGGAATTATTTAAACAACTTTCAAATGATGTCAATTCAAATGACCCGGTTAAACAGATTCTTGCAACCAATTCAATTGAAAAAGAATTAATTGGAATGGTTAAAACAAATTTGAAAAACGCTGGTGAATCAAATGATTTATTCAATTCCGGTGTTTATAATTTGGACAATAATTACAAAACAATCAATGTTATGCGTGGTGCAGTATTCAATGATATTACGCAAAAATATGATGTTGTTGAATCTTCAATGATGGATGGCATTGATCGAAAGGATATTCCTGCATTTGCCAATTCAGTTGTTGCTGGTGCATATCCTTCTGCAGTTGGTACTGCTGATGCTGGATATATGTCAAAACAAATGATGGCATTGCTCCAGTCAGAAGAATTAGACCCGAATCCAAAATCAGATTGTGGAACCAAAGCCACGATCCCATTATTGATTGATAAATCTACAGCGAAATATGTTTATAATCGTAATATAATGGAAGGTTCAAAAATAGTAACTCTTACACCAAAGAACATTAATTCTTATATGGGTAAAACGGTCAGATTGTGTTCACCGGTTTGTTGTACACACGATCGTATATGTGCGAAATGTGCAGGACCATTATTTTATAATCTTGGAAATATAACACATGTTGGTTTATTATGTACGCAATTCACCGATAAAATTCTTAACCTTAAACTGAAATCAAAACATAATCTTGCACAATCTGCAGGTACAATGAAAGTTGAACAAACAGTACTATCTCAGGCTGATAAGTTATTTATCAAAGATGGATATTTATTCAATAAAGAAAAAATGAGAATATTCATTCCACGTATCAAAGATGAATCAGAGGGTGATGACGTCGATCTCGTAGGATTCGAACGTGAAACTACGTACATTGCATGTCTCGGCATTGTACCCGTACAATTCTATGATAAGAGTGATAAACCAACAGCATCTACATTATTGACAATTCCTGCATTAATGTCGTTTAATTTGTATGCTGAGCCACAAGAAGATCCTGATAATATCATAATTACATACGAACCGAATTCTGCAATAACGCGTTTGTCAATTCGTCAGAATGTTGTAAATGTAGAATACTTTATCAATCAAATATTCCTGTATTCTAAGATTGCACAAATACCATATCCGCTCATAGTACAGATGATGTTCACATGTTTATCAATGAATAACATTGATTTGAGTTCACCATCTATTATATATGAGATGTTGACACGTCGTACATGCCGTACGGAAGACAACGATACATTCGCAAAGATATACGGTAAAAATCCCCAAGTAGATCCATTATCGTACAAAAAAGATAATTTCCGTTCACTTGTACAAACATCAAACTTTTTATCAGGATTATTATTCCAAGACATATCCAATTCTGTTAAGAAAGGATTATGTTCAACTTTGAATAATCGGAAAACGCGTGAAACACCACTCGAAGAAATTGTAAAAATATAATATTGTATCCCCCGGATATCCGGGGGATATTTATTAATGTATAAAGAAATCTTTGATCTTTTGCCAGATTGATTTCTTTGGAGGTTGACTACCGAAGATACTGTAATCCAATTTGAATCCTGCGGCACCACGGTGACCACCACCGCCGTATTTCTTGGCAATCTCAGAACAATCAACAGTTGGATTGCTACTGTATAATGAATACGACCAGCCCTTACCATTATATGCGAATCTACAAACCATGTCATGATTGTCATATTCGTCACCAAACTGATCACTGCCAGCAGTCAATGAATTCATACAATAACAATGGTTTTCAAATATGTCGGATTCAAAACCACCAATACTACGGAGTATTGCATTTCTTTCATTTTCATCTTCGATATAACGTTCACCGGATTGGATGGCTTGGAAGATAACACGATGGTTATCGTTGTATATTGCCTCCCACAAATCTTCGTTTTCTGGATCTGTGAACTCTTTTGGCATTCTCTTATATGCATATGAGAAAGGTTTCGTTTCATTCATTTTATGACGCCATACATCATGGTCATCAATCAACCGTACGATGAATGGTACACGATACTCTTTATCGGTATTACCATCAAATATTAGATGATCACGCATTTCAGTCAAATCAAAATCAACGTCCATTGGATGCTGACGTTTATCCGAATTCATACATGAATATATGAATGTAAGCAGACAACCGCTGATGGCTCCATTACGTTCATCATTTTCATCATGTACGAAATATACCCAATTCGGATCATCGATTTTGTTTTCCTTATAATAATCAACCGATGTTTTATGATGATCGATATGTACAATTTTACATTTGATATCAATACAATGTTTGATGAATGTTTCAACATCATCATTCATTGATATATCAACCAAATACACCATTGTACTTGGATCAACATCGCATTTGATTTCACCAGCGTAATTATATGCATAATACTCAGTATACGCTGGTCCTGCAAGTTCGTACTTAACCAATGCAGCAGCACAATGACCATCTGCATCAGTATGATGAACTACAAGTAATTTGCTATTCATATGAATTTCCTCCTTTGATAATATAAGTACCCTATAGTAATGGACAACCGTCCAAATATATAAGGAGTGATTTATATGTTAGAATTCTCAATTATTACGTTATCGACATTTGTAACCATTCTTGTTTCTACCACACGTTATATAGCATCATTATTCAAAAAGGATATATCATACTACTTACCAATCTTTGCGATTGTGTATGGTATAATACTTTCTGTATGTGGATACTATTTCACTGATGTTGAAATGGGTAACAATATCATTGAAGCGGTATTCATCGGAATATCTTCTGGTGCTGGTGCATGTGGTATTAATCAAGTTGGTAAACAACTCAACAAAAAAGGAAACCAGTCAGATGAAGATGTCCCTTCAACTAATGAGTTTCCTTTGATTGAGTTCGATGAAATCGCCACCGATGATCACCCAAAAGAGCCTGATGAGACCCATATCATCGATGACATCGATATACCATGATAAAGAGATCGAGACACCCGGGCATATAGCCCGGGTATACTCTAAGCTTATCTTTCGAACACAGTTTCTCCGTCTTGTACGACAGAGAATTTCGGATGTAGTATGTTGTCATTTGAAAACGCTTTGATTACATCTGTTATGTAAGTTTCGCTTTTCCAATTCATCAACGTATTCCTTTGCGACCGTGTTACTTTCAATGGCGTTTGGTCGATTGTGAGAATGCTAACTCGCGAACAATCGATTATTACCAGATAGATCTGCTCTCCCTTTTTCATGGTATATCTCCCTTCATCATTTAGTTATAGAAATGATTCTCCACACCATCTCCGTAGAAAGATGTGTAATGCGGAAAATCATCGCGATGCTGGAAGTAATACTCCACAGCATCAATGCATGACTGTGTCACGTTATCGTGATACCACGGCTCTGCATATTCGGGGTTATATTGATTAGGAGCAGTCAATACGTTGTAAACAGTTGATTCCAGTCCGTTTGTCCAACAGCCTTCCTCGACTCTGGTCATTACAGTATCGACCACCATTGCTTTATCGTACAAGCTTACCCAATCAGAACCCCATTCGGTTCCAACCGTGTTACAGAGGAATATACGTTCCTCTTCTGTTATGTAGCCATTTGCTACAGATGGATAGTATCCATAGTCGTTAGGTTCGAATGACATTTCCGTAACGTCGACATTCATGTCATTCTCGATATTCGTGTGATCGGCGTATGAAATAGGTACAGCGATATTCTCTGCTTCTTGAACCTCAGTAGTAGTTTCACTTAATTCTTCTACTGATGTTTCTGTTGTCTGAATACCGAATGTACCCTCGGTAGTGTAAGTTATCTGTACAACCGAGGTACTTAATGCTGTTGCAATAACAGGATACGGAACATTAGCTTCACTCTTGACCAATTCGTCAGTCACATGAATTCTTGCTCCTTTTCCAACTTTGCAACAACCGCTGACAAATGAGATTGTCATAAGTACCAATGCGATGAATTCCAGATAAACTTTAACATTAACCTTTTTCATTTTAATTACCATCCTTTTATGTGTATTGAAAATTTTGTTGGGATGGCATCTTGGGTACAAATGCCGACGGTCATCAGATACGGAGTTTCATATATATTTTCTGATAAGTGCCTTTGCGTACCAAGGTTGACTTACCAGTCCGTATATATGAAAACATCTTTTCCTCAGACCATAATAATGATATATATATCGTTTTTTGAAATTATAGATATATAACAAGGTTATTCTTCATGCCAATATAACTCGGAATGCGACATCGATAAACGTTTTAATGTTTTAGAACGAGCACGCCACCAGAACGTATCCATTGGTACAGATGTATCGACGACATCATAGTAGTGTCCGGGTTTACCGGCATAACGAACACGTCCTAACGATTGTTCAGCTGTAAGTTTACTACAATATGGAGTCATGTTAATTATGTCAGTTAATCCTTTAACATCAGTACCAACACCCATACTACCTAATGTAGATATTATTACATCTGCTTTCTTATTATATTCATTATCAGATTTACTGTTATTGGAATTAATGGTTCGAATTGATAATGCATATTTGAATTCATCTTCTTTATCCAATTCTTCAATTAGAAAATCCATTAATGAATCACATAACGCAATCAATGGTATTAATATTAATACTTTCGCATTTGAATCTCGTTTAAAACACTCCATTACTATCTCTTTGCAACACTTGAAATGACGTTTCTTTTTATCATATGCAATTACCCATTTACCGTATGATGCTGGACTCATACCTTTACCACGGGTAACTTGATAACGATAAATATTTGGACGACATTGTGAATCGAGTTTCACTGTAACGTAGTTCATCCATTTATCTGGAATATTGTTATTAAGTTCATTTGATGATTCATAGAAGGTTGCGGATTTAAATACATTCCAATATATTCGGTTTTCTTCACGTTGTGATCTACCAGGTGTTGCAGTAAGATAAATATTACGTTTTACATTACATACAGCATCAATCAACAATATATCTTTGAATTCCAAGTGAGCTTCATCGATTACTTTGATACCAATACCAAGATTCTTAATAATATTCTGTGCGATTTTCAAATCACCAATTCGTTTTAATCCCGCACGGAATGTTGCATGTGTAATCAAATACACGTCGTACTCTTCGTCATAGTTACCAATTGCGATGTTATATAATTCTTCGGTTTTTTCGATTTCATGTACATGTTGATGATCGAATCCATTCATCATGAATAACGATTCATTCCATTGTACACGTAATGTATCACGATGCATTATTATCAATGCTTTCTTTTTATACAAACCAATTCCATATCCAGTACAATATGTATTATGTGTAACGATATAATCATCTGTCAGATATAACTTATCAGAAGAATCAACTTGAATACATCTACATTGATATGTACCAAATTCTTTAATGTCTTTGATGTAGATTGGTTCTTTATTACGTTTGGTATATGTATTCCACCAACGTTTGAAATACTTACGACAATCTTCACATGTTTCCATTAATACGTGTGTATTTAAACCAAATTCAATACTGCAAACATTGCTGTATTTACTCAGTTTTAATTTAGCATAGCATTGACATGAACGGAATATATCAATGATGTCATTCAATAATGCTTTCTGGGTTGATGAGATAACTCTTGCATTGTTAGCCCATACCATTGATTCAAGTATTCCACCAAGTAATTCTAAACGTGAACGTGAATACTTCATCTCATTCGGAATTGAATCAATACCTTTGTAGAATATATCATCATGATTAATATAACGACCATGTTCATCAAGAAACTCAAATGAATTATTTTCAAATCGATATTCCCAATCGTTTATATTGCATAAATCCAATACAATCGATTGAACTTTATCAAGTTGATAATATTCGATATCGAATGTCAAATGTTTCTTATTATGATTTGCCAAACCAATACAAATTCCATATGTGAATGTATCAACTCTTTGTGGGATCCATGGGTAATCAATATAACCATTCTTTGGAATCTCATATCGATATTTACAACGTGTCATGTATGACATATATGAATTACGAATTTCATACAATGGTTTGATATGCCATTCACCATCTCCTTTTACACGCCAAAGATGTTCATCACCACAATACGTTTCTCGTCCATCTGAAAAAGTTACTTTATATACTTTCTGTGGACCATGGTCAAATGTTTTCAATACTTTACATTCAAAACCGCCGTTGTCAAATATGATACTACCGGGACGAATATCCGCCATTTTGACATATCCTTTTGGAGTTGCAATCTTTGCAAAGAATGGTTGCATTTTGCCAAATCCGGGTTTTTTCACAACGAACAACCGAGAATCATCTCGGTTGTCCACAAAATCATTTTCTCCTGCAATGAAATCAATAACGTCTTTCTGTTCTTCATTACGTGGTGATATCAGTTCCTCAAATTGGAAATCCATATCTTCACCTTCGTAATCAATATCATATTCAACATCGCAATTGATTAATAATTTCTTCAAGAATGGTATATCGATTCCTTTGTGAATATACAGTTCATTCGATGATTTATCCAACATAATTCCAAGAGTTATTGTTTCTTCAACAAACTCATCTTCATATGTCAATGTGTTTACTATCGGACCTAAACGTTCCATTGCATCTTCACCTGGAGTGACAACAACGCATGTGTTCCGAATAATAATTTTATACTTAATATCAATCACTTCTTTCTTCTAACAACAACCGATCATCAATCTTTTTTATATCTTTGATTTGACAATCTGTCAGTAATACAGTGAGAGGTTTCATTTTGTATGCTGAAGGGAATAAAACTTCAACACATTTCATTGGTTCTTCCATATACAAATTCCGTTGGTTAATCAATTTGATTACATGTGATAATGTACTATTAGGATCTTCCAACGGTGTATATACAACATTATATTTCTTTGCAAGTAATGCAATTGTCGTCATTTTGCCTATGAGACGACTCGATCTTTTTTCATCCATACTAATCAATTCCATTCCATTTATTTTTATTATTTTATATAATGATCTATATCATTCTTAATCATTATCCCCATATCAATTTTTTGTATATCAGCAATCTGTTCCTCAGAGAGTTTTCCATAAATCGTACCGAATGAATATGTACCAAAATCAGTATCACGATTCATTGCAAATAACAGATGTATGAGACTTCTGAGATTCTGGCGTTCATCAAGATTGTCATTATACTCAAATACCTTTACATTATATTTTATCCCCATATCAATGATTTGTTGTTTCATAATATCAGCTCCTTATGAAAGATATAAGATTGTCAACATTGTTATATTTCATCTGCATATTCAATTCTTGGGCTTGGTCTTCTGTAAGTTTAATACTTCCAGTAAACTTATTTTCCGCACGATTGTATATCAGATACGAATACAATGTCAACTGTTTGGTTTCTCCTTCTGTTGTGATTGTGTTTGTCGAGGGTTTCTTCTTAAAAATACTCATGATACATTCCATCCTTCTTTATAAAATTTAATGGGGAGAATTTCTCCCCATTATAATCATTGCAATGTTACACGTACAACTTTAACTCCATATACGTGTTTTGGTCTTTCTGGCGGAGCTGCCATTGTTAATACTGGTAATGATTCAATGTTAACTGTAGATACTCTACTGTCGGCATGATGTAATGTCAACTTCTGCGATTTATCAACGCAAAATACAGCTGCTAAATCATCTTGTGGTGACAGTTTGATTATTGGTTTGCATTCACCAAACTTCTTGGTTGCTGTTAAGAATTTCGAATGATTGATTCTAATTCTCCCGAGTTTCGTTACATATGCCAAGAATGGTTTATTCGAATTAACACAGAACATTCCTGCAACTTCATATCCATTTATAATGAACTGTCCATTTGCATCAACTGACATTACTTTATTCAAATCAGTTGTCTGGATACGCTTGCCCTGACCATCATTTGTGTATATCAATATATCCGTTAATGCATCTGGAACCTCTAACGCAGATACAATATATTCATCATTATCCAATTTCACCAACGGTTTCCTTGCAGTATTAGAAGGTATTCTGGATATTGGCATATACTTGATTCTGCCTCTATTGGATAACAACACAATATTGTTTGATGGATTTGATACAACTGATATACATTTTCCCATGGCACCACCACGACCAACTGATGTCATTGTGATTGGTTTATCATGTGGAACTTTTGTTGTATCAACCCAAACATATCCTGCTTTATCATCAATCAAACATACAGCTGTACCATTGATTGGAATTACATCAGATGACAAATGCTCAGGATTCTCAGTTTCAGAGAATATTACACTTCCGTCGGTTAATGTTTGAACAACACCAACATTGACAACTTCCTTTTCACCAGTATTAAGTATTGTACTACGACGTGGATATCCATATTTTTCTTTTATCTTTTCCATATCTTTGATGATTTCATCTTTGATATTCTCCGGTGTGGATATGATATTGCGTAAACGTTCAATTTCAGTTTTGATTTTATTGATTTCTGCAACTGTTTCTTCGTAACGTTTAATGGATAATTTATGTAATGGAACTTCTGCAACTAACTTCGCCTGTGATGATGATACATCAGGTTTATAATGTTTAACCAATAACTGAATGGTTTCTTCTTCATCACTGCCTTGACGACATAATTTGATAGTGGTATTCAGATTCTTTGGTGATAACATAAATGCTTTACCAACATTCTGATTGAACAGTTGTGTCTGCATAATCAATTGACGTTGTAACCATGCACGTTTTTCCATTACACGATTATTTATCCATGACAATAATATCTGTTTGACATTCATGTCTTTCATTTTGAAATTGGGTTCAACGACTAACATGTTTGTCGATGAAACGTTACTACGGAAACCGGATACACGTTTAAACAGTTTATTCAAAACCTGATAAAGGTTACATGGTCTACATCTAACTACGTATCTGATTTTACCTTCAATCAATTGAGATTCATCATCACCAGATAATATTTCCGGAATCGGATTTGTCGAATCCTGGATTTCATTCAAACGATCTCTGATGTCATCCAAATATTCACCATATGGAGTATTCTTGAAAATGATTTCATAATTACGATTATCAATTTCAAATGATGATTGGAACATGAAATGTTCATTATCAAGAATGATAATATCACATCCGGTTGGTGAATCTGGAATCAATTTAATCTTTGCATCTGGATTCTTAATCAACTTGATTGTCGCATTAATTACTTCATTCAGATTATATGGTGGAATATCAGTTGCATATCCTAAACCAATACCACAACTACCATTCAACAGAATCGTTGGTATCTTTGCGGGTAATGAAACTGGTTCAACGGTTTTACCATCATATGATGGAATCATGTTAACCTTTTTATCAAACTCGCTGAAGAATACATCTAACGTGAACTCAGATACATTCATTTGAAGATATCTTGGTGACGCTGCATCGTTACCATTAACCGCATTACCTGAGTTACCACCATCTGATGTATCCAGATATGGTACATTATTTGAGAAATCTTGTGCCATTGATGCAAATACCTGGCTTAAGCCAAGATCGCCATGGGGCGATAAGTGTAATACATCACCAACTGCAGAACCAACAGTGAATTGTTCTTTACGATAATTATTATAAACGGTATACAATATACGACGATGGATTGGTTTCAAACCATCAACCAATGCTGGAATTGCTCTGGCTAAATTGACATTGATACCATATAAACAATAATATCGTTTTGCTAATTCACCAAAATCAGATTGAGTCATATTTGGATTTCCGTATTCTTCATCTTTAATCGGTACATATAAATCGCCATTCATTGTGTTATACAACCTCCTATATTTAAAAAGCTACATACCTGTTGCCTCATATATAATATATATCACGAATGGCGGGAATTCCCGCCATTCATCGATTAAATTACTAACTCTTTACGTACCGATTGGATTATATCGGTTATAACCGGTACACCAAACCAATTGGATGTCAATGACATATAATTGTGATTCTTGAATGAATTCATGATTGGTCCAGCCATATCCTCTTCATGTTCATTTCCTTTAGAATCTTTCCAGATGTATTCTTGATTATATGAATTATTGTGACAATATTTATTACGGAATAAATCATTATCAATTCGACATTTATACAACAACGACAATTTGTCTTTATTATATGCCATCTTTTGATTCGGGTACATTGCTGCAGCATCCAAATCCGACGCACCATATATAATACTACTATAAGCACGTCCAGATGCAACCAATCCAGTTGGTTTGTTCTTTGCTGGATCTGCAACATATGCTCCTTTGAATGCACCATCAATTGTACGATCAATTACCGCACGATTCGACATTACATATCCGAATTCTTCAAACAATTGGTCTTTGGAATTACGCACAATGTGAGTTTCTTGGAAACATTTTGAATACGCCGTTGAGAATGTATATGCACGTGAATACAATGTTTGTGCATCGTTTACTTTGGTTTCAATTGCAACTTGTACAACAACGTCACGGATATTATATAATATGAATTTGATATAATCAGTGTATGCAAACTCACGGAATATACCACTCTTAGTATCGGTTAACTTTTCAATCTTTGCAACCTTTTTACCAATTGCATTTAAACGATACGATGGTTCTTCAGATTGTGATTTTCTGATGGCTGCATACAAACGTTCCTGACATAAGTATTGAGAATATGTTGATGCATAGAACCAATCTCGGTTTGTTTTCATACTGAAATTATCCGAGTTATCTTTACTGAAACGATATTCTTTTGATTTGAATATTTGCGGAACCACGATATCAATTGGATCATAACCCAACCATTGTGCACGATTCGGAAGATAATTAAAATCGAATGGTGCATTCCATGCGAATACGAACATTGGTCGATGTTTGTTTGCATGTTCATATACGGAATTGATTAAACGTGCTTCCGCACCACCAAATGATATTCTATTATCTGATTCCCAGAATAATAATTTGACATCATAACCTTCCAGATATTTCAGATTATCATCATCTGCATCAATATGAACCGGACAATTATTATTGGATGGATTACCCAAAATCATTTGAATGAATTCTTCTTGATGCGATTTAATCCAATCATATTCGATTTGTTGTTGTTTACATAATTCATCGAAATGTTTTTGTTCTTCCGGTGTTTTACCATTTAACTTTTTACGCGGTTCCAACAAATCAACATATACGATTTTATCATGTGGATATATTGATGTAACCGTATTTACATTCGTACGAACATCATACGGATTACCAAGATCCGGTTGATAATCAATAACATCGATCTCAATATCGATAAATCCCGCGGTTACCTTGGACACATCGCAAGTATCTGTGAATTCATGTAACCAACGAATGCGGAAATATGCATCTGGTTGGAAATCACATTTATATGACCATGGATTCTGACACATACGTTTCTGGAAATCAGGATGATAAAGTGCATCGCAATTCTGTTCATAATATTCCTTATATGTCATATCAATCAGATGTGAACCATCTTCAGAATACATTTTCGCATTTCCAGCATGTTCATATATCATTTTCGGAATTTGTGAAACTTTACAGAATACACGATATGCATGTTTGATTTTGATTTGTGGCATTTGATATGCATCATCAGGTTTATGTTGTTCACGCATTTTATTACGGAAATATTGATCAACACAGAATCCATCTAATGTATATCGATAATCTTCACGTGTGAACCATATATCGACGATTGGTGCAATATATTTAACTTCCAAACGTTTTGTTTCTGGGTCTAAGTAAACCACTTCGAATGATTCGTTTGGACGTTTACGATAACGCACATCGAATAATACTGCACCTTCCGGAAATTCTTTACGTAAATCCGGTGGTGGTGTGCCAATTGTTTCGATACTATTATCGATCAAATATTGTTCAAATTTATTCATATTAATAACCCTCATGAATTGTTAATGAATCATCGTTTTCAATCCATTCCTGAACAACGACGGTTCTAACGCTTTTGTTCTTAGTACGGAATACTATTTTTGTTATTCCGGAATTAAGAATTAATCGTTTACACATTGAACAACAATCTGCTTCTGTGAATGAACCATCCATTTCAACACCAACCAAATACAATGTCGCTCCTTTACGACGATTTGGATCCGCGTTCATAATTGCATTCATTTCAGCATGTGAACTACGACATGCTTCATACATTTTACCTGCGGGAATATTATTTTCTTTTCGGAAACATGTGCCTAACGCACAACAGTTTATACGACCACGTGGTGCACCATTGTAACCAGTTGCAATTATTGTATCATCTTTAACAATAACAGCACCGAACTTTCTACGGATACATGTTGAACGTGATGAAACAACCGTTGCAATATTTAAATAATATTCAACCTTCGAAGGCCGTTCATTATTATCATCAACAATTTTCTCACCGGTATAAGCAGGATTTGTTGGAACGATGTTTTCATCGATATACCGATGCCATTCGCCATTTGATGGTGGTAACTCACACAGTTTAGCATCAATGGATTTGTTTTCATTATGGAAGTTTAATGATTTCTCAAATACACTTCCTTCAAAATTACTGTCATTCTGTACGCCCATAAACGTAACCTCCTATTGAAATAAATTTTTGTACAAATGAGTTCTCTTGTACACGATAATGATATAAATACAAATCAAAAAAATATAATACCCGGGGATTAACCCCGGGTGTATATATTGAAATCCCACCAACAGATCAAAGGAGGTTCCGACGGCTGTAATCAGGAATGTTTGAGTTGATGGAATTATCTGGCTGTTACGGCAAATGAGTAACTAAAGCGGCTACTGGATCATCACCAAGTAAATCACCAACTCCAGTTATCTTGTAAAAGTATTTTTTTGATTCAAATGTTGGAGCAGATGGTTCGTCTGCCAATGAAACTTCTTCACCTTGTTCATTAACATACCAATATTTCTTATATCCATCTGCACCAGTATCAGTCCAGTTTGCAGGTTGAGTTTTAGGATATACACGGTTGTATGTACTCATGATTGCATATGCTTTTGATATCGCATATCTATCTTGGTTAGAAAGTTCGCTGTTACGCATAACATCACCAGCTTCAATATCCTCTTCGGTTCTGGATGGATCTGCCTCACGACACATGCTAACCTGGCTGAGATATGTTAGTATATCTGTACCATCTCTACTGTCAACCATACCGTCATTGTTGAAATCTCCTAACAGTCTCGGCATATAAATCACCTCCTAATTATAAGCCGATGAATATGAATGGACTCTTCGTACGATCGATCCAGTTCAATATTGCAATCATTTTGTCATTGTGTACAGATACACATCCTCCGGTTGCAGCAGGTGTAGAATCGTTGTTCGAACTATGGAGGAAGTATGCAGAACCAGCACCAGCTCCTTCATCTGGTGTAATTGGTTTCTGTACATGTGGTGGCATATTAAAACGAATAACGATTGCATTTCTATATGATGTATCCACATAATCATACAAACGTTCGGTAGCATTGGTAGAAACACCACTGAAATTTGCATAATATTTACCATAATCGAATGCTGTATCCGCACCAGATATAGTTGTGGTTTTATCACTTTTATAGAAAACACTGGTAGCCCAGTCAGCACGTTTCCATTGTATAAGATGGAATGGATTTTGAGCAGTATCGAAGAATGTATTATACCATGATGGATATGATTCAACTTGTTGCTGTGGTGAATTACCTGCGTCAATCCAATGCATAGTTGCTTCGAGTTTCTTATAATTGATTTTCAAACCAGTACGTGTTTCTTTACCGAAAGCACCAATATCATCAGCGCATGTAGACCAGTTACCAAGTCGCCATGCTCCGGCGGGAGTTCTGCTTGTGTTGTAATGATTTTCACGAACTTCACTGACTGGTTTAATTCCAGCTTCACCAACCTTTGCTGCAACATTCGTTAATCCAGATACAGCAGTCCATGTGCCACCACTGACTTCATAGCAGTTAAGAATTGCATCTGAGCCACCATTGCCTTTGAGTGTGATAATCTGATTCGGGTGTGATGATGTGATAGTATTGTTGAATGTGGTTTGATATGTAGATGAACAGTTGGAAATGAACGTTGCGAGATCACCAGAAGCTGCAGGTGCAGTTTCGGGATCAGCAGGTACGAGTGACTCACCAGGATCATCGCCACCACCGCCACTGTGTTCGGCATTCTTATATGTATCATAAAAGTCAACACCTTCTGATACTGGTATACTGATCAAACGTTTAACCAACTTGTCACGCTCTTCTTGTGTTGGTGGATCTGAGAATGTTATCGCAGTTGGAGTCCAATACTTATCACGGATTTCTTCACATTGTGCTTTATTAAGACCATCTTCCGGTGTACCAATGATTGTTTTGATACTGGAAAGAATATCCGGTTGACCAGCTTTCCATCCACTGTCATCGGCATGCTCATATGTAGCGTCAATACCAGCATTCATATCAGCATCGAGCTGAGCGATTGTATCATAATCCATTCTATATGCTTCACCCCAAAGACGTTGTGATTTCTCCCACATATCATTGAGACTCTTAGCAGAAATGGTTTGTAATGTAAGCATAACATCAGCCTGATATACTTTAAGATCGAGAATATGATCAGTAACATCATCACGGTATTCATCCAATGTTTTAACTTCAGGATCAACAGGTGGAATGATTTCTTGAGCATCTAATTCTGCGATAAATGTTTGTACATTGTATCCAGTGGGTTTATCCTGTTTATCAATATATTTCTTTAACAGATAACGATCAACACCGGAAACAAAACCATTCTGATGTAATGATGCAACAGCAGCTTGCTCGGGAATGATACCGCCATTCTTTACATCGATTGGAACTTTTTGTCCTTCCTGATAATCAATGAAAGTACGTGCACAATTATTTGCCAATGCATAATCATACACATTAAGATCATTAGCATCAATGACACCACGACCTTCACCATCACCGGTTGCAGGGAATAAGTCTCCAAGCATTCTTGGATTGTCTGGCATAATAAGACCTCCTTTTATTTAGTAACATCATTGATTCGCATCATTATCCATGTTGCAATCAAACATATGTATGCGACAATCAATTCTTTTTTAACACCATACTTTTTTACGTATGGAGCAACGATTGGTTTACCGGGAATACAACGATCAACCTTCGTTGGTAAATTGGTAATCTCACCGATATATACAGACGAATTTATTTCTTCAATTTTATGTCCTTCCTTTACAATGAATACATAGAATATCAAATCAATCAATTCACCAATATCACGATGAGAAACTTTCTGTGCCAATTCGTATAATGCTTTTGAAGAAACGTTTTTCAATTTCGCCACCCCGGTATACAAATTACTCTCGGTTGTATACAAAGAGTCACCACGTTTCATCAATTGCATCAATTTATTACGTATTTGCGAAGTATCATCAGTTACGATATATTCATGTTGACCAGTTTCAGCATCTTCGTTTACACGATTTCCTTCGGTTTGATTCTTGTAATAAACATTTGCCAATTGTTGCATTGCTTGACGTATCTGAGTACGTACACGATTTAAAAACATAACGATTGTTTTCATCGTTGTATTGATGGTAAGTTGTGTTTTATAAAACGCGTATGCAGAATCAACTTTATCAGAAATCCATGTCATCATATCTTCGGCTTTAACAATATCCCAGTTTCTATTAAGATGCATATACGTGTAAGCCATTACTTTTTCATCAGGCAATCCATGATAAAATTTATTGAACATAACATGATATACGGTTAATGCCAATTGTTGACGTGCAGAATCACGAACATAACGATTGAATGTCATGTCGGAATAAAACAAAACGATTGCGTGAATAATATTCGTTGGTGTTGCAATGATTGTTTTGAAATCACTACCATTAATATCTTCACATAAAGATTTGATTGTTTTCTTAAACGACTCCAATTCAAATCCGAATACACCAAGAATATTATCAACGTATTTCTTTGGGAATGAAACACGTTTTGTTGGAAATTCACGTGCTAACATATCCGCATTTGCTTCAATGAATTCAGTACCGAATTTCAAATATTCATCAGAACCTTTTTTGGTATCCAATGTTTTCATAATCGGTTCAATGATTTCTGCACGTAATCTCATTGTAGAATCATTTGATTCTTGAATGAATGACATTGCTTCATCTATACCGAAATAACTTTCATCAATGAAATCCATTGTGTAACCTCCTTTAAATATAAGATTACGAATCGGTTTTTCAAACAATAAAAAGTAGAAGGCGGGATATACCCGCCTCCATATTACTTTCTCTTCTTTTTCTTTGATGAGTAATTGTTGGTTGACTCCGTTGTATCAGTATCAGTTGATGAATCTGATGTTTCGTCGGTTGTTTCTTCTGTTGTATCAACTGATTCTTCCGATACTTCAGGCACAGTTTCAACCACCGGAGTTTCGTATGTTTCCTTGGTGGTTTCAACGGTTTCAGAAGGAGTTTCCTCAGGAACAGTTTCCGGTACAGCTTCTACAGTTGCAGGAACCTCGTCTACCTGTTTCTTTGTAGACTTCTTCTTCTTTTCAACCTTTGTTGCGGGAACCTTAACTGGTTCAATAGGTGCGGCTGTCTGTGCAACTGCAGCGACAGTTCTTCTCATGAGGAAATTCTTGTAGTTACGTGTTGTAACTTGAACACCTGTCATCACGTCAAATACTCGGATATTACGTGTCTTTATAAGTGTCTCCAGAACTCCATCGGTTACATCAACATTAGTCACAGGCAGTATTATTCCCAGTACAGGGCATACACCTTTACCCACGATATTTACTCTCATGGATGTATCACCACTTTCGTTAGTATAGTTCTATCAATGATGATAGATTACACATTGGTTGAAGACCAAACTATAATATTCTACTATAAAGGAGGTAAACAAATGAGTCGTAAGGTAAAATGTTTATTCTGCGATCGTTCATTTAATGATAAACACAAATATTGTGACCATGTGGTTTACAAACATAACAATCAAATTCCCGAAGATTGTGATGATGGATATGAATTCGCATATTCATTATTTGTCAATAAACCAATGGGACGTTTATGTTTGATGTGTCGTAAACGTAAAGTCGCATTCAATGATGATACATTAAAATATGCTCGACTGTGTGATGATCCAAAATGCAAAGAAGCATATGTTAAAATGATGAAATCAAGAATGGTGAATGTTTATGGTAAAGAACATTTATTGAATGATGGTGAACAACAACGGAAGATGATGATAAATCACGCTGATGCACGTGATTATGTATGGGATGATAAACATAAATTCCGTGTAATCGGTAATTACGAAGTTGATTTTCTGAATCATCTGAAAGACATGGATTGGAGCCCAGATGATATCATTGCACCATCACCGGTTGATTTCCATTATAAATGGGGAGACGGTTCACAACATTTGTACATTCCAGATTTCTTTATTCCATCATTGAATCTTCATGTTGAAATCAAACAAGGTAATTTCAATACATCATTCATGGAACACAACCGTGATATCGAAGCACGTAAAGACCAAATGATGAGAAATGAATGCAAACGAACCGGAATGCATTACATCAAAATACTGGATAAAAATTACGACGAATTCGATGATGAATATGTTGAGTCACCGAACAATCGTCCTGACCAGGGGTGATGCATATGAGTAAAACACATAAAACAATCAAAATGATTATTGAGAAATATCCTGAGATAATAACATTATCCACCAAAGGAGATATCTCAAATAAATCTGATGAATATTTATTAACGATAATGCGATCGAATGTGTCAGTTTCCAGTGAATTGGTATTTGCAAATGCAACGCAATCCACATCAATCATATTGACATTATTGATCGAGAAATTGTATGATTTCCATATGAACGGTAAAGATACTTCAGTAATATGTGAAATGATACGTGAACAATTAAAAGCGAGGTGATTAATCATGTTAGACGAAGTAGGAATCACGCTCCAAGAAATCAATAAGAAATATCCATCATCCGTACAGACTCTTGGATATGATGTTGCACTTGATTATGATACCGCATACAAACCAAAAGTATTATCAACGTTTGAAATGTGTGTAAATATTGTTCAAGCATTGTTATTCATGAAACCCGGTCAGTATCCATCAATACCGGAACTTGGAATTGATATTGAATCGTACTTACATAAATATGCTGATGATCATATGGTACCAAAAACCATTAAAGCACAAATCGAAGAACAATGTAATCGTATATCATTAACTGGTATAACAATCGATTGTATGATGGATGAACTGGAATCTCAGCCTGCGTTACTCATACAGATTACTGGTACGGAACGTATTGCAATTGGGTCACAGACTCATAAGGTCATCATCGGTATATCATATGATCAATTGAATAATCTTTATTCAAAGAAAATATACATATAAGGAGTGAAGTATAATGAATAGTATTCAAGACATTATCCTTGAATCCGAATATAATGTATTGATGGCATTATCGGAATATTATGAAAAACAGATAATGTTTGAAACGGTAATCATGGAAGCTGGTGTTACAACAATAACACCTGAACGAACTTCACCAAACAATGGAAACTTGATACAACGATTCATTGAATGGTGTCGTAAGATGGTTGATAATATAAAAAGTAAAACCAATAAAGTACCAAAACGAACACCGGTTCCACCCCCAATGGTAAAACCGGCAGAAACAATCATCCAAGCTGCAAATGAATATTCCGATGCTGCGACTAATGTAACTTTTACACCAGAGAGAATTGCTCAGATAATGGAGGAAGTCAACAGAAAAGTTCAGATGACTCCAGAACAAGCAGAAGCGTTTAAACAGAAATTGTCTGAACGATCAGCTGAATCTAATTCATCATTGACGATTGACAATCTGCAAGAAGCCACCAATAGAGTCAATCAAGCAATCGATCAAATCAGCAACAATGTTCAACAAATGGAAAATGTTGCTGGTCAAGCACAGGATGCAGTTAACCAGAATAAACTTAAGGCAGAAAAAGAAAAGCTTAAAACCGGTGGTGGTATCTTAAAGCGTTTGAGTAATTTAATCAGTTCAATGACGTCATCTGTTTCTAGTATTGAAGGTGAACCTATTTCAGATCTCAAGGGTTACACCCAGAATATCATAGATACTATAAAGAATGCCAAGTCACCACAGGACGCACAAAAGGCATATGATAAAGCAGTAGAAACATATGACAAGTTGACTAGATTCTATAAAGACAAATTGAAAAATGGTCCCGTGACAAAACAGGAAGCTGACTATTGTAAATCACAAATACAGAAAGTACAGCAAGCGTCGAATAATGTTACTCAGTCATATAAAGGTAATCTATCACAATCACCAAAGGGTGGTATCATCGGTGATCCAATGCCAGATCCAGCAGAATATTTCCAGAAAGCAACTGAAGATATCAAGAAAGCAGCTAACTATGATGATCTCAGTGATATATGGAATAATGTTATCAAAGAGAAACGTGCTGCAATTGATTGGTATAAACAAAAGTCCGAAGACAGTAATACATCGGCAAATGAACGTAAGTTCTGTAAGGATAAAATGAAGATTGTTGAGCAGTGGTACAAAGGATATGCTGATACCGCTAAACAGCTCAGTGATTCTTTCGTTGATCAGATGAGAGATAACCAGAATGGTGGTGGCGGTCAGAATACTAATGAACCCGCTCCTGAACAACAGCAACAACAGAATGGACGTAGAGTATCACCGGAAGCACAGAATATATTGAATGATATAAATGGTACACAAAATCCACCACAACAAAACCCCACACCTGAACAGCAATCGAAACAGGCACAACCTCAACAGAATCAGAATGGTGGTTTAACATCATCTGGCGCCGCTACACCGATAACAGGTACGCAGTTGTTTGATTTGGTGAAGAATAAGCTCAGCACATCTGGTCAATATTATGATTGGGATGCTCAAAATAAACAGCTTGTTCCAGGTAATAATCGTAGTAGATATGTTGCAGATCCTTCAACTGGTCTGGTATATCCGTTTGTAACAGCTCCTTATCAAATAGCAGCAATGGCATTCAATAATAATGTATTCAACTATTCTGGTGGTAGTTTCACTATCAGTGATGCTTCAGTTATTACACCTGCACAAGTATCAAATGGTAAGATCACACAACCTGGTTCTATTCAGAAGGATGGTGCTGCTAATAATGGTGGTGGTCAAACTGATCAAACTCGGCAGCAAACGCAGCAAACACAACCTCAACAGAATCCAACACAAACCGCTCAACCTCAGCAACAACAGAGTCAGAATAATCCACAACCAACACCGCAACAGAATACTCAACAACAGAATGTGGGAACCAATAATGCTGGTTCGATAACAGGTGCACAGTTGTTTGATTTAATAAAGAATAACTTGTCTAAGACTGGTAAACGTAGAAGATGGAATGTTGGTACTCAATTACTTGAGTTTTCAACTAATGGTCCACTTATATCTGACAGTGGAGGTAACGTATATCCATATACAACTGAACCGTATCAGGTTCGTGTAAATACACTTAACCCACAGCTATTTGATGTCGTTGGAAAAGGTGGTTTAGACAATTCAACGCTTATAACTCCAGCAAAATTCAACGATCATGGTGATCTTCTCAGTAAAGGTGTAATCAGACAAGGTGATGGTTCTGCACCAGCTCCAACTGGAGGAACACAACCAACTCAGAATAATCCACAACCAACACCGCAACAGAATCCTATTCCTGAACAGCAGGCTCAGAACGGTCAACCACAGCCAGCACCGCAACAGCAGCAACAAAATAATCAACAACAGCAACAGCCACAGAATAATACAAACAATGGTGATACCATCAATGGCGAACAGCTCGTATATACTGTTGAGAACATAGCTAAAACTGCGAATCGAATGCAATTCTCACCTGGACTGAGTACAATTAAGCCTAATCAGCTTGAGATGTGGACTTCATCCGGTCATGGTGAAGGGGGCAAAAAATATATAATTGATAAAGATACTTTGTTGGTTTATCCTATAATTGAAATGAACAATATGCCTATGAAACCAGCATTGAGATTCAACAGATCACCATTCGATATCAATGTCAGAGTATTCGATATTGATACACCATTCACGCCAGCAAAGGTTGATAATTTACAAGATAAAAATATAATACAAAGAGGAAGTTTCGGTTAATAAGGTGATTTAAATGGCAGATATAAAAAATAAACGTGGTCAAATTGAGACACTTGTTTATCGTACTATGAATGCATTAGATCCTTCTGGTGCAAATACTGCAAAGTATAAATCGATATTCTCTAAAATGAATGATGCTCAATTCTCCAAATGGATGTCAGCATTTCTTGCAGATCCAAAAGCCAATATGCGTTTAGATATTGAGGAATTCGATAAATCGAAAACACTCAAATATGAAAACGTAGAAAAAGCTGCAAAACAAATGGGTCTTGATTTATATGAGTATGTGTATATTCCTCATGTATCATCAAATCCAAATCGTCCGGTTCGCACAAGAACTCCGGTATTGGTTGGATATTTGAATGTCAAAACCGTACAACAGCTCCAGACTAAAAAATCAACTGGTGTTATTAATGACCTTGATAGAGATGATCTTACCGGTATCGCAAAGGGTGAATCTAAAGGTGGTACTTTCTCTGGTATTGAGAATGAGATTCTCATTGGTCTTGGTGCAAAGAATGTATTGTCAGAAGTATGTGGTGTTCGTGGAGATAACATGGTTGAATATGAAAACATGTTAGAGAAGATATCTGAATCTGGAAGTTGTTCATTGAAAGATATCAAAACGAATTCACTCGATAAACCGACATTATTGAAAACCGATTTATTCTTAAAGGCAATGGGAATAAAAACTGATATTGTATCAGAAGCATATTACAATACTGGATTGGTACGTGCTCAATTTACCGAAGATTAAAAATGATGACCCCGGGATATCCCGGGGTCTACATTAAACAAATTAAAACGCTGTAATTACGGAGATAATTTCGTCAGGACCATCATGAAGATGGTAATGGAAATTTTCTGACTTAATCGTCCGTTCAAAAAATAAACAAAAAAGCACACCCTTGATGGATGTGCTTTTATTCGTTTGATCATTACAGTATTATTTTTATACTACCCCTGTTGAGATGGGAGAGTCTCATCGATGATTAGAATCTGTCGATGAAGTTCTTAATGGTCTGCTTAGCAGCTTCCTTCTGGAGACGAGCCTTTGTCGTCTGAAATGTTGAGCCGTCCTCGCGGATGGCTGTAACTGTCGAGCCAGTGAAGGTGCGCTGTGCCTTAGCGCTAGCCTTCGTCATAGCGTTTGTGCCTGTGAGAACCCCACCGTTCTCTGTGCGGATGCCTATAAGTCCGTTCATAGCTAATGTTTTTCTTGTCATAATGACCATCCTTTCATAATGGAAAATAGATTGATATTTGAGTGAATCCAGAGTAATATATTTTACTCTTTCTTCATATTAATAATATATATATGGAATTTAAGAATTCTAGATGGTTTGAAAAACCAGCATGTAATCTACATTGGGTCTACGAACATATATGGTATACTCAATATAAATGATTAATATTTTTAGGAAGGAATGATAATGAATGAATATAACTACTGAAAAGCAGACTGGTAAAATACCTTTCAAGTTCACTCCGCATTTCAAAGAGAAGTTTGAAACAAGTATGAAGCTGTATCAGATGGCTCTTGATAAGCTCAATGATTCTGTACATTCAGCAACCAACTGTGACTATGGTTATTGCAGTAATAAGTATTCAGTTAGACTCATAACACCGAATGATATTTCTACATATGTATCAAACTTGATAAAAGCATTCCGTATTGGTATGCTTCAGTACAACATTGATGATATCCAGAAATTCTCGGTTGAGTCTGCATATCGTTTTATCTCAGATCATGATGATACACCGTTTGATGACACAAATGTTCTTGGAGCATTCTCCGGTACGTATATCAATCCACGCGATTTTACTCTTACTGACTTATTGCAGATTGCACATAATGAAGTATTCCCAACATCGTTGAAATCCAATTACGAAATCGGTGTTCAAAAGATGAATGTCAAAGAGGATCTTCGTAAGGTAAATGATCTGCATTTCTCCGGTGTAATGAAGAACATTGTAAGTGCATTACCGGGTTTGATTGATCGTTCAGATTCCATTTGGCAACAGTATCGTCCGTTGCTCAGTGAAACATTCACCAATGCAATCGAAGGTTTCATCATGTTCGCAATATTGTTGAATACATGTACAATCGTCGGCATGACAAATTATGTTGATCCTCATGTAAGTTACAATACCAAGGAACTCGGTGACGGTGATAACCAAGTTCACCAGGAATCGGTTAATACAACCAAAAACAAGCCCGTATTCATTGTATTGTCTGAGGGTAAAACACCACTTCTGTCAAATGCAATTCGTGCAAAAACCAAAAGTAATTTCTCACATGCATCAATTTCATTTGATCCGAATTTGAAACGTATGTGGTCATATGGTAGACCATCACTCAATCCCGATGGAACCATGAACAATGTGAAGTTCGGTTTCAAATACGAAGATATCGATGAACGTTTATTCCGCGGTAAACATGTCAACATCGGTGTGTATGCAATTTATCTTCCATCGAAAGCAGTATCCGAAATGGAGAAATACATCGAAGGTTACTTAGGAATGAAAACCAAATTCGATTGGGGTGCAATGTTATCTCAATTATTCAGTAAAGATAAAACCCCCAGTGAAGATAAGTATCGTCGTATATGTTCAACATTTGTTGATACCGTACTCAAACAGGTTGGTGTAAATCTGACAGGAAAGAATTCGCCGAATCCAGGTGACTTCCAAACTATCTTAGATGATGCTGATACCAATAAAGTGGTTAATGTATTCTATGGAGATTCCAATAATTATTCACCGTCGAATGTAAAGAAAAAGTTAAAAGCATTCACATCGGAGAAAGCATCAGTTACATATGAATCATTCGTAACCGAGTGTTGTTTACTTAAAACGGATGATACAATATTCCGTTCGAAGATTCCATTCAGTATCAATTTCCGTGAACTCGTACTTGGTGATATGACACCACGTTTCACCGATGTAAAAGCAGCTCTTTATTACGTAATCAAGAATCCAAAATCACCAATTGCACAATTACTCACGAAGTATGTTACATTGAATAATGTATGTTTACCGGATGCAAGTATGGTAACAAACATGATATTCAAATATGATGAACCACGACATGATTCCAATAATAGTTGGTTCAATAATAAAACCGGTGAACGTATATTCGAAGATATGTACAGATTAAACGATTTCCACACTGATGTTGATTGGTTGGACAAAATCGTTTATGGTTCTCCGGCATATGATTCCAATTATCGTCGTGATAATCCCGGTAATCAGAATGTACATCCAATTCTGAATACACTGGATACTATTTATCATATATACGGTGATAAACATTTGGTATCAAATGAAGAAGTTGCAAATCACATTATCGCAGTTGGTAATGTAATGCTCGGTATTATAAATTCATATTGTCACGGTGAAGTATGTAACTATGAAATGGTCAAAGATGTATTGGCTGTTCTTGGAGAGATTGAAACTCGTTGCATACTGAAATTGTATCATAACAATACACGTGTTATTGATAATTCCGATACAATGATGGATACCATGGCACCGGGATATATGTACGTGGAATACTTCGTTCAGGAAGAAGAAACACCAAATACGAATAATACCGCAAATGCAAAACCAACAGTCAATGTTACACGTAAATCCGATAGTAAGATTGTCAATGGTGCGAAAAACATTAAATTGCAACTTGGTAATTTAATATCGAAATTCGTTCGTTGGTGTGCTGACAATCTGGCGAAAGTATCAACAAAGTTTGCTGAAAAACATCGTCTGGAAATTGCATGGGTTGAAAAGAACGACAATACCAATCAACAGGTTGCACAATCTTTGGACAGCGGTAATCTGAATATCACCGTAAATAATTTCCCGAAATACAATGTTAATATTCAGGCATTGACAAATATCCATAATTATAAAGATAAAATTGAAGCAGCATGTAATCAGCAGTCAGTTGATAAGAATGCATTGTTTAAGGAATTACTTCCTGACGGATTAAAGGATAAGATTACATTTGACAGTAACGAAAGTACTGATCTGAAAGTTCAGAACTGGGTATTGTACGGTAATGTCGATGCACAACCGGATCAAACTCCTACGCCGGTTAAAGGTAAAGACTTCTTGGATCTGTGTAAGAATATAACAGAATCAACGAATGCTTTGAAGAATTTCAGCAGTATTTCAAAACAACTCAGTGACGCAGCGAATGCACTCAAACAGAAAGTTGATCAAACAACTGTAAAAGAATCATTTGTTGATTCAGTTGATGGTAATTTCTATGCTGAAGATGGTGTGAAAGTTCAAGTTAAACCACATAACCCAAATGCAAATAATACAGCATCAAATCCTTCAACACCACCAGCACCCGCTGATGCGAATAAAAATAATAATCAGCAAAATGGTCAACAACAATCCGACCAAAATAACAACAATACAACCAATGTTGTCAAGGATGTATATGAGGTTGTAAAGAAATTAGCAGAGATATTTGCAGTTCGTACCACTAATACTCTGATTAATAAATTCTATAAGGATTCTTATAATGTATACCGTGATATCGTTCAAGCATACAAACAGGAAGTTCCGAACAACAATCAGAATACACCAGCAACAGCAACCAATACCAATAATGCATCATAAGGAGGTGAAATAATATGCCAAAATTCAATAGAAAAGAAATCGAAAGAGTTATCAGTGAATCACCGGATCTCATCACAGCATTAGAAGCAGTTGGAGCAATGTATTGTATTCCACCATCACACATTCTCCAAGATGATTCACAGCAAACAATCAAAGTTGTAAATGATACAATCATTGCGCCAAACCGTAAGAATGCACTCGCAAATACACAATCTGTTGTATGTGCAATTGGTTCGGTTCTTGATTACATTTCACAACGCATCGATGATAAACTTTCAACATATCAGCATGATGCAATGGAGAAATCCAAACTCGATGAAGCAGTTGCTTCCAGTGACCCAAATAAAGGTACAGTCATTTCACGTCATGTTACCGATGAAGGTGACGAAATACTCGTATATGATTCAGGTATTGTTGATCGACCAATGACACGTTCTGCGTTGTTAAAAGTCGCAGAGTTAAAACGTAATGGTGTTATTCCGGAAAAGAAAGAACTCGTTCAAGAGAAACCAAAGTCAACATATTTCACCGATGCTGATGATATATCAAATGGTGCCGGTGAAGATTCATCAGCAGAAGCACCATCATCTGATACAGAAACCGACGTATCAAACGCAGTTGGTGAATCCGCCGAGTTATTGGATCTCGTTACAGAATACAATAATTCAACACATCTTGGATATGATATATTCACAGAAATGGGTTTCAAATTATTCCCGAATGATCAATACATTCAGGAATCGAAGTCCAAAAAAAAAGTTTCTGCGAGGCAAATAAAACCTGAGGACATCAAACACATGAAGTTTGATAACAAACACATTCTCAAAGCCGTTAAGTATTTCAATGCTGCACGTGCTGAACAGAAAGAGGTTAAGTTTGCCAAAGACATCAATATTCAGAAATTCGTTAACAGTCCCAATTACAATAAAGGCGTTAAAGAATTAGAAGAACAATTCGATTGCCATATCGCATATAAGTTCATCAAGAACAATGAAGGATATGAGAACGCCGGTACACTCACATATGATCCAGATGAAACATATGCACATCAATTGACAATATCCAAATCAAAAGGATTCCAGCTTCATGGTGCAGGAATATTTATTGTCGTTGATGAATATGGATTATTCTCTGATGCACCCGCAGATCCATCCATGTTTGGTCAAGCATTTGTTGCAGTATCATTACATGAGATATTCCATAATATCGCAAACATGATTCGTGCAAAAACCGATTCATTCATTATTAATACTGCAACAACAATGGCCATGATGGTTTCGTGTCGTTCTGCAAAACGTAAACGTGAAATCATGAACAAGTATTGTGATGCAATCAAGAATATGGGAATATTCGATGTTGAGAATCCAATCAAACGTAAAGTGTTTATCAAACAAATGATGCTCATATCATCATTACATAATCCGAATGATATCAAGAGTGTTATTGATAAAACATCCAATATCAAAACCGAGGATGAAATCGATAAAACAATTCTCGTATATTCCGCATACATTGACAAAAAGAAAAAAGAACAAAAACGTTATCGTGATTACAAAACTCCTTGCATTGCAATGTTTGTATCGTCAATGCTTAGCGGCATGAGTTTTGGAACATACGCCATTAGTCTTTCATCAGCAGCACCCACGGTGGCCGGTCTAGGTGCTTTCGGTGCTGTAGTATTTAGTATGTCAACATTTACATATTTCTTACAATATGCATTAAACAAATCATTCGATAAAACATATCGCAAAGTCGAAGCCGAATATATGAAGGGTAAAGCATTCGAAGAATCATGGTGTGATATGTTTGCAGGTATATACAATTTCCCTGTAGTATTCTATATCAAATCCATGACAAGCAAGAGCAATAACTTTACTCCGAATACGGTTGGTAATACCCAGAAACTTAATGCATTGGCTGCTCTGGAGAAAGAACTTCACACATTGATGTTCTCCACATATCCAACCAATTCAGAACGTAATCACGCTGCTGCTAAATTGGCAGAGAATGCACTTAAAGAAAAACATCTTGATCCAGCAACAAGAAAATATCTTACATGGATTAAAGACAATTTCTCGTCAATGACAGCAACTGATATCGAGAATGAAAAGGTTAATACAACATACGACCCAGGTCGTGCAGATGATGTTGATGCTCATATCCAAGATATCATCAATCAAGGTAATGTTACTGTCACAGAATCATTTGTATAATAATACGAAAAAGCACAACTCATTTATATATGAAAGATAGACATGAATGGGTTTATAACGTATGACCAATTCTCAATGAATTGTGAAGTTTTTTCGTATCCGTTCATTGGTTAACCTAACCACACACGGATGTTATCTTCTAACTCTTCTGGCGAAGTAGTAGAATCATTAATTATAATGATTTCTTCCATGGAAACACTTCCTTTCAAAAAATATTTGTCTATCTTTCATATGGTGTTAATATGTGTATGCCCCCGATTACGGGGGCACATATATTAATCGTTGTTTAATTCTTTCCTGCGAATCTGGATATCCATATCATAAAAATCAGATATCTCCACAAATCTGGAGATACAATTTCTAATCTTCATTGCTTCACGTCCATCTATTCCATGGAAATGAACCTCTGCTAAATTTGGTATCGCCAACAGTTGTTGGATAATATACCAATGCTTATCCATATCTCCATGGTCCAACTCTAAAACAATACCCGTGGTTTTAGCATTGTCGGTATTTATTTTCATTTATTCCTATCCTCCCACATTTGATTCAATTCAGTAACATACATATTCGTCGCAATATCAATTGCTTGATGCAATGAGATTGATTCGATGATATATGTCCACATGCCAACCGGATTATCATCAGCACGTGCAAGTCGTGCTTCAACTGGCATGATAATTCCACCCGGTTCGAAACCACAGAATGAAATATAAAACTTCATTCCTTATCACCTCCAATATCCATTGGAAATAATGATAAGGCAGCTAAGGTCATCAGTTTCTGAGTTTCTGGTGGAATGTTTAATCCTTCGATCAAGGTTTTATATTTACCATCCTTGATCATTCTAGCCCCGAGTTCAGCATCAATATCACATATGTGTGCAGCCATTTGAATGGTTTCGAATGTGATCGGCATTGATGCTTTACTTTTATCCACCATATAAAATAGAGTCGCAAATAATGCGACTCTTAATTCATACGGTTGATTTTGAAGCTGTTCTAATGTTTTATCATCCATTATTAATCTCACCAACCTTTTCATTCAACATTTTTGATGCCTCAAGGAAGTTTTCACCGAACCGAATTAAATCGTTGGCAATCGTAACTTCATCGAGACCCAACTGACGGAGTATGGTGAATTCGAGATCGTTATTGTAAATCTTTTTTGCATAATCTAAATCAATACCATACATCATTCCATATATAGTGGCATTGGTTTCTCCAAACATAATTAGTTTGGGATCACCTTTTACAGTGATAAATGTATACATCAAACGACGTATACGTTCGTCAACTGGCATTCCGTCAGTTGTCTTTTTGACTATTGTGACAATATCTGTTATAAGATCAGCGATTTGTTTGTTCATTTCCATAAACAACATCCTTTCGTTTATAATGTAATAAATACTTTCGTATCTATCCATAAGAATAATATATGTAGAATGTCAAAAAATAGCAAAAAAGAAGCGCCCGTTATGAGCGCTTCTTTTCCTGGAGCTTACGAATTCTTGCAACCTTTTCACATAAAGCTTTTGCTGCTGATTCAGATATTACTAAATCATCTTCCACCTCATATGGTTCAGCATACAAAACATTCACATTGGATTCAGTTGTTTTGGAATTTGAATTCAACCATTCACGTTCTCTGTCCCATACATCGAACATTGATTCCATTCCAGGAAGCTTTGCACGGAGTTCTTCACGGCGCTTACTATGGTCCATCATTGCGTTGAACACAGGATGCTCATCCTGTGTTACTTTATCTACGAATGATGAACCAAAGTATTCACGACATTCAGTCAGTTCTTCATCCGTCATGGGTTTATACACTCGAAGGTTATGATTATCGAACAACACACGATCGATCTTGTGTTTCTTGAAAACAAGAGTTCCTGCGTTCTGGAGAACGATAATAGCATAATTCAGATATTTACAAATCCATTCATCTGAATTAGTTATAACCTTTTCTTTTCTAAGTCTCTTCACGAGATTCTTAGAATACATTCGAGCTGCATTTCTAGCGGCATGATAATCCCATCTCTGGTTTTCATCTGAACATTCCAACAATGTTTCAAACATAGAACCTAAGTATGCCGTTTCCAACTCCGTAAGTTTCTTCTCTAACATGGTATGAAGTTTATGTCTCATACATCATCACTCCTTATCATAATTATAGAATACGACTTTAGACTTATCGGCACTATACACAGAACCATCTTTATCATATAAAATGTATCTACCGTTATCAGATGTATAGTGGTCAATATGAACGACTATTGAAGGATCACCAACTATTACTGCACTGACGTATTTAGGTTTGTTCTTCTGATAATCCAGTGATAGTACAAGTCCAAGTATAATCATTCCAAGCATCAACAACAGTGGTATCGAATCCATGATGAAATCTTTGATTGATTGTTCGTGTTCATAACCGCCATAATCTGTAACGGTTATTGTTTTATCGCATTTCTTCATAATATCACCAGCTCAAATACTTCTTTCTACCATTATAATATCTTTCAGCAACTTCTACCGGATGTGCTATAGCATCTTCTAAATCATCCATAGTCATGCGGACAATGAATGTATCGTTAATATTCTCAGCCGGATTGGTCAATATACATTCATAGATGAAAGTGTAGTCGATGTTGTACTGTTTGAATTTGAAGTATGCAATGGGTGTTTTAATGGGTTCACCTTTTTCAACTTCTTCTTTCAGATCTTCATTGGTGAGATTTGTTATGAGTGCTGGATACACACAATATTTATATTTGATTTCATATGCACGCCAGTCATCAAATAACATGAACTTATCCTCAACATCATCCTCAGTAGCAGTGATACATGTCTCACCAGAGGCACTCTCAAACAGCATCTGACGTTTGCCGGTTAAGGTATCTATTTGCATACCAATCAAATCATAGAATTCTCCTGTTTCATTGTGTACGCATACACAACGTTTGTTCTTCTTCTGACAGTGGTTGTAATTTTCAATAATCTTTTCACCTTTCATAACTATTCCTCCTAATAATTTCTTCAACCTTATCGCATAATGCATGTATATCATCAACGCTCAATGGACCATATGTAGCAACAGGAGCAATTGTCACGCTACCGCTTTTATACTTGAACACGTCAACACTTGTAGTTCCATTACGACCGTATAACTTAATCGATACATCGTTAATGGTGTGAATATTGATCACAAGCTTGTCGTAACTATCATCCTCTGGATAACTCCCCCAGAACTTTATACTTATTTTACATCCTTTTGCAGAAATATCAAAGCTCCAGTCTCTCGTATATGTAATGAAGTATGGATGTATAAACGTGAATATTTCACGATTCATTTCCGCTATCGTGATATTCAACAGAACTTTTTCGAACTCCACCAACAATTGGAAACGATCATCAAATTCATCTCCATTGACTGATGCATATCTGTCAGCAGACTTATCATGTGGCTTGTTTGATTCAAGATTTATCGTAACCACATTTGTTTGACAGAAATGTTCGATACCAATTACATGATAAAACTCGTTGGTTTTTCTCTCGACAACGGTTATAGTTCTCAACGCAGTATCGGGATTCTTTTCAGCATCATCATTATATTTCAAATAATATGCATAATCCTCTATCAGCGTTTTAACGTTTTCACTGATTTTCATTTTAACTTCTTTCCTTTCAATATTAGTGTGTAACAAATGTGTTTTCATTTGTCCACCTAAATAATATAAATATCGAATATAAGAATAATAGAATAACATCCGGGACGAACCCGGATGTTATGTAGATAATTAATTATTCCCTCTAGGAGACATCAATCTTATACGTTCAAAATCATCAGTCGTGTACTTATTTGATTTCTCATATGCTGAACGACGACGTTTCACATCTTTTACGGTATCGAATTTTATTCTTGGATGTTCTTCAGTATCAATACTGTTGAATGCCTGCGAGACACTACCATTGAATTCAATTAACTTATCACGAATCAAATCCATTTCTTCAACACTAATGGTTTGTCTACATGGAGCTAATCTGAAATCATCGGGTAATCCAAGACGATGATTATAGAAACCACGTTTCACAGCTTGCACATTATCTATTGAATATTTACGTAATATCGGATGGATCTCACACATGTTTCTGTATGTCTCAGTCGGGGAATTTGTCTTTTTTAAATCTTCAAATATATCCTGGAGAACATCGTCGGGTAATGCTGAAACATTACCAGCCGCTACTGCGTGACGAAGGTTTTCTGAGCGTGTCGTAAATTCAACATTCTTCCAATGATCATTACAATGATCACTATCGATATGATTAACATCTTTTCCCGGATTTTCACCATACCATGTTTCTGCAACCAAACGATTAATTCTAAATGGTTTCCAATCATATCCAGCTGCGGTTCTTTCGGTAAGTTTCAATGAGATCAATCTGTAACCATCTCCACCATATCTGGTATTCAACACTTCACCATTTGCGGTGTTTCTGATTCTGCCGTAGCTGCTAACTTGGTATGCATTTGGTATAACACCTTTGATCTTAATATCACGCCATTCTTCAACATCTTCAATCCATTTGAGATTCGTTGCTGAACAATCTCTACTATCACCATTGATATGCATTATGTCCAAAGGTTTGTCGACCAATGACATATCACGTTCAACAAATGTCACAGCTACTAATAATTCTAATCTGAATAATTTCTTCGGTTTCGGATATTTAGTACAGTTGCGTCTACGTGCATCTGGATCAACAAATAACAATGCATATTCAACACCATTATTAGCGTGATACAAATCGATGACTTTATCGATATCAATCTTCTTGATTTCACCAAGATTCGATATCATATAAGTGTCTTTCATTACATCCGGGTATTCTAATTTTACCCATAAACGTTCTTTAACCATGGAATCAGTCCTTTCTTAAATATGTTACTGTTGTATTAATTTTATATTATAATAAGAATAGCCTGGTTCTCCACTAATCATTACGACAAAAGGATAACATTCAATGAGATTTACATCCATTGAAAATCTAAATAGAAAGTAGATGAATATAATGCTTGTGAAAAAGAGTACAGCCACAGACAAATATGCAACGGCATGTTTTGTTCAGGAAGCTCCCATCAACAGTGGTCTTGAGCGTAAAGGTCTTACAATCAAGACTTCTTGTGAAGGTCTCCCATACTGTGTTTTCAGATCACCATTGTGGTCATTCGGTCATTATAATCGTATGCGTCGTAGATATGACAAAGAGAATGCTCGTTCAGTAATTCAGAACGACGAACGTTACCAGGAATTGCTCAGGATGCATAAGCTAAGGGGCGAACTGAATCATCCGAACCCAGAGATAAAAGGGCAACAATACTCTGACATTCGTATGACAATCCCGGAACCAATGAGGACGTCACACTTTATATCAGATGATGAATTCGTTGGTGATTTGTACAAAGCAACGATCACAACGCATCCACGTACTGAATGTGGACGTGCAGTTGCATCAGAGATTATTGATATTGGTGCACAACCATCTTTCTCTGTACGACTCATGGGAACAATGCTTCCGAATGCACCAATGAATGCTCCAAATATGAGAGTCTCAAAAGTCATTACATTTGATATGGTTGACTTTCCATCTCATCAGGAAGCTAACGCAGATATTGACCCCGTTCAGGAAGGTACAGTAATCTTTCTTAAGGAACTTGCAAAGTATTGTTGTGAACAGGATGAGAATATGTCAGTTGTTTGTGAATCATTTGAAATCACACCAAATGAAATCATTACCATTTCAAATGATGCTTCCATTATATGTGAGCAAGCTGATACATCAAAAATTGTCATTCCTCTTAAGAGTGACATTCGTCGTGAAGCCCTCTCCATCTTAAGGGGGATTTAAAAATGGAAAAGATAATAATCAATAAAGAATACTTCGATAATGTTGCAACTGCAATATCCAGTGTCAATGATTTCATTACATCTAATTTCACCAAAAAGAATTTTCCTACTGTAGAATCCGACATCCAGCTCGATGGAACATTACTTGGTATTCTCAGTTGGTTGAATAATGTTGATCCGGAGCTTGTTCAGGATCCCAGTAAGTTGAGTGAAATGATGGATGAGATTCGTGAACACGAAGGAGAATATAATGGTCCAGATGTACTCGGACAATTACCACAGGATATCGCCGATAAAGTATATGCAATCATTGGTTGTAAAGCACTTGAATTAATATCAAACAATTTCGAAGATTTCAGTAAACTCGTGAATGGTATTTATACATTTGAATTGTTTACTAATCCTTCGAAGTATGCTGATGTAATTGAAACATTTTCACAACCACTTGAATTGTATGAACTCAGATCGGCGTTGAACGATGATATCGACATTACGTTATTCGACCCAGAGAATTATGTTGCTGGTATATTCAATAACGACCAGATTCAACTTCCAAACAACATGGATCAGGTTGTTGAGAGTGAACGTATCAAGAAACATGCTGATCTTAAAGATGTTGAAATCATGGTTGATGAAACCAAGATGGAAGCAGCAGAGATTGATTTCTTCGAGAAAGATCGTCCAAAACATTTGAAATATGCAAACGGTAAATGGGTCGTATCTCAACAGTTCAAAGCATTAACGGGTAAAATCGTTGATGCATTGAATGCATGTAATTCAACTGCAGATTTGATGATGTTATTCAGCAAGCCTAATACAGGAATGACAGATTTCATCGGACAAACGGTTGCACCATTTATATTGGTAAAAACATTAACCAATCCAAAGAAATCATCATCGGATATCGATGAGGATACAATGAAGAAATACGTTGATTCGTATGAGTCAATCATCAAACAAAACAAAGGCGCTGGTCGTTTCAAAAATTACGATCTGTTCAGTTGTTTCAAAACCGATAAAGAATCAACAATTAAATTCATCGAAGATTTCATGAATCTGAATTTATTGAATGATGAAAATTGTTCCATCAACAATAATACATTACTGACATTATTCAATATCTTTGACTCGCACATTTATTTGACATTGATGTATAATCTGATGTCGAAGAAAGAAGGGACTGTTGATCAGTTCATTAAAACCGTTCGTGCGAGAATCAATAAGAATTCTCGTGAAGCAATGAAGTATAAAGATACTGATGAAATGAAGGAAGATAATTCATTGAATAAATCTGAAACCGTTAAAGAGTATACTTCTATAATGGAAAAGGAATTCGGTGATATGTCATTACTCGACATTCAGTATTGTGAAGGTTATCAATCTTTATTGTATGATGAAATTTCAACAATGAATGATGCATTATATAATGAAGGATTTTCTCAGATCGGTATTGATAATTGGATCGGTGAATCACATACTTTCTATGCTGAGCAGGAAACTGGTGAGATTCCTGATTACATTAAACGCCGTATTGCGTTAAGTGATGATTTATCCGACGGAAATACACCTAAAGAACCCACGACCACTGATGTGAATGTTCCTCCGGGAGTACCTAAGAATTCATATGATGAATTAACCAATTCAATCGATGAAAGAATGGATACTGAAACTGATAAAGGACTTGAAGGAATGCTCGGTAAAGGATACGAAGGTCCCATCAGTAAAGATGGTAAAAATGGTGGTGTTGTATACAATATCACATATAATAATTCATTCAATAAAGATTCAAATAATACACGTACCGATACACATACGGTTACAAATACAACAACTAATACAACCAACGATAATTCTCAGAATAAACATGAAGAAATTGATAACTCTTCATCGAATCGTGATTCCAATAATATCACAAATTCTCAGAATGATAATTCTCATAGCAAAGATGAATCACGTGATAAACGTATCGAGAAGAAGAATGATTCTCATAATACAACAACAACCACTCATTCATCGGATTCACATAATACATCAAATGTGAATAAAACTACGACAAACACAACAAATTCCCACAACTCCGATTCACGGGGGACTAACAATTATAATAATAGCAACACTTCTTCAGATACTGTTGCTTCTCAGGATAATAAACTCTCGAACGGGGTATCCGTTCATGAGATGTTTTCTATTCTTGAAGCAGTAGAGCCCCTATCGGAAGCAGCAGGTGCTAACCCTCCAAAGGAGGACTCTCTTACCAAATCGATGGATCGTGACAGAAAACTGTTAGCGACTCAACAGGAGGCAAAGAGAAAAGTTGAAAAAGGCATAAACACTACAAGAGCAGCCCTCAAGCCAGTGTCGCGAGCTAAACAATGGATGACAAACATTGTTGATTCGTTGATTAAACGGGATGAGGATGAAGTGAAAGCCCAAATAGTCGAGAGTCCAAGTTATCGTACTGCGCTGTATAAAGCATCAAGACTTGCTCTCAAACTTGGTCTGATTGGCATTAGCTGGACAGTCAGTGGATATCTGGCTGCTGCAGTTGCCGGTGTTCAGGTTCTCAAAGCAATCGATAAAGATCGTCTCAAGAAAGAAGTTCAGGGTGAAATGATTACCGAGATTCAAATTCTCGATGAAAAAATCGATAAGCTTGATGAGATTGGTACTCCTGAAGCATTGAAGAAGAAGTACGAATACATGAGAACCCGTAATAAGATGGTTAACATGGCAGCTACTGCACGTCGTACCAAGATAACAAATCCTAATAGTATAGCTTGATTCGGAGGTGAATCCAATGAAAGATCTGTTCACATGGGTGATGGAAGCTGAAGGTGATGAACTGGAAGCATTTGACCCAGGTCCTTCTGATAATCCAGCACCACCAGATCAGCCGGAGGAATCCGCTTCCACAGGCGACGAGGATCTCGTCGGTGCACCACCGAGTTCTGATGACATGGATGAAATGCCTATGGATTCAGAAGAAACTATGAATGGTGATACTGGTGAAAATGGTGATGCTGATGAAGATCAGAAAGATGATAATTCAGCATCTGAAAAAGCAAGTAACATTCTTAACCAAAGACTCTATCAGCAGATGATTAATCGTAATGCAGAAATTGAGTCTATCCTACAGAATATCGATAAACTTCAATCGGTTATTCCTTATGATGTTACTAAAGCAATTCAACCATTTATCACCGACCTCAAACAAGCTTTGTTCACTGGACAAAGCTACGTAGTCAATGATTTCGTAGATACTGCTTATGGGGAAAATATTATGTATTATAATAAACTGAATACTCTGTATACAGCTCTGCTGAATTCGATTGATTCTAATCTTAAGAAAGTAGACACTGATGAAGATTAAGGTTGCTTTCTAAATAAATACTATGGTGAGTATAAAAAATCACCAAATATACAATAAGGAGTGTATTTAATTATGGCATATGCACGTGCAAACCATCGTGGTTCTTGGTTCCAGGAACAGCAGTCTATGATTAATAATGCATCTGATTCAGATCTTATGGAAATCAGAGAAAAGGCTGATACTTATCTGGAAACTGCTGTAAATACAATGAAGGACACACATGACATCAATGTTACAACTGATTTCAGAAAGATGCTTGATCACCCTGAGATCATGCAGGAATACAAGACTCTGTATCTTGAGCCTATCTGCGACGAAATCAGAAACTATCCTACTGAGAGTGAAGTAGAGCGTATGCACCTTGAGTCAGTTGCTGACGAACTCTCACAAGCTTGGGATGGCGCTGTTACTAACTTCATTCAGGAAAGTTACAACGTATCAACATACCTTCCGCTCTCAACTCTCGATTTCCCTGCTCTCGTTAAGCAGTTCATCAAGTTCCTCGGTAAAGATATTATTCCGGTTGCTACAGCTGGTTCAACAAACATCGAGCAGCGTATCTTCACAAAGTATCTCGTAAACAATGAGACTGGTGAAGAGTACGAGACTCCTAGAATCTACTTCGATACTGAGCTTTGGAAGAAGCTTTGGTACACAGGTAAGGGTCTCCGTCTGGATGACACAACACCTATTACTCTTGCTGCTATCGCTGCTGCACCTGGTAAGAAGCTCCAGCTTCTCGATGCTCAGTACCTCCTTGATGAGAACGGCAATCATCCTGTAAACTTCGTAAAGACTCCAAGAACAAGACTGTCTTACGATTTCCACATCAAGTACATTGTTGCTGATGTTCCTGCTTCTTATGTTCTTACAACTGAAGAGCCTGCAGACTGGGCAACTGATTACACAAATTACTACACATACGATTCTGGTACAGATCAGTATACTCAGGTACCTGCTGGCGGTGGTACTGCTCCTACATGGGCTGCTAACACATACTACTCACAGGAAGCTGCAATCACAAATGCTAAGATCAAACTGCCTCGCGGCGGTATCCAGATCGATATCCAGAACGGCGGTGTATTCCTGAACGGTGGTATCGATGCTACACAGGTTCTTACTGTTGTTGATCCTACTACGAACAAGGCTACTGGTAGAACTACATCATTCGATGACAGACTCTCCGGTGTTGTTGATTTCGTTAAGGGCTTTATCAATGCTTCTGCATGTGGCACAATCAAGGGATTCTATATCAACGGCTATATTTCAAATGAAACAAACCTCAGAACAATCGGCTTCCGTGAGTATCCTGAGATCAGAAAGTGGACAATCGGCGACGGATGCAGATTCCAGCTTCCATTCACAGTTGAAGACTTTGCTGAGGCTAATGCTTCACTTAACTTCAACCTCTACAACAGACTCGTTCAGGAGCTCGTAACAGCTCAGGAGATGTTCGAGGATCAGTACATCCTTGAGAAGCTCGACGAAGAGTTCAACGAGTGGGATGGTGCTGACAGCAATATCTGGAATCTCGATTCATATACTCATACAGAGTACGTTGACTTCGATCCTACATTCATCTCGCCTTCATTCGCTGGCGATCCCTTCGAGTACAGAACAAATGCACTTCATAACGCAATTGCTTCTACTATCTATGAGCTCTGCGATAAGGGTAAGCTCGACAACCTCGGCTTCGTTATCTACAGCAACCCGAAGAGTGCACGTCTTCTTGAGAAGTTCGTTACATGGACAACTCAGCAGAGTACAGAAATCGGCGGCGTAAAGATGAATCATGCATTCGGTGTAATGACAGATGAGTCAGTTCCGATTCGTGTTGTTGCTTCTAACCGTGTTCCTGCATACACACTCATTGATGCATACCAGACAAGTGATCCTGACTACAAGCCTGGCATGAAGTCAAAGGAATACTTCTGGAAGATCTGTGCTTATCCGATGGACAAGTTCCACATCACACATAAGCACCTCAGATTCGCTCGTCACCTTACTAACTCACCTGAGAATGCTGGTTACCAGGATCCGAACTCACCTGGCGGACAGGCAGTACTTATCACAACATCTTCACAGTATCAGATGATCACTGTTCAGGGTGTTGATGCAAGAATCATTGCTAAGAATACTGCTCTCGTTCCTGACAGCAACGCAGGTCTTGTAAAGTAAAAAAAATAAAAACGGAATGTATTTATAAATGTATTAAGAGAGACCCGGGCTATATGCCCGGGTGTCTTTTTGTATTTGTTAATTAATATATACATCCTCAATGAAAGTCGATACGATTGATTGTAATTGTCTATCGATGACTTCATCTCCAGTTTGAATCACAGGGAAAGAATTATCCCAGTGACTGGGATAATATGTGGGTTCAGCATCGAGTTGTATTATTACCGGTTTTGGTTTTGGTTTTAATTCAGCCTCTTCTCGTTTACGTATTTCATCTTCATATTTTTTGATACGCAAAGCATCGAAATACTTAAATGTGTCAGTATATTTTAGAAACCATTGCAATATATCATTATCATGAGATTTTAGAATCTTATAAATTCTAACATCTGAATATTTTCGACGTATCCAGAAATGAATTTTTGTATACGTAGTAGTGTTTTGATGAAATCTATGGTCTGTAATTTGATTGAATATTTTTGCTATTTTGAAAAACTTAATGATTTCGCGATGGTTGTGTGATTTAACGATATCATGTTCATATTTATATTGTAATGAGTTAGATAGTGTCTCCATTTTTGCTATGTATACAGTGGAAATATTTTTGATATCAAATGTTCTATATGCTATACCTTTTAAATATTTGGTATATATTTGATGTATCATCCTAAATGCATCGTCGTGGAACGGTGATGGATAATATTTAACTTCTTTCTTTGGTGGAAGTTTTGGTTCTTTTGGTACTACTTGTTCCGGCCATCTCATACGAAGATCATTTCTAAAGAATGCATCAATAATTGGATAATATAATTTCAATGGTACATCGAACATTACCAAACAATTGATGTCATCTGATGTTGCTAATCTGATATTATAATGCTCTATAAGCGGTGAACATTCATTGATGAATCCTTGCTGTGATGGGAATACATCCCCTAATAAGGATAGCACCATTATATTTGGAAATGCAGGTGATAGAAATACGCCTTTGTACCATGTATTGATTGGAATGATTTGACTAATATGGACTGCACCCAAATTTAGGTTCGTAAATTCCGTATATAGTTGTCTGATGAATGACAAATAACGTGTTGTATCAGTATCCCAATCATGTTTAAAACTATGATCAATTCGATTGAAAACTCTTGGTATTGCATTTGAAACAATCGGATCAACCGTTGTTATGTTTTGCGGTGCTGCGTACCACCGGTCTAATAGACTCATGATATTTCCTTTCTGGGGCGGGAATACCGCCCCAATATATTTAATCGGTTTTACCTTTGAATATGATTGCCATATTATGATATCCCGTACATTTTGTATCTTTATCGTAATATAATGAATTGGTTAAAAGTTTTTTAATTTCGGATTCAAGATCATACGGTTTGATATCATATACTGGTACAAAGAATTCGAGTTTTGGATATGGAAGTCCTGGATATAATTTCATCAATTCGTATGCATTTTTGTTTTTGATGAATCTGGGTTTTACTGGAATATTAACGGACCAACGTGTTGCGATATGCTTTCTCATTGGGGTTTCGATGATGAAATTCGTTTGTTTGGTTATAATCAACTTGATGTCGAATCGGCGTCCTTTATTGGTTACACTCAACATCAATGGACCTTTCCAACCTGAAAAGGTTTGACCCGTTTGAAATATAACCGTTTCATCTTTCTGTAACTCTATGCGAACATAATTCGCAATTTCAAATTCCATCATGAATACGATTGTTGAAACTGTATCGGCTTCAAACTCATATCCTCTGAGCGTGAGTTTTGAATCATCAACCATTGTCATCACCCATAAGTGCTCGCATGAAGATCGATGCTGTTATCTCATCATCATATATCAATGTAAGTACTGGGTTATCTACTGATGAATGTTTGAATCCTTTATACGCGCATTCAATGAAATAACCTCTATCATTATGCCATAAACGATATTCATTGGTGACAACTAAATCCTTATCAACACCGCTATTAATGAGGGCGGTATCAAGTATCGTCTTTGTTAATGATACGGTCTTATCACATATCTTGATTGTCTTTGTATCAGCCTCAACTAATTCACCAATGAATTCCTGGAACTCAATATGGTATGAAATGTCAAGAGTTGATTCTTCAAGGGGATTGTCTGGACCATCGGCTAAATATGCTAATGGTGTTAATGTACGGCCAATTACAGTCACATGACCGTGCATCCACTCCTTAATCTCTTCCACATCATGTACATGTACATACTTATTATCGTTCCATGTTGTTGTAACAACGGCGAATTTCTTCTTGTCCATTTTATATTTCCTCCTCTGAACCGTATATACTTTCATATATATCTTTTGTTATTGGTGATTTATATAAAGAACCATCGTGTATTACGTTTACAACTCTATTAAATGGAACATTTTCAAACTCAGATTCTACGAGTTCTATGAACGCATCACGCTCGTCTGACCAACATATATATTTATATTTTTCAGCATTTTCAATTACACCATTATCAATCAATTTTTCATCAATGAATGATTTTGTTAATGGTATCTCATATTCTACATTCGGTCCACCTTCAATTCCACGAATCGTATGTGGTTCATTTGTTATAATAGTAGATTTAAAATTGCGATATTCAAAATGGTATGTTATTTCAGAACACTCATTGCCGAACTGGTTCTTGTTACATTTGTCTGCATAATAATATGGATTAAACTCAATCGCGAACATTATTGGTGATGTTGGATAGTTCATATTAAATTTGATAAATTGTTCCGTTATATACGTGACATATTTATCACCGCTGTGATGTTTTATTACTACGAGCACAAATTTCTTCTTGTCCATTTTATATATCCTCCTTATACAGACAAGCAATCTTTCCCTCCCACATTCCGGAATCGTCGGGATTGAATCCAAGGTCATATTCTTTTAATAATTCCTTGAGTTCATAATCGAGCTCTTTTGTGGGTATGGATTGCTTGTGTTGAAATACGAATGTGTTCGCTAATGCTAAACATCCGTATTTCGTTATTAATGATTTTGCGGTATGTTTTTTCCAATCGTGCAAATTTAGTCTGTCAGAATGTGTTTTAAGTTTCCAATATTTGGCGACTAAATGCTTAACTGGAGTTTCTATTTCGAATGTACCCCAATCATTGAGCCACCAAACTATTTCGAATTTGTTATCCTTATCACGTGCAACAATGAGTGTGAAAGGGGTATCATTATTCATGAAACCCCAATCGCTCTGAAATACGGTGAAATTAGATTTTGATATCTCTTGTTTTAAATATTTTAATGCGTGATGTTTGAATGTTTCGATATCCATACCGGAATATTCAAAACTACTTACTATTTTCTGATTTGCATTCATTGTATTTATCCTCAATTTCTATTATTATATGATCGGTGTAACGTGCTGCGAATCCCAAAACATTCCTGTTCAATAATGATTCATTCAAAAACGTTTCCGGTTTGTAATCTGATGCATATACCAGTACCAGATCTTCAATGTGATCATAAGGTGTTTCAGCATAGTCATCAATATCACATGTGATCAGTTCAATTATTGTACGTCCTTCGACACCATTGTCCTGTTTTACCCATGTTGAACGCTTGCATTCCAGTAACTCTTTCAGTTTCATTATTTGTCACCTCCTACTATATATTCGAAATCATGGCCTTCGTATTCTAATTGCTCGTATTTTGATTCGATTTCTGGTTTGAGTATTTCCAGATCCTCTTTAAAGAAATCCAGCAAATATTTTCTGGATTTAACAGTATCCCAATCGTCTGGTATTGTATCTGATACTATTGGTTTGGTTTTGACATACGCATTTTTGTAAGAATGAATTTTATATGAATAAGTATTCTTCCAATTTGGATTAGATTTGTTCCAGGATAAATAATCCTTAAATCTATCCCAATCCTCGATCCATGATACATGATATTCGCCATCAGTGTAATCGAGTTCTAATGAATAGATTGATTTACCATCTCGCATAAGTGATGCAAACTCATATGCGATTTTACAACCTTTTGACCATGTTGTCATCACATGGATCTCATCTTCATGCATGATCACATCAATATCATCTTCATCCGGATTAGTGCTATGAAGACGCATAACATATGCGTCCTCACAAACACTGATGAACGATGACGAATACTGATACTCATCCTCAGTCTGAGGTTTATTCGTCAGAACTATCATTCGTTATATCCTTTCTAGCGCACTTTAATATCACCAATTGGTCGAGGTCATTCATAGCTTTCATAGCTTCATATGCATTATATGTTTCGCTATCCTTCTCAGTGCATGATTGAAGCTCATAAATGTTGGCTTTATCGTAAACCATCACCACTATCTGTTTTCCTTCACCACTTTCATTAAAGTAGTTGAAGAACAACTGAGTGTCATTGCCTCTCACATATGTACCATGAATTACCATACCATTTACGAATATAAGGTATGGGAATCCCGGTTTGAAGTTTTCAGTACTGAAGCATGTTTTTACGGCTTCGATTTTATTTCCAAATATCATCTTATATCTCTCCTTCATACCAACCTCTATCAACAATCTCGATGTGTGCATATACGAGATGTTTCCAAAGCGTTGAATCTATATGTATTGATTTCAGGTTATATCCTGATTTAACACTTTTGTCAACACAACTCAGCAGGTTTTCCTCTGAATTGATTGCCACGCATTCCGGTGGAAAAACCGCATATGTGTCTGTTGCATATAAGGCTTTAAAACTGATACCCCAATTGATTCGTACCAGGATATCTTTCATGTTAAGATATTTCTTAATGACTGCAGTGTTGAATACCCATTCGTCATTTTTCATTATAAGTAACGGCTGATCGTTTGTCTCGATCACGCTATTACGAATGTAGAAATTCTTTATATCAGGCTCAACTATTTTCTGACGTTCCTGATTAATATGCTCACCACCTAAACCACGAAACGGATATACCTTGATGTCATCGGTTGGTAATAATGTGATTGTTTGTTGGTTATCATTCTCATCAAAGTATGAAAATGAGAGATTGTCTTCAGTTATAACATCGAATGCACCCACGTAACTGTTGTTGTTGATATCAATTCGATACGGCAAATTGAAATCAATCGCATTAGTATCGAATATCAGTTTTTCTTTCTTGATTGATAATGTGTTCATGATCTTATTCCTTTCTGGTTTAACGTTTCGCATACTTTCTTAAAGTGAGGAATGTATGCTTGATTATGTCCAGCCTCATCGGTTTTCTTGATGAAGTGTGATATAATAATCAGTTTGTTATTATTCATTGTATATAACAAACGGAGCTGATTATTATTGGCTCTGCACTTGTATACATAGAAACCACAAATGATATCATGAATTAATGTATCATCATTGAAAACCTGATTGATTTGTCGTTCTTGAACTAGGTAACTGTCGATTCTCTGTTGTAATTTTTTGATACCTAAATCAATACAACGACGTGTGTTTGGATCCACTTTCTTATATGATGGATCTTTCATAATCACTTTCACTCGTTGTTTAACCTCCTTTCGAGTGATATTTTTATTTCGTTATCTACACACATTTAATTAGAAGCATTCTCAGGTTGGAATGGGTTTATAACGTATGAACAATTACTCAATGAATTGTGAAGTTTTTTCATTAATCATTGTATGGTTTTATCCTAACCATACTTTGATATTATTTTCGATTTCTGACTGGGGAGTCGTACTATCGTTGATAATGATAATATCTTCCATGGAATCACCTCCGTAAAATATTCCTGAGTTGCTTCAATAGAATGATATATATGTAGAATTTAAGAATAATCGCCGGGGATATACCCCGGCAGAATTATTCATCTTTTCTTACTAACTGACCGGTTTCTATATACGATGTGAGTTTCGTTACGATATATTCTATATCAACATTCGGGAATGTTTTACATACATTCGTGACAATGGTTTCATACATATCTTTATTTGGTATTCGTTGTTTACTGTTGAGACCGACGATTTGTTCTATTTGGTCAACCATTACTCTTTCGATTTGTTTGATTTCTTCTGGTAATGGATAATGTTTCATATTGATCTTTTCATCTAATGCGGTATTGAACGACTTGCGGACGTTATCAAAACCCGTTGATAAAGATTCAACGCTCTCATGCATTTCATCGAATATCGATGACAAATTGGATTCACGTCGCATGATTTCATATATATAAAACTTTATATCGGTGAAATCTTCACGATTACGTTTTGATGAAATCGATACAATTATCATCGTAATAATACTGATGACAATACTGATGGATGACAATATAATGCAAATGAGTTCTGTTGTATTCATAATAATTCTCCTTTAAAATAATATGAAAGTAGGTGTTCCTATAATGAATAGTTCTTTTGAGAAATACATTAAAGCCGCAATGGATTCTCATAAATACGATGTTGTATGTGAGATGGCTAACGTAATATATCCGGAAAAGAACAAAATCAACATTATGCAATATCCTGGAAATGATGTGCGTGTTTATAAGAATCGAGAGGAAGAGGTTCAAATATTATGTCCACGCAATATATCATATGTTCAGGAAAGCAATCTTACCAAAGCAATATCAACTGGAACAATCTTTGATGATGCCGATGAGGTTGATAAATATGCTGGTTTTATTGTTAAAACCAAAATGCCAATTGATGCAATGACCAATAAAGGATTGGAAAATCCGTATAAGATGCAAGAAATTGCTGGTGCAACAATGGGTGTTATGGGTGAAGATGGTGACGTTGAAATATCTGATACTGATGTACAGAATGGTCGTAACGTAATTGATGATTTACTGGATAAAGATAGTAAAGAATTCAAAGACGTTAAAAACGTAGTAGATGATTATCTGGATAATGACAATCACGAATACGGATACGATCGTGATTTCACATATGATATTCAACAACTTCGTGATGAAATTCAACAGTTCAAAGATTCTGATATATCCCCAGAAGACTCCATTACTGATATGGATTGGGATGACAACTGGGGATCTGCAACTTCTATAATGGGCGACCATAATGATGCTGAAGATGAAAAAACAAATGATTCAGAATATAAAATGGATATATCCGATGATGACGATGATCAGAAACTTGATATTGATTATAAAATATCAGAAGAATCCGGTGCTGGTTGTATGAGTTGTAATCCATCCGGTGGTGGAAATGTTAATACTACAATGGAATTAGATGACCCAAATACGATTCCACGTCCAGTAATGTCATCTGGCGCAGATGTTCAATCACAAACACAGATTGAAAATGCTGACCCGATACAAACTCCATCTACAACACCACAACCAACAAATCCAACCGCAGGTGAACCCAAGGACAATAAAAAGATGCAACCGGCTAATCCTAATGATGCCAATACATCACCAGATGCGGATAAAATGGCACCCGATGTGTTCCATCAAGAGTTTTCACTTAAACGACCGAAACATCTTAAAGCAATCGATGTTCGTTCAATTGTTGCATATGTCACAGTTGAAATGAATGCCATCAAGGATTCCAATGATCAAGCTATGCTCGCAGGTTATGTTTGTTCAAAGTTGGAACTCATTGATTTCTATATCACGGTACTTGATACACATGATGATCGTTATGTGGTTCCACATTCACGTCAGTATCTTGCAGATGGTCAGCGTCAGCTTTCTGATTTACTCACGAAGATTCTTAAGATTCGTCCAATCGACAAGAGTGAACGTGTATGGAAAGCAATCATTAGCTAAAGGAGGGAAAAGATAATGTTCAAATCATCAATATCAGAAATCATTAAACATAGCAAGGAAATATTCGAAGATATCAATCGTGCATTTGATAATCATACTGATAAAGCAGAATACACAATTCTGAATTATAATAGAATATTAACTGACATGTGTGATTATATCGAAGGATATTACCGTTACAAAGAAGCTGGTGAAGAACAATATGCAGATAAACTTATGAGTTCTACACATAAATTCTACGATGAGATGTTCGTTAATATCAAATATCGTACTCCGTTCCGTCTTTCGGATATGAAGGATATCAATGAGAAGTTCCTCGTAAACACACAGAGACTTCAATCATTGTTGGAAAAGGATACATCGTCGTTGGAAGAAGATACAATATTGAAAATGACGGATAATCAGTATCGCAAACTGATGAAAGTATATAGAGACGATTCGCAAATATATCTGTATCTCGTAACACGTAATTCCCGTTTCAGCAAAACCATTTCACCTGAACTTTATTCTGCATATGAAAATAAAGATACACCAGTAATTCATCGTATGAAAAAGAAATGAGGTGTATGATGTATGAACATATCAGATTGTGTTAATGATATTAAAATGTCACATGGATTGAATGCAATATCATTACCATTTAAACAACCAACTGAAGTTGTTATTGCTGATATTATCAAAATGAGTATCAGAACTTTCTCTCGTTTCAAACCATGGATTCGTGAATGCTATGAATCCCGAAAGAATCTGGTGGAAAAATATCCTGGATCTGGTAATGTTGGAATCTATATGTTACCGGCAGCAATTACAACAACTGAAGTATTTACTGCTGCTGCGTATTATGCATCTGATAAATACCAGAGTGGTGAAATTACATCAAATACATTCACGATTGGTTCACCATTTGTTGGATTCGGTTCTTATTATCCACAGGATATATTGAATGCTGTATCTACCGGTGCGGCAATAAATAAATATTCTGGAATAACATCACAACCACAAACATCTCAATGGCAAGGATATAATACAATACAATTATTTGATATGCCAAAAGATGCGTTCTTACATTTCATTGCGGAATGCCAACATGATTTAACTGGTGAAACGATACCGGAGTCACAAGTAGAATCCTTTATGCGTTTAGCAACACTTGACGTGGAACGTTCATTATATTCACAATTAAAGAACATGGTGAATGTCGGTTCAGCATACAAAGAAATCCAATTGAAAATCGATGAATGGAGTGGTGCTGAAGCTGCACGTAATGAACTTGTTGAACAATGGCGCCAGACATTTCACCTCGATTTAATCACCGATATAACCTTTTTTTGATATATGTGGCGGGGTTAATCCCCGCCCATTATTTTATTTGGGTCAAACCCACAGGTAATTCCTGAGAAGGAAATCTATTTAAAGAGGAGGTAAAATTATGGGAAGTTTACTCGCTCAGAGTCTGAAGATACTGAAGGACGCTACCATTGAACAGGGTAAAGAGTATATGGGTAACGCCGTCGAGTTAGTAAATGATGCTAACGCGGTGCGTACTGATGTTATGAGAGCTGCTAAAAACAGCACTGATACTCTGAAGAATATGAAGCGTAACTTCAACTTCCGTGGTATTCACGATTGGTTCTACCAGAAAGAAAGTGAATTTGGTGATACCGGTGAAGATGATGATTATGACCCCGGGTTTGATACTGGTGCTGAAGAAGATAAAGATTCTACTGTACTAGACAAAGATGCCATGAAGGATATAACGAAACGTCAATCCAGTATCATGGTTCAACTTGGAGCACGTCAAGCAGAAACAACAATGGCTTCTACAGCGGAAGTTGTTTCTACAATCAATCAACGTTCTTCAGAAATCCTTACATCTGTAAATAATATCAATACTACTTTACTAGGAATATCGAAAAAACTCGATGCTTTCTGTAATGTATATCAGGCGGAGAAGACCGAACAAGCTAAAATGTCGTTGTACGATAGCCAAGGACGTTTGTCTCTTAATAGTATTTACAACACTGCTAAGAACAGCGGTGGTGGATATATTGGAGATGCTATGGGATATGGTAGCATGTTGTCAATGCTTAAGGGTGCTGGTCCTTCTGACATATTACAGATGGCATATCAAATGTCGGGTCTCGGTGGTAAAGAATTAAAGATACTCGGTGGTCGTAGTATTGATAAAACTATGGAGACTATCAACAACACACTTGGAGAAGCAGTTCAGCGTGGTCTGGAAGATCTTATATCATCGAAACCATTCAAAACATTATTTGGTGACATCAAACGTGGTGAATCAACTCATAACTACAAGGAAGATGTTGTCAAAGGTTTTGATAATAAACAAGCAACATTCGATGGTTATGTCCGTACTACCATCATCAAAACAATTCCTGAATACTTACGTATCATTGCTAAAGGTGTTACTGGCATGAATTATAATGTCGGTAAGAATGGTGAACTCACCCAGGGAACATCAACACTTGGTACAAAAGCTCGTGAGAAATGGGAAAAAGATGAAGAAAAGAATCGTGAACAATACCGACAAGAACGTTGGGGAGATCTTGCAAAAAGTTCATTCCAAAGTTCAGGTGTTTCATGGAAAGGACGTAATCAATTATTTGAAGAGCGTACCAATAAGGATTTATCTCGTGCTGATATATCAATGATTACGAATACATTGAATGGTGTGTTTGCACAATTGATATATGAATCAAACATCAATCGTTTAGATCCAAATAGATTACTGAGTGATTCAAAACTCACGGAAGCTGCAATTGTTGAAACTGCAACTATCATGGCTGCTAGTCTCAAGAAAAAAGGAATCGACTGGATGAGTGCAGTTCGTTCAGTATTTCTTGCAATTGCACAAGGTGAAGATGCACGTAATTTCTGTAATGGTGTAAATAAAACATATCAGGATTTACATGTAAAACGTACAGAGTTCGCATCATCTGGTTCAAGCTTCTCTAGTCTCGCTGGTAAAGTTGATATGTCCAGTGTACGTGAAGCTGCAGTTAAACAAAATAAACGTACCAGCCAAGTATCTGATACAATTGATAAACTTGAAGATGCTAAAGAGCAGATGCGTCAATATGATAAAATGAAAGGTCCTGAGAAACTTCGTCATTCTGAGGATATTAGAAATCTCAAAGAACAAATTAAAGAGTTTGAGAAAATACTCAGAGAACATGGTTCGGGTAATTCATATAATCAATCTGCATATGGTAATTATTTAAACATTGCCAGAAATGGATGTGGTCCGGTTGCATTAGCTGATATGCTGAATCGTCGTGGAATGTATGATCCTAAACATGGAATGAATGTTGGTAATTTCATGAATGCTTCCGCAATGATGGGTCATCCACTTACGCCTGGTGCTGTAAATAATATGTCATTAAGAATGGCATCTGGTGATAATCCCATTACATTACTTGGATCTGGACCTGAATTTGGTACTGCATATGGAAACAATCATTTTGTAAATGTCATTGGGTCCGATGGTGGTGGCAATGTATATGTAATGAATCCACTTGATGGAAAAGTTCATAAACGCTCTATCAACGGTGTTGCGGGTTCTTCGTTAGTCGGTTTGTATGGTGGTGGTATTGGTGACTCCATACGTGGAAAATTCGATGAATTCATGTCACGTAAAGGCGATGAATTATATGATTCCGCGAAGGATAAAGCATCATCATTCATATCTGAACATTTCGGTGGTGCATCTGATAAATATGATAAATATTTAGAGAAATCACTGAAACGTGCACAAGATTACGGTAACCGTGATGATATATCTCAAGAAGATAAGTATCAGATGGATCTCGTAATGTCAATGATGGAAACTTCTGCTGAAGATGGTGATAGTGGTCCTGATAAACAAGCTATCATGATGGAAATCTCCAGAATCAAGAATCAGAAGTTGAAAGCACGACTTCGTGCAGCAGTTGGTGGAATGATTGATCGTTCTGCTAAAAAGAGTGAAAAAGGTGGTCTTCTCAGTAAGTTGTTTTCTGCTGGTAAAGGAATACTGAAGAATTTCTTCGCTCCATTGATTGCAGGAATAACAACAGCATTGAAGACTGCATTTGGTGCAGCCAAGAAATTCATGTCGCCGGTAATCAATTTCTTTAAGAAACAACTTCAAAAGAACATTGGCAAAATAACAACCGGTGCAAAACAAGTATGGCAAGGAACCAAAGAATTGTTTAAAAAGAAAGAGAAACCGGAAGGAGAATCAGAAGAGAAGAAACCCGGTAGATTACGTAGTTTCCTTAATAGTAGAAAGAAGAAAGACGAACCTCCGACGATGGATTCAATAACAGCTCCAAAGGTTAATACTCCAACACAACAAAAACCAACGAATCCAACACAATCATTGATGCCAACAATTGGTGCACAACAGAATCCACCAACAATGGATTCTATCAGCACACAAACTCCATCAACAACAACTCCACCAACATCGCAACCAAAACCGGCACCCACACCTTCAATGCCTACAGTAGGAGCTGATCAACAGAAACCTGCTGGTGGTGAAAAGAAAGGTAGTGTGTTCTCACGTATAGGTGATAAGATTGGTTCCAAGTTAGGTGGTAAACTTGGTGGTATCTCTAAGATACTTGGTGGTATGGGTGGAATCATGTCTGGTATCGCTGGTATCTTATTCAATATCTTTATGGGTGTTGAAGGATTTAAGATATTATTTAAAACAGTAACTTCTGTTGTTAAAGGTATTGCAAAATCATTCAGCGGTTTGTTTAAAACATTGAACAAAACTCTGAAACCTGTATTGAAGATATTGACTAAATCAATCGGTGAGATTGTTAAATCTGTTACTGGTATCATTGCTCCTATACTGACTGCGCTTGAACCAATCCTCACATTACTTGGTGAAGCAGTTAATACAATTCTTAAACCACTCGGTCCATGGCTTGAGTTCTTAGGAAAAGCAGTTGGTAAGATTGTAAACGTTGTACTCAAACCAGTCGAATGGATTGCTAAGGGTGTTAAATGGTTAACCACCAAATTTGCAAAAGCATTTGGTGTTCTTATGCATCCATTTGATAAAAAGAAACGTGCTCAATACTATAAAGAATGTGGTCTTACAGATACAGGTGAAGACAAAGAAGCTGCTGACAAGAAAAAGAAAAAGGATACTGAATACAAAGCAAAGAGTTCTGATGAGAAACATGAAATTGCTGAAAAGTATTCTAAACGTTTACATCCAGTCAATAAAGAAAAACGTCAAGAAGTATACGAAAAGATGATGAGTGGTGAGATCACCGAAGAAGACGCCAAGAAGATGCTGCGTAAAAAGATGCTCGCAACCGGAGCTGTTCTCGCAGGTGGTGTCGGTGGTATTGCTGCATATGGTTTGGCACAAGGTGCAAAGCAAGTTGCATCTAAGGTCAAAGGTGGTATACATGATAAACTTACATCTGGTAATAAGGATGAAGTTGCTAATCGTTTGGCTAAACTTATGTATCCACTTAATAAAACAAAACGTGAAGAAATTTACGATCAAATTATGAGCGGTAAGCTTTCTATCGAGGAAGCTGAAAAGATGGTTAAACGTAAGGCAATTGATCGCGCTACTACTGTGGTTGCTGCTGCAGGTGGTGGTGTACTTGGTGTATTGGCCAAGGAAGGTGTATCTAAAACCGGTCAAGCGCTCATTAAATACTTCAAAGAACGTGATGACAAAACTGATGAAGACAATAAAGACGCTCAAAAGCAACACGAAGAAGAGCGCGAAGAAGATAAGAAGCTTCAGTTAAAATTGTTCAAATTCGGTCCATTAAGATTATTATCTGGACTTGGAGATATTAAAGACACCGCGAATTTCATAAAGGGTCTCGGTATATCAATATTTGGTATTGCTGAATCCGGTGTCGGTGGTATCATCGGTGGTCTCGGACGTATAATCACAACCGTTGGTGAATTAGCATCATTACTCCCATGGGTAAATGAAGAGAATAAAATCTCAATGCTTGGACAATCATTATTGGAGAAATCCGATCAAATGACAACCGATGGTGTAGCTCAACTTCAAAAGGGTTTCCGTTTGATGCATAATATCAGTACTGATTTTGGTGATTCAAATGCTACTACAATAATGAAGACTGATAATGCGTCGGTTGATACTAATACAACCGTTAAATCGGATACAAACTCTGGTTTTGATTCATCAAGTAACGGATATCAAACATCATACTCTGGTGGTGATATACCATATTCAAATGCTGATATAAGTGTTATCGGTAGTGGTGATTCACAATCATCATATGGTAATTACTTAAATATGTCACGTCGTGGATGTGGTCCGGTTGCATTGGCTGATGCATATAATCGTCGTACAGGTTCAAATATATCTGCGTCTGCATTGGCTTCTAAAATGACATCACATGGCACATATGATCCATCGCGTGGAACATCGGTTGGTGGATATTTATCTGCATCTAATGCCTTAGGTATGGGTACTAAAGTCGGTGGTGTAACGATGAGTTCACTGAAAAAGGCATCACCGAATAATCCAATTACACTTGTTGGAAGTGGTGTTGAGTTTGGTACTCGTAACGGTAATAACCATTATCTGAATGCAATTGGTACTGATCACTATGGTGGAGTATATGTATCAAATCCGATGACTGGTAGAATCCAACGCCGTTCAGCAAACTCTGTTGCTGGTTCATCGCTTATGGGAATATATGGTTCAGGTGACGTTGATTCACTTGCAGCATTCTCAGATGAAACTAAAGAAGCAATGGCAAACCTTATGTCACTTTCTGGAATTTTCGGTAAATTGTTTAATACTGATTCATCTGCAGAAGTTGATGAAATGGTTGAGAATCAAGAAAAAGAAGATCGTGAAAGTAAAATTGCTAAAGAAGCACGTGATAATTATTCTGATGAAGATTACCAGAATAAAGTTATCAAAGCAATGGATTTGTATCGTGCTGAGAATCCTATGAAGGACGGCGAAACTCCTGAAGAATATGAGAAACGTATTTCTGATGCGTGGAGCTCCAGTTCAGTATTAAGAAACAAATACATTTCAATGGTTGTTAATGATACAATCACCGATGATTTAAAACAGCAATATGAATCATTCGTTGAAAGCAGCAAAGACTACTATGAACCGTATGTTGTTTATCAGAAAGATGCTCAAGGTAATATCGTACATGATGAAAATGGTAATCCTATTGTAACTGGTGGATTTAAACATCTGCTTGAAGGTGAAGATAGTGAATACGTTAAGGCTAAGAAAGCATCTATCGCTGTTAAGAAACTCGGTGAAGCATTGACTGCAACAACTGCTGCTAATAGTGGTGGTAGTGGAGCCGTTGGTGGTTCCGGTGGCGGTGGTGGTGATATTAATTCACTTTATGCTGCTGCAGCTGCTGTATTTGAAGCTGCTGTTAAAAATAATGGCGGTGTTTATTCAACATCCCGCGACGTTGGTCCTGTAACTCTTAGAGATGGTACAGAACTGAAACATTTTAGGCAAGACTGTTCTGGTCTTATGTCTGCAGCCGTTAAAGCTATGGGATATAATTTCAGTAGTGGTGATGGCACTGGTATTCGTACATATGATCTTTATCAGAAGAACAAACAAGATCTTGTTGTTGACTCCGAAGGTAATCCGTCTGATGACTGGGAGATTTTACAGTTCAAAACTGGATCCGCTAGACCTGGTGATATTCTCTGTGCACAAGAACACGTCGGTATGTTCATTGATGGTTCTGATGCAGGTTCATGGAGTGCTAAAGGTTACGATGGTGGTACCGGTGTTGGTCAGGGTCAAGAAGGTATTGTCAAATCAGGTAAAGCTGGTGCTGCATATCTGGATGGTAATTCTGACTGGATATCATTACTGCCACAAACATTAACCGCTGCTGATGGTGTTACTCGAATACTGCGTTTCAAAGGTGCTGTTGATTCAGAGGCTACTGGTGGTAGTGCTGCTGCCGCAGGAGCTGCAGGTGTATCAATGGCTGCAAGTATGGGTAAGAATGCACAAGGTAAAATCAAACTCAGTAAAGCAATGGAGAATGCATCTCCACAATGGAAATATTATCCTGACAAACTTACAAAGGCTGACTATTGGGGTGCTGCAAAGAAAGCTGGATTTACGGCTCCACAGACTGCGATGGTTGCTGCAATTGGTATTCACGAAAATGGCGCTAAGAAGCTTACTGGTGAAGAATCACTGACACGAGTTGTATGGGATAATATTGGTAAGCAGTATGCATTCGGTCTTATGAACTGGATACCAGATGCAAAGAACTCACACTCTGGTGCAAATGAAACTAAGTATGGTTCTACATTGGCTGAACAGTTGAAATACATTGGCGAAACATACTTCTCTCCAACATCAACATACGATCGTGCAAAGAACGTTAACTTCAATCGTTATTACGGTAACTCCATGAAAGAAGCTCTTGGATATGCTCCGAAACTCGGACAGGGAGACAGATGGGGTCCGTATGCTGATACTGATATCGCTGAAGCAATGGGACATTACGTTGGTAACGCTCTTGTACCATATGACTTTGCAAAGACAACCGGTCAAGCTCGTCACATGCGTACTGCTGTTGAAGCATATAACTGGATGCTGGATAATGGTCAAGCTGAAGGATATGGAACTGGTGCTTCTGGTGGCGGTGGTGGTTCTGTTGCCGCATTTGATATATCATCAATACTTGGAGATTATGCAAATGATCTTCCTGAATACTATAAGAACATGCTTGGTACAGTTCAAGGTCAACTTGATACAACTGCTGCTGCCATTAGTGCGGCAAATTCATCATCTTCATCATTCGGTGATTACGATTATGACGATGAAGGTGAAAAAGGTGATGGTGAAGGTCTTGAAGGTGATACTCGTATATATGCAACCAACACCGAACGTAATGATCTTTATCATACAATGAAAAAGAAACATACCGGTGGTACTTTATGGAGTAACGATCAGCTTACTACCAAAGGATATGGTGATGTATATTTGTATCTTGAACCAAGTACAAGCGCCAAGATAACATGTAAACTTCAAAACAATAAGAGATACACAAAAGTTACTACAACTGGTAGCTGGTATTTCGTTTATGTTGGTTACAGTTCACAATGGGGTACTCTCTGTGGTTGGGGTCAAATGTCAGACTTTGCATTGACATCTGATGTCAAGAATAAATCATATCGTGGTAATACAGTCAATAGTATTAACTCTGAATCAGATGCTCGTATAAGTAAATGGAAAGGTTCTTCTGAAAACCTGACATTCTATAAGAGTACAGCAGAAACGGATGCTACTGGACAGAGATGGCAATCATATTATAGAAACCACTGGTTTACTGCAAGAGGACCTTACACAGGTAAATATACAACTAAACAATTCGTTGGTACGACAAGTGGTAAATTCGGTACACCAAAAACAATCACCAAAGATGTAGACGCACCATACGTTACATTCTCGACATCATATGATAAAACGTATTCGAACGTTAACCGTGATATTCTGTTATCTAAGACACAACAGAAAACACTTAAACAGCTTAATCAAGATTCAACCGCATGTGGTGATTTTGATTATAATTCAACTGATTCCGGATTCTTTATTCCAACCGGAGTATATGGTGCCGGTGATGATACAATTAATAGTATTCCCCCTCTGAGTAATAACGCGCTCGATACATTAATGAGCTATGGTTATGATAACGAGGGTTCATATACAGTCAATAACTATACTATCCAAGGTGGTATCAATAATGATACTGCTGATCTCAGTCGTGTTGATTTACTGAATTATCTTATAAAGACAGAATTCAATACACGTTCACCGAGAACAGAAAAGTTACTCAACAAGATACTGGATAAGCTAGAGAACATTGGTACCAATAGAGGTACATCAACTTCAGCAAATTCATCTGATATGTATGATGATGCAATTCCAGATGTTATCACCGCTATGGTTAGCAGTTAAAAAAATAAACACACTTGGGGTGGGGCCATGTGGCCCCACCTTTCATGTGTCTTAAGGAAGCATGCACAAATATGCCATGAAGATTACTTTACTTTGAACGGATCTCTGCGGTTGGTAATTGCAAACTCATCATGTTCTTTGATGGTTGACTCCCACGGAATAGGCTCTTTGCCGTTACCAAGTTTTGCAACACCCGTTTTAGTCTGCTTGTCCTTATGGACAATTTCGATTGTAGCATCAGTACAGCTACCATCGGGTGCAGGGATATTGAACTTTCTGTTCTCATCTCTCATATAGTCAGATACCAACTGAGGTACATGCTTGAGAGTGTTCTCGAATGTGAAGTTATCGATTTCATCAATGATACCGATTTCGTCCTTCGAAGGATAACCTGCGATTGCAATGTTCTTCTTAAGGTCAGCTCTGAAAGCTTCCTGAAGATCACTGGACTTACCCTTCTGATTGTTGAGTGCTGCGTTACCATATGCAACGAATGCACCCATGCTAAAAATTCCTGCCATAATAATTCTCCTTTGAGTTTATTTGAATGGATATCCTTGTATCCTATTCATGCTAATGATATGTATACCGAATGTAGAAATTTATATTACACACTCGGACATTCCTACCATCGATAAAACATCGGATTCAGACAATTCTTGTTTTGTATAATTATCTATAACTTTGAATCCTTTTTGGATGAACTTCAATACGTCGTTTGCAGTTGCAGTCATTAATTCCGCAACAACTTGACCATTGGCTCTATCATAAACTGTGATATTCATGTTAAATACCTACCTTTCATTTGGTTTGATAATAATACTTATATGTTCAATCATAATGATTTTTATTGTATGTTCCGGGTATTCCTATAGGTCAACCGATTTGTAATCTTACACAAAGGAGTGAAGCTATATGGCATTTGATAAAAATAAACCGCTTACATTTAACCTGCCGGATGGTACATGTAACGTGATTACCGCCGAATGGTTAGAAAACTTTCTGAATGAGAATCTTATTCCTATAATAACTCAAGAGGAAAGTAAACTGGCTACATTAACCCAGATTGACAATCGTATCTACGAATGGTTGAATCCGGAAGGAGATTGATTAATATGACAATTACAGAAATATTTACAAAACTGAAGAATGCTATTACGGCAAATAATGAAAAACTTCAGGAAATTGCAGATAAACTCGACCAGCTTGAATTATCCCAAGGTGGTGGAGGTAGCGGTGGTGGCAATGCTACAATCGTCGATTATGAAAGTGGTAAATATTACGCTCGTAATACATTACTCGTACATGAAGAAACTGTATATCGTGTATTAACTGGATATACGAGTAGAAACTTTGATCTTGATTATCATGGTGATGGTACACCTGGTAGTATCAAATTGAAGATTGTTGGTTTCGAATCATCAATCGTTACATTTGGCTCCAATCCAGATCAAGAAACTATCAACAATCTGCCACAGGATACACTTGTTGCAATATATGACAGCACTGGTGAACCTTATGATCTTACTTAATAATTATAATTGTAGAAAGAAGGTGATATAATGAGTCGTGAGTTATACGTATATAAAGATACGTTATTTGAAGTAATCGAGGAATTCACATACACTGGACAACCAGAACAATTCACATTGCATCCGGGAACATATTTGATGATGTGTTATGGTGCACGTGGTGGATATTCAGATTCACATCAAGAGACATCAAGTATGCCTTTAGGTGGTATGTCAATGGGTGTCATCACATTTAATGAAGATACCACGTTATATGCTGTCGTCGGTGGTGATGGTCAACTCGGTAATACGAATGATCAATTTACTCCAGGTGGATATAATGGTGGTGGTCGAGGTGGTAAATCCGTTAAACCAACACAATGGCATTCTGGTCCATCCGGTGGTGGTGCATCAGATATACGTTTAAATGTTACACCCGAATCTGTTGTAACAACGACCGTTAATATTCCAAATGATTATACTGTATTGACGCAATTATGTAGTAAATACGATAGTTATTTTGATACTGGTTATATACCAAAAGGATCAACTACATTAGAGATAGATTTCGAATATCTGTCTGCGGATTGGTATAGTTATCAGAATTTATTTGGTTCATATAACTCAACAACCAGTGACCCGGTTAAAATGATATATTCATTTTGTTTGCGTGTTAGTGGTAGTGATAAATATTTGGCAGGTACACCTGGTGGATTTGAAACGGAATATTGTGCAAATAATGTATTACCCGGTCGAGTAATATACAACTTCACAGGAACTGAAATAACATGGCATGCATATGATTCTCAAACTGTATATCATTCGGAAGATTATGGTATCGGATGTGCATCATTTGATTTCGCCAAATCTGAATATTTGATACCAACATTGTCATTCTTTGGTCAACATAAAACATCAGACAATTCAACGTTCTTCTATAACAATTCATGTCCTGGAATTATGCATTCATTTACTATATCGGAAGATGGTAATGATGTTCATAAATTCATTCCGGTTATTCGTAACTCAGATGATACTCCAGGATTCTATGATGTATGTGCAAATACATTTACTGCATATGATGGAGATTATTCTCCAAATATATTATCAATGGCAGTCAATGATGATGATACTGTTGATGGTGTGCGATTTATTATTGATGAAGGCAATTATTCAATTTCTGGTACTGCATCTAATACCGCAATATATCGTGCGATGTTACGCACACCGGTATATATTCCAGAGATCGGTTCATATGATGATAAGAATGGTTATTCAGTAGCATTCATAAATCCACAATCAATACCAAATACAATTACATTTAAATTCGGATATTATGATTCAACATATGATACGTTTACTGCATATGAAACTTATGCTGATGGATACCCGGCATATGATTATTTCACCGGTCCATCCGGTTTACGTTTACAAACAATCAACTGTATTGAATTCACTGTTGCAAATGGTGCAACTGTTAATGCAAATATGTCATTTATGATAATCAAACAATCATTCAAAATGACACATACTTATTACAAACCCGGAAAACAATTAGCTTCATCTAATGCAGTAGATATCCATACAACTCAACGTGATTCACTTATGTCACGTATAATGGTTGCTGGTGGAGCTGGTGGTGGATGGCGTGCTGGAGGAGACTGGATGACCGGTAATAATAATAATGCCGGTGGCGGTGGTGCTATTGGTGGTACCACAGGTCAAGCATATAATGCACGTATATATCCAACACAAACTGAGGGTGCACATTTTGGTCGTGGACAAGATGGAATACGCAAAACCGGAATTGACGCTACTGGTGGTGGTGGCGAAGGCGATGGCGGTGGTGGTGGTGGCTGGTTTGGTGGTTACACCGGTCTGGCATACAGTTATCAATCAAATTCCGTAACATGTGGAGGTGGTGGTTCTGGTTATGTATTAACCGCCAATTCACATAAACCGACTGGGTATATTCCAACTTCTAAATATTACTTCCAACATGCGTATATGAATTCCGGTTGTTCCAATCAAGCAAAAGTCATCATATGTAAACAAACGACAAAAATCAAAAACGGTGATACGATTAAATCAATATGCACTGGTAATTATGAAAAACTCACATTGCCAGTTGGTGATTATCGTATAACATGTGATGGTGCTGCTGGTTGTAATCGTTGGACATTGAATACAACGAAACTTGCATATGGTGGACATGTTGCAGGTTCGTTATCATTATCAGAACCAACGGATGTATATCTGGTCGTCGGTGGTTGTCCAACACATGCGTTGATGTATCCTGATGGTATATCAAATATGTATCAATCACGATTCCCGAATTCTACATTCAATGGTGGTGCATGTTCGGACACGACCACATATAAATCACAAGCGACTGCATCTGGTGGTGGTACTGATGTTCGTTTATTAAAACCAGAAACAGTTACTGAAGTACTGTCTGTTCCATCTGGATATACTGAATTGGAATACTTGGAATCCGAAGGTGGTCCATATATCGATATTGGTTACATTCATAAATCAGACACAAGAATTGAATGCCATTGTTATGTATCATCCACAAGTAACAATGTTGGATACGTTGGTATATATGGTGCGCGTACGGATCAAAGAGTACGCGCTCATGTATTCTTTGCTCAATATGCATGGGATTGGTATCCATGTTATGGATGTAATAGTGATGAATATCATCATTACGATTCTACATTCCCGAGAGATCAAAATGTTACTATTATAACTGATGGTGCTTCTGCATCATGGTATGATGATAATGGTCAATTGATCGATGGCTGGACAAATTCATCTGGTGGCCAGGTTGATGGCGAAAGGGTAATGCGTCTGTTCGGTTTGAATAACAATAACAATTATGATGGCGCGACAATGATCGGTAAGATGTATTCATTCAAAGTATATGAATCAAGTGAATTCAAATGTTATCTGGTTCCATGTAAACGTAATTCAGATGATGCGCTTGGAATGTATGATATATTACGACAAACTTTCTATGCTGGGACATTTTACAATCGTGATTTTATTGCTGGACCAGCTGTACCAGATGAAGACAAAACGACATACGAATACACATACATCAATACCACAAACTCGTTGTTATCACGTATAATTGTCGCCGGTGGTGCTGGTGGTGGCGGTGGTTGTAATGGCAACGATAATGACGTTCATGCTGGTCATGGTGGTGGTACCGAAGGTGGTGAAGATACTCGTACATATGGATATGGATATAATGCTGGACCAGGTACTCAGATTGCATCACCGACAAATGAATATCCTGAAACCAACGGTGGTTTTGGATACGGCGGTGCTGGTGGTAATGTTAATGGTGGCAACGGTGGTTCCGGTGGCGGTGGCTGGTTTGGTGGCTGTGGAACCGAACCTGACAGTGGTGGTGATGATGATCGTTACGGTTGTGGCGGTTCTGGTTATGTATTAACAGCATCATCGTATAAACCAACTGGCTATATTCCAGATTCTAAATATCATATGACAGATGCCGTTAATATCCAGGGTGGTAACACCAATAAATTCGGTTCGATAACAATCACGGTTAATGGTGTGACAACCAGCAAGCTGTTAATCAGAGACACTGTAGGAATTAAAACATATGATTCTGAAAATGAATTATGGACATTGGTTCCAGGTGTTGAAACGATTACACTTTCTGCGATTATGGAGTATGGTACTTCAACAATCGAAAATGAAAATGGTCTCGTTGGTAATTATGACATATACTTCAATGACCCTGATGACAACATTAGCGGTGTTGCATACGTCACCGTTCCAAATACATTACACGTTACAACATTAATCAATACATCCAATTATATTGATGAAATATCAATTGATACAGAGAACTTTGATTCTAATATCGAATATACGGTTAAATCAGAACCATATGAATCTCAACAACGTATCGACATGACATTTGTTATGGATGATGAACCTGACCATGAATATCAGGTTTATTCAATATCAACCACATCAACACGTACAGATCACAGTGAACCACCAATTGAACATGAAAAGGTTTATAAACGACCAACGGATTTAATGTCTGTCGGTGAATATAATAAAATACCAACTAAATACAATGATTTCATTCCACAAACAATGTTGGATGGAACAACAATCACAAAGATTGGTTATATAAATTCGAAGGTACGTAATCGTATTGTTTATACATTAATGAGTATGAATGATACCCATATCAGATTATCGAGTTTCAATATAATAACAAAAACAATTACTGTTATATTCGAGACAACATTATCAGAATTGGAAATGAATTATGAATCATCCATATATAACCAAGTCGGAGATTTCTTAATTAATGATACTGACGTATATATCACCGTGTATCGTAATAAAAGTTTCTTCTGGAGAATTCCGTTGAATTCCATTGTCGATCAAACTGATCTTGTTGGTAAAATGAAAATAATTACACAGGATCAAATCGCAGGTGGACGTATATGTTGGTATAATGATGAAGTATTCTTGTATCATACATTAACTGATAAGCATATTAATTTCTATAACACACGTTTGCAAGAAACAGTTCGACAGATATATTCATCACCAAATGGTGTATTCGGTGAAATCGTTTACAGTGGTAATTATATAATCGCAAGATTAGATAAAAATACATTCTATTCATTTGATCTATCAGATGACACATGTGCATCGTTCTCCAGCAAGAATTCTGTAGTATGTGCAGACGATGAACGTATATTTGTTGTATCGGAAGTTTCCGGTGGTTCTGATACAGTTGCAATTTATTCAAGTACAGATTTAACATTACTTGGAACATTCGTAATCCCATTATCATCAACGACACCAACGTCGGTATATGTATCAAATAATATTTTGTACATAACATGCAATGGTTTGATGAATCTTTATATATGTGAATTGAAACCCAATGATGTATATGATACATACAAATCATTTGTAAGTTTACCATTACAATTCACATTGAATGATTTCAGACCGATTGCCAATAATATTGATACTGACGGAAATCCGGTTGTATTAGGTACTCCATTCAAACAATACTTCTTCTTACCATATTACAAATTATTTACAACCAATTATCAATCGTCAGCGAAATATAATCTGGGTTATAAATACAATCGTTCAATATACCCAATGAATAGTTATCAAGCCCAAGCATTTGTGTACGATTATAGATACATCAGATTCAATTCATCATATATGTCAATTCATGTTGGAAATCTTCAATATGATGCTGAAACATATGCTGAAGAAATTAAATCTGTACATATCAATCGTGATTATAAGAAATTAATTTCAGCCGAAATCAGAAGGGAGGATTAGTATGACAGATATCGAAAAGGTTTTTAGATTCATGGATAATATGAATATGAAAACCGGCCATGTGTCAAATGTGTACGTTGCAAAAACGTACACATCCGATGGCATATGTATTGATGAAAAGTATGGAATGAATTTGTTAACTGATTACGGTTTCCAACAATTCTTCGGTGTCGATGGAACTCCATCATTTCCAAAGAAACTGTATGTTGGTGAAGGTTCAAATTCTTTTGATAAAACATCACGTATCATGAATGCCGTTTTGTTTAACGGTCTTGCGGCGACAGATAAAAACCAGCCATACGATTATTCGTATCCGTTGTATTTTGCTCAAGGTGATCAAAGTGACAATGGTCGTATTACCGCCATAATGAAATACATGGTTGGTGAATTCGCAGAGAACATCGCTGGTGTTAGTTCCGATGTTGCAATAACCGAATATGGTATTGGTGATGATTGGGATGAATTATGGACACATTCATTCGTATATGATAATCATGGTGATAAAGCAACCATTACAAAATCACCCGGTACAAAATTATCCATTGAAGTTTATATGTGTTGCTCGTTCTTAGAGAGTTTGATCCTTAATGGATATGCTAACAATAGTTATTCCGTTATAACATCCGCATATATAATGATGAACCGTATGGATATCCCAACAGTATCAACATTTAAACGTGAATCGTACAATGGTATGAATGGCAAAACAAATCGTGAAATTTATTCACGTTCACGTTCAGCAATCGTAAATTCAACAATCACGAAATCATTGATAATGAATCCGGTTATATTATCATCATCGGATCCGGATAATACATATGTTGATGGTTTCAGCTGTGAAGCAGATGGATTCTTAATAATACAACCACAACAATTATCAGAACCGGAATCTTTCACATCACCGATATGGCATTCACATAATCCGTTTGATCAAAACGGATTTGCAGACGCAATTGGTCGCGAAATACCAATTACACAGATGACAGTATCATCAGTCACCACATTCAATTATAAAAACGGAAACTGGGATAATACGTTGTTCTATAATAATTCACCGAATCATTTATTCGATGAAACTACAATGTCGAAAACATATGCAAAACCGTTGGTTTATAGTAATAATTCCAGTAAAGAAACATTGTACGTTTATCAGAATATCAATCCTGCAGATCCGATATTACAGATTCGCGGTAATGTACAAACATTATATGCGACTGACAAATATTGGCATGGTTTGAATCTTCCAAACAATGATTGGATTCAAATAACCAATCGTGCAAGCATACCGGCGAATGCACAAACGAAACGTTATTGGTTATCAAATACAAATAATATATCGTTAGATCCGGTTCGTCAAGGTACATTCTATTTGAAGATTGATACATCGTCAAGTGGATATCAAGATACACCATCGGCATATTCATCATTACAACATCGACTTGGATTCTTTACAATTGATAATTCTGATTATAACGTATCGATTTCATACGGTGGAAATGGTGTAGACGTTATTCAAGCATTTTCGATAACCGGAAATCATGTTGAAACATTGTCGACTCATGGATATCCATTTACGTACGGAAAATGGTTATTGACAACTGATTCTACTACGGGATATCTGTATGATATGTCAACATTGTCAAATGGTACATTAAATATACCAACAACAATAACACTTACGGCATCTGCGGACAAACGTCAATATTCAACAAATGATAGTGGTTTATTATGTATTTCATCCGGTGATAATAAATGTTTGGATGTTGTTAAATTTACATCAACAACACCAACAGTATCATCGTTAACCAACGTCACAATTGGTTGTTTGATGTGGCATACAACACGTGTTGCGTATATCAATGATGATTCAACAAAATTAATCATCTATGATACATCGACATCAACGAATGTTAATGAATTCAATTTACCTTCGGGATTAACATCTACGATTCATTATATAATGGCACATACTAATTATGTATTCATATTAACCGGAACACAAACATTCATATGTGATATTCGTACTGGAACATTCACGAGTTCGAATACTATTATTCCAATTGATACCGCTGCTGATGGTAATGGTCCATTGTATAAATGTGTATCAAACATGTTAATCACATACGGAAACCGTCGTGTTGGTTATCATGATTCTGTTGCATGTGTATCGATTGACGATATTACAAATATACGTATACTTGATAATACAAAATTGAATGCTCAGTATGATTCACAGTATTATCATTTATCAGGTACACAGATTGCTGAAATAGGCAATTCGTTATGTATGGTGACCGTTACTGAACGCGATACTGCTGGTGACGAATGGTTCTATCGTTTCATTGATATCGGTCAATATATGTATACGGGTGATTGGAGTTCAAACACATATACAACTCAATCTGTTGACTCATATGTGCGTGGATTCATATACAACAATTATTTCATACTGGATGCAATTATGTGTCCATTGATTAATTTCATGCCGATAAAAATAACCGGAACCACACGTACAATCATGGCTTTAAATCATACGAAATCATTAACGAATAAAGAGTTCTCATTGTCGTTCTCAAATACACCAACATTCTACGGTAAACCACCGGGAGAATCAAATTAACATGAGGAGTTGATTATATGGCAAATATATTCAAATCCAAAGAAGTATATAAACACGTAATCAAACCGGGAGATATTCACCAATTGATCCCGGTTTCTGGTGTATATGTTGCAAATCAACGACGTACTCCATTCTACATTGATCATACTATATCAATTGTTGGTATTGGAACTACACCTGCAAATGTTGTAACATATGTTGAAACTGATGTTGATGTATATGGACCATATGAAATCCAGAATCCATCAATGGTTATTACCAATGGAAACGTAACGATTGAAACATATTCAAAACGATCGGTTGATGTGTATGGACCATACGAGATCCCAACTCCATCAATAACCATTGCGAATGATACAATCAATATTTATGAATATACTCGGGATACTGCGATAGTATATGATAATTTCGAGATTCATAATTGTACATTTACATGTACGAATAATACAATTAATGCAGCATCAATAATCACAACTCATAATTCCGAGATTGATGGATTTTTACAAATAACAAACATCAGTTCAAACGAAGCCACAATAACATGAAAGGAGTGTTGATATTATGAATGGACTTCCCGATAATGTTAAACAATTCATTGACATATATCGAACGAAATTAAATATCAATGATGATATTCCGCATTTCAATAATATTTATCATATAATATCAGAAGATAGAAATGGTAATATAACAGAAGAAAAGTTCGGTGTTAATATGTTAACCAACAAAGGTTTATCATTTATTGCAACCGCAAAAAGTTTCGAATGGTTTGATCCACATGCTCCAAGAATCAGAATTGGAACTGGTACTTCACCAATCAATCCAGCGGATACAGATCTTGAAGAATTAGTTGCTGAAGCGAAGTGTGATAAACGATATCAGATGTCACTTGATCAAACATCACCGCTTGTATATGACAATATAACGAATCTCGTATCCGCACATGCATTCACATTACGTGCAGATTTCGATTATGATATCCCCGGTATTAGCGAAGATAAAACCATTACTGAAATAATGCTGGTCTGGGAGACTACTGAAAGCTGGAGTACAAAAGAAGGTGTTACTCATTCTCGTATTTATGATGAATATGGTAATGTGTCATCATTCCAGAAACGTATTAACGAAAAAACAACGGTTATCGTATACACTGGCGTCATTATGAATGTTGGTTCGATGGTCAACGCGGCATGGACAAATGATAATTATACTGTCATCAGTCCTTATCTGTATCTTGTAACATTGGCAACAAACATCGGTTGTTCCAGTAAAGGACAGTGTCGTTTATATGACAGATATACACATTCAATCGACGGTCTTACAGATGTCAATATGTTCAATACTGTTGATACCGTAGAAGGATCAGTAACTGGTGTTATGTCATATACGACACCAAAATTATACGAAGAAGGATGGGTATCAAAATTCTTGGTCAAAGATTCAAGTACTTCACATCGTTCAGTCGTATCAATAATTGATCACAATAACAGTATTCATATGTCATCACCGGAATCAATTGAAATTACTGCAATGACGAATTTCAATGATAACACGTTCACCGATGCATTATGGACATATTGTACAAATGCCAATACAACATTACAAACGCACAAAAATTATCGTGCACGTTTACAACTCGATCAGTTATCAGCATCACATATAAAGGTATACAACCATAATTCACATCAATGGGTTGATGAAGATTTCCTTGGGGACTCATCATTCATATATGACCATTCATTCATATACAATGTTTATTACAAAACGATTCTGAATAGTGATCCGATTGAAGTATGGATATATCCAAACAGTAAAGCTGGTGATTATGACATATTATCATTCAATACATCAACGGCACATGTATGGGCAACTGATTCATACTGGGATCCAACAACATGGGTTGAAGTGACAAAAACAAATGTTGAATCTGCTTATAGAAATAAACGTTTCTACATATGTTCATCGAATACATCATTGGTTCCAAATTATGATTTCACATGTTTACAACTTGACAACGTAAACACCGGATATACAATTGATGTGACTGGATTAGTTGTTAATACCAGATCAGAATATCAGATGGAACTTATACCAAATCCGAAATGCAACTGTTTGGTTGGTATTAATAAAATAATTTATCCAGATGATTCTTCAAATGTTGTAACATATACAATCCAGAATTATGACAATATTAATTGTGCTGGATATGTTGGTGGAACTTACGATGGAATGAACACCAATTCACTTGGAATGTTTAAACTGACGGATGATGGTGATCGTTTAGTAATCGCACATAAAGCACATACTTCAAACACTGCAAACAACAACTATGCTGCTGGTTGTTATCGTATATACACGATATCAAATGATAAAACAGTTTCTCCAACATATGTCGATGTTCAGATTCCATTCACGCATCAAACACATGATACTGAAACATTACATTCATTCACGGATGAAGGATATGTTGTTGCAGTACATAATAATGATCAAGAAATTGGTATTGTTGATTTGTATGCAAATGCAGGTTCAGAAACATCGGTTATTTCCGGCATGTGGGGAATTGCATTGAACAAAACGACATTATGTGTTTATCGTGATTCATCTGATTTATCATCACTTAAGTTCAACGTTTATGATATGTCGACCAGTACTGTAACCAAAACATTTACAATCAACGGAAATTATCTGATGAATGGAATTACCGGTTGGAAGAATCATGTATACATCCGTGTATATGATCAAAACTACAACCAGTATACAATCATATATTATAACATAACAACTGATGAATCTGTGGAGATTGGTGATCCGGTATCAACCACATCAGCTATACATCCATTCAATTCACATCCATCTGGAATATGGGATACAACATTCCGGTCATGTGATGAATGCTTTATATTCCCAGCATCGATTCCAGCAACATTTTCACAAGACCCGATGTATGATAAAGGTGTACCATTTATCTTGGTGCTGGATAATAATCCGACTGTATTCAGAGATTTAGAAAACGAAATGGATGTTATCAATTTAACAACTCATGGACGTTTCTCGACAAATACGAACGGTTCATTTGTTGGATTGGAGATATCCAATAATGTTTATAATGCAGATCTCGGTTGTCAATATCCGTTGAACAGTTTAACAACCGCAACAGAACTCACATCATATTTATTGGATATTGGTGATTTGTATGATAATAATCATATTGATGAATATATACATTCATCGAATACTACATTCTCCAGTGAATATGGAATATATCATACGGTATACAAAGAGTATGATGTAATTGTATCTGGTGCAACGATGAGATTCAATCCACTGGCACGTTCAAGAATTCATAAGATTACTGGAACAACAAATACAATACAAACAATCAACAATCCAAAACGTGTTCAACCAACAGATACGTTCACATTTAAGATTCAAAGAAGTTAATATATCGGAGGGGCTTTAGCCCCTCCTACTATTTCATATGCTATTGATTATGATGCTATCATTATCAAGTACGAACATTTCCGGAACAAAGTTTTCCAATTCGGAAATTTGTTTTCCGTTACTACTGTACTTCGGGAAATCTTCTAAAGTATCCCAACGCTGAACGATGACTTGGATATTTGCATCCATGTAATCACCATTTGGATCTTTAGCTTCATCTGTATAGAATCCATTGAATTTCAAATATTCAACATTATCATGATTACCCATCTCGTGTATGAGTCGTGAAATGTAAATATTGTTATTCATGCTAACAGTGTCAGTTGATGTATGAAGCGTTGTTAATTTATTGAAGTATGATTTAACAATGTTCTTCAATTCATCAGTTGTATTTGTGGTTAATGCAGGATTCTTGAATTTTACATCAAATGATATTTGTATTGCTAAGTTTGGCCAGAAGTGTGTTTGATCCTTCGGAAGATTTTTCATCTTCTCAATATCTGTACAATATGTATGTGGAAGTCCATAAGTTGCAATCAGTTTGCAATCAAGATAATGGTTACCATCTAATCTGTTGAAAATGATGGGTTCAATTACCTTGTGAACATTTACAAATGATTCAACGAAATTACCGAATCGATCATTAACCATCAGACTACTTTCAACAAATGGAACCAATTGAATATTAACTCCTCCGTTGACATTGACAGTTGAGAATGCATTATTTATTCTACCGATATAACCTTGAAGCACTGCGGCTACATTATCCCAATCAACATCATCAAGTGTTTCCGATTTAGATTCAGTGATTGATTTTATTACATCTGCAATCTCTGTCATACTTGTTGGAACAATTGATGATATGATTTCTTGATATACCAACAGATATTCATCGAATTCATTAAGCATATTCGTTGCGGTCACAACCACTTCATCATACGGTAATGGATATGTATCACGCATTCCATTAGTACGATCATATGCATATTTGTATAATGTATAGATATTATTTTCTTCAGATGATGGATTATACAAACCGATGAAACTATTGTAATTCGACATCTGTTCTTTTGATGGAACGGTGCTGTCACCGAAATCAACAATCGATCGCATTTCTTTTAATTCTTGAACCAACTCAAATGAATCAATTGTGTATTCATCAACAATACGGAATCCATCATATTTTGAATTACCATAAATTTCAGATTCATAGTTCGGTGTTTCTGCGCGTACCAGTATTGATATTTTGAACTTTGGATCTGATGCATTTACTGTAACTGCGGATCCACGGTTAAGAGATATCCATGAGCCACCACCGATATCGGTAGAAGCAATAGCAATACGATCATCGATATCAACCAATTCATTTAATGGATAAATCTGAACATCGTAACGATAGCTACCATCATTCTCACGAGATACAGGTTGCATTTCAGTATATCCAACAACAGCGCCATTTATTGATGCAGATATAATAACACGCATATTATTATCAGCAACTGGCAACAGTTTATTTTCTATGCTGAAGAGAGGTGTATTCTTTTCTATTACCGAGAAAGGTACACGGTAATATTCAATAGATCCACTGTCAGCAGCAGGTTTCATTTCTGCATAAACAATTACTTCGCCACCGGATACATTCTGCATATCGATTTCGTACATACCAGATACTTCATCATACACACACTTATATGGTGTATAAACAACAGCAGCATTTGAAATCAATACAGCATCAACGGTCCCATCATCGTAATGTATATTGAGATAAACGTTGTTGTATTTATCACCGATACGATACAAACGATTTTCACCATATGCAGTTTCAGATGATAATGTTGCATTGTCAACAACGATCTTTCTGATTCTACCAGTAACAGCAGATTCATCTAATCCCATACGATAATAATTCTGATTTTGTACACGACCAAATTCAATGCCTTTATCAACAATTGTCACAGGATAAATATTGATATCAGTTATACCCGTTGAATATACGGAGTAATCTTTACAGATACCATTCGTTCCCCAGATATCGTCAGAACCAACCAATCTGGTAATTTCACCATTTATTGGTAAATATACACGTTTATGTTCAATACTCGTGTAATCATCAATCCAGATGTTTTGTAAACTCCATGATGAACCATCTATCTGATTCTTTGTTTCAACACAGAAATATGTCTTTTCTTTGTCATAAGGTAAATAACCATCTTCATCTTCAGATAATGCAATCATTGGAATTGATGGTGCATACATATCCAATGGATGTTGGAAATAATTCCATATCTGAGTAACGAATGCAGGTTCAGTTGCATTGCGTCGTAAATATGGAACCAATGAATTATTACGTGTACCCCAATAATCAATTGATGGTAAAATGAATGTTGTCAAACGGTAATAATCATCTTTGTACAAACGTTGTATCTCAGTATAAACTGCAGTCGCATGATATAATACAACCGGATCAGTGTCATCAGTTGGATTTATATTCTTAAATCCAGTATTCGTAGTTGTTAAGAATTGATTTACCCAAGGATTAAAATATCCCATAGCAAATGGTTCTTTCTGAATACGAATACCAAATGGATTTGCAAATACAAATTTATCCGGATAACTATCCAACGATTTAACCGTTTCAACTTTATTAGACGCGGTTTTTGTTATTGGATGTAATGTCATTCGTTCAGTGTAATCATTATAAACCCATGTCCATCCGGGTGGTATAATGATTTCATTGTTTGTTACAGTATTCTCATTGTTACTATACAAAACATTGTATGGAATATACGCATGAAGTGTATTGGTTCTGTAAACATAATCATCATCATCTTTGAGTGCCAAATAACCACTCCAGATACGACCCCATGGATCATCACGACGTTTGAAGAAATATGGATACAATACATTTTTGAAATAAAATGTTTTCATCCACTCAGCTAAATCATGATCAGTCGATAATACATGTACAGTATTATATGCTTCAATAGTTTCACGACGAACGGTTTCAACTGTACCAATGTTTGTACCACCGAAACTACCACCTGCAAGAACGAAACATGCTTTCAAAACATTTGCATTGTTTGGATATTTATTAACCTTTGATATCACCTTTGGTTGCGATTCTTCATTATCCCATTCTTTGAAGTTTGCTGCTTCTCCATGACATGTATAGACATATATTTCGAAACGTGAATTCATTGTTGGTGTAAAACGTTTCGGTCCATCGAGTTGGAACATGAAACGAATGGTTTGTGGGTTGTCCATTACATAATGAATGTATGGTTCATTGTCGGTAACATTTGAATGTATTGGTAATATGTGATCATGTGGAATCCATTGATACGTTCCATCAGTATCAACGTATTTAACATCAAATCCACAAATGTGATTTGTACATGTAATCAATTTGTCCGATGTTGCAATACCACTGGTTGTGTTATTTGTAACGACATACTTGGTTCGTTTATATTCATTTACTTGGATGAATAAACATAACCATTTTGTTGTAACTCGGTATGTTATATAACGATCTTTATTCGTTGCAATAACATTCAATTCATCCATATTGGTATATTGACAATTCCATGCTGGTATCGGAGCTGTACTTTCAGATGTTTGTACATTTCGATATTGAATCAATATATCATAATCCAATGAATATTCATTACCATTATCCAACAGATTTATGATTGTATCTTTATCCAGTATGAATTCATATAACCCGGTTTCTGAATTCAATGTTGCGTTTCGATATATGTCATCGAGATTCAATTCCAATAACATATTACATGCAGATGGAGTTGCAAATGAATAACCGAGATTGAATAATGCAGCTTCTGCAAATATTGAATCTGGTAATACGGCTTTGGTTATAAAACTTTCATTGAAATAAAATGATGACGTGAATGCAAGATTTTCCATTCCTTGTGACAAATATTCATTTATAATAGAAAACTCACCCATGTTCAAAACATTCAATGGTATATTCTTGAATACACGTGGCATCAGATTATTATTAATAAACGATTTGATCTGAGAATCATCAGAATAATTGTTTAAAACAACTGATTCTGCCATAGAAATCACTGTCCTTTCGGGTAGATTATACAGTCAACCAACTGGTAATACCCGCGGTCGAACGTACATTACCACAGCGTTTACACCCGGTATATAACTATATAAAGGAGTGATTTTAATGGATGACAAAGTGCAGCTTTCGAGAGAAACCATTGTTGGTGATGACGTTGTTTCTGAAGATATTTATCCTAGTACGAACACAAAATCTGTGAACGATGACCAATCAGGTACAGCATTAAATGAAACACTTGAACGTATATGGGCGGCAATAAACAATAAACTTGCTCGTGTTGTGAACTCCGTTAATGGTAGAACTGGTGTTGTTGTTTTAGATTCATCCGATGTTGGTCTTGAGAATGTTGACAACATATCATTCAATGATATAAAAAGTTGGGTAATCGATGAACTCACAAAACAATTCGGTTTTAAGAAACTTAAATTATTTGATACTGAAAGTGATTTAAATGAATGCTTGAATCAGCATAATTTGGATGATTTGTTTGCTCCATTTTATGTTGAACATTGGAATGACACTGATGATACACGTCCATATATTGGTTGTATTGTTCTTGATCCACTTACAAATGTTCTTGTTGCCAATACAAAACCAATCAATGGTATCGGTTTGACTGATGATTCTCTGATATACAAAAATGTGGTTTCTGATACAACACATCCGGAAATGAAAGCCGGTGAATTGCGTGTTAATATTTCATCCAGTGAACGTGCATTGTATGTTAATCACGAAGGTACTGCCAGTGAAAAAGGTCTGAAGATTGATGATACGATGATTTCCGGTAAGTTGCATTTCTATGATGGAATTTACGGAAATTATACTGAAGACACTCAGCATCCGGGTACATATATTTTCTTAGGTGGTATGTTATCTACAACAAGTACAGAACCTGGTACTCAAATAGAATATCCACAATGTAATATTCAGATCAATGGTAGACGTCTATCACCACCAATCGGTGGTAATTTTTATCTTAAAGATTTATCACTGCATAAGAATGATACTGTTGTATGTAACTTCAAAGATTACCGTATTCAGGATGGTCCGCTGTATACATTGAATGCTGAAAAGAATTATGTGGAGTTGGTTAAAACCAATCCGGATGATAAACAATTCAATTATAATAAATCTGGTGATGGTTATCGTGTCGGTGATATTGTTGACGTTGATAAACCATTTTTGAAAGCAAAGTTTGTTGTAACCGGAATCAAAGATGGTGCATTTGAAGGACCAGTTGCATCAGTTAATCTGTTATACTGTGAACCAATTACTATCGATGATATGCCTGATATTGGACCGGGTGGTGGTATATACGAAACAAAACCGATCATTCGTTATATGAATCCATACGATGAAAATGCAGGGTATCCAGCACCAGTTGATCCAACTGATACCGGTGATAGTTATATCAGTATCAGAAATACATCTACCGCATCAGGATATTCAGTCTTTATAGAAAGCAATGATTGTTGGATTAAAGCCAAATATCAGATTCCACCTGGAACATCGTATGAACTGATGATGCGTGGTATGTGTATTGGTAAAGTAACATCTGCACCTGATAGATTATCACCGACAACTGGATATACAGTTGATTTCTATTCATTACGTCCATTGGTAGGTAATAGCTTACAGTATAAAATATACGACAAGGAATTTCATGAAGACCAGTTCAGTGACGTAATAGAAGTTAAAACACGTAAAGGTCACGTAAATGCAAATGGTTTGTGGAATCGAACATTGGATATTTCCGGTATTGCAATTGCGGAAAACTGGGGCGAATATCGTCACGATGGTAAATCCGCAAGAGTTGTTCCATATGCTGGAAATAGTTTGGTTGAACCAAACCGTATGAAACGTATGGCTGTGCTCCCAGGTGGTCCGGTTGATGTAATGCCAAACGATCAAGCTTCAGTTGGTGGTATTACAATAATGACTGACTTGTCGCTGTGTTTGATTCCGCATGATATATGCGTACAAGAGTCTTCTGATGGTGTAACCAAATATGGTTCGAAGTATGCAGTAAACTGGTCTGCATCAATACCATACACATATCCGACATACGAAAAAGAACCGCCTTCATATATCGGCGTCAATTTATTCAAAGTCGTTAAACCCAAAGCACTTGGTCGTGGTAGTGAGACTGAAGAAAGTGTATACACTAATCCGTTATACATGTTTAATATGTCTGGATTACGTGTTATTGGTGCACATGATAAATTGGAAAAATCAATGTTCGGTAAAAACGAAGATCCGTATATTAATACTGACCCATTACCAATAACAGACGAGCAACTTGAATCATATGCATTATCTGGTGGATTGATGGTGAATGTCGGTGATGGTTTGGAGATTCGTGGTGAATATGTGACACCTGAAACATGGGATACTTACAGTGATCATCCATTCGATTTATCTGGTAAAGTATGTGTTCGTTATGATAATGAATCAATCGGTATTAATTCAGACAAACGTTTGGAAGTACGTGCTGGTCAAGGATTAGTTGTAGAACGCCGTGGTGAAGGTGAAGATATTAAGAAACAACTTCATATACTTGCTGATCATTCGTTTGATTTTATCGGTGATGAAAAGAAGTTGTCGTTGAGCATAAATCCAACGATATATCATGAAACTGATATGATGAGTAACCAGCATCCAGTTGTTAACTTATTACAGAACAAATCTGCACTTGATAAAAATATACCACTTTCAGCATATATAAATACCAAATATGGTTTGGGATTATCAATTGCTGGTAATGTGACATGGAATTCAGAAAATGATACAGGTGGTCCGAATTCATTAATCATAAGAATCCGTGCAAATGACATTGGTTATGTTCCATCCGGTGATACTGATGAAATCCATACTGAATATCGTTCACGTTTGGTTGCTCTTAAAGACGATGGATTGATGTTTGATCCCGATGGTAAACTGATTGCACCAATCGATACATCACGTGGTTTGACAAACACATACAACATCAAAGCCATTAGCGCGGATGCCAATGGTAATGTATCAGTTTCTCAGCAAGGTGGTATCGGTGTTAATGTCGGTGCTGGATTGACATTTGATAAAGATGGTAAGCTTACACTCGAAGCAGATTACGATATTAAGAAACTGAAGAATGGTTTCGATTTAAACAATCTGACTACCGGAAATTATTATGCTGATGCAGATACAACCGATTCAATTGAACATCGTCCTACTACCGGTTTAGGTATATTCCGTGTTGAACAGAAACCCGTTATATCTGATTCCGGTTATGCCATTCAGAAATTATACTCATTTGAAAAATTGGGTATTGTTTATATACGATATAAAAAGAACAACTCATGGACGGGTTGGTACCATATAGATGGACAAATCATCGATTAAGGAGGTTATTTAATGAATAAGAATGATAGAGCGATATTATTCGAAGATTCAATCAATGTTGGTGATACCCATGGATTGGTTGGAGAAATCAGTATATATCGCAGAAACAAAATTACCGGAGAAAAGGTGTTCCATGAAAAGAGTACCAATGTCATATCCATTTCTGGATACCAGTGGGTACTGATGAAGATGTTCGGTTTATACCTGGACTCATACCATGGTCCCGGTACTGATGCAGAAGATATGGGTAAGGATTCAACAATCATTATACCGGATCTCAACAATGACGATCAAATGCGCATCGGAATCAATCCTGATGATTATACTGAAATGGATACTAATATTTCAGCAACTCATTTCATTCAGGGATTTATGATTGGTAATGGTGGTTCTGCAGAAGATGCAATCACCGCAAAGAATACCAATTATGCATTTACACGTTTAAGAAATGCAATTCCATTCAGAGAAACAACTGATCTTACTGCATTATCACCAACTGAAGCAAATAAATATCTCGGTATTCATCGTCCCTCATCTTCATCAAATAATAATGTAAAAGCATACTACATTAAGAAGTTTGATGATACACCACATATATACCATTCATGGTGGAAAGATGGTGAACGTTGGGATTATGTTGATCCCGTTACACAAGATGACCTCGGACCGGGTGCACCAAATGGTCAGGGCAAAACAAATCGTATTGAATCATATGCAGAGTGTCATTTATCATTAGATGAAAACGATTGTATTGCATATTTCAATCACGATGGAAATACTGGTACTGCACAAATCAATGAACTTGGTTTGGTTGCATATGATGCTATACCGGGTGCTATTAGTGTCGTTGAAAGATTATACGATACTCATGTACAGAAGATCATAAAACTCATATTTGGTAACACTGAATATGATGCTGAATTGGTTGCAAAGATTCAACAGATTGCGTTTGAAATCAATGAAGTATTATCTGCTACACTCGGGGAAACAATTACCGAAACTCATATCGATGCATTCATGACAGATATGAACACTATCATTGATACCGGTGAAGGCGAAACAATTGATTTCAACACCATTAAAGATCATCTCCGTTTATCCACAAACATTGAAGTCAATGATTTATATCATCTGGATCAATTTGTTTATGCAACAGACAAGTTCAAAGAATACGCTGATACTGCTGCATATTCTATTTCTGAAGGTGAAATCACTGATGAAGCTCAACGTATAAAGCTCATAACATATTACACATTTAATGCATTACCAATCCAATCGGACTGGGAGATACTCATTTATTACCGTATATATGCAAACTAATGGTGTGTAATATATGAGTATCATTACAGAGCTTGATAATCTTTCTACAACAGTCAAGAATACGGTTCTCAGTTTTCTTGCTGTATATAAAAAGATCAAATGGAAAAAGGTATCATTTATAATACCAACAGTTCCAGTACCATCACATCGTCCACGTTTATCTGGATATCGTGTATATGTACCTGGAGCTGCAAAGAATGCAAAATTCTTCAATGATGTCGTGTGTCCAAAATTAAATGGTTTATATATAACGACTCCGTGTAAAATCAAAGTTGACATTTATATGCCAATTCCAAATAGTATGACAAAGAGTCAGAAGTTTTTGGCAGAACACGGGTATATAAGACCGTGGGGAAACATCGGTGATGTCGATAACTTCGACAAAGCTGTATTCGATATGATGACTCATAATGAAAAACGTGGTAAACAGGGAATACTTGAAGATGATAGATTGATTGTAGAATCACATACAAACAAATATTATTCTAATCGACCACGTTATGAAGTTACTATCGAATACATGGATAAAGTACCTAAAGCATTATTAAAAGTGATGCGTCTTGAATAATGGGGAGTAATTCTCCCCATTAACATTTTATTATTTTAAAGGAGTGATTTTAATGGCTATTAAAGATACCGCCGCTAAAGCGTACGATACTGGTATGCGTGAATATGGTCGTGCTTTAGAAACTGGTAAAAAAGTCTATGGTGCATCAGAGCCATATCGTGCTCATAGTAAATCAATCATAGCCGCAGCCAAGGGAAATCTGTTTGAATTCCCTGTATTTATTTCATCATCTGTTCAGTTGGATTATGCAACTGCAACTTCATCGTTACTCGAACAAGTATATGCATCATATCTTCAGAGTGCATTAAGTTTGAATCCAATTGTTGATGAATCATTGGTTAAGAACAGAACACCATTTGCTGCATATCAATCAGATACCAACAGATATGTTGAATATACTGATATGGATTATGCTCATGATGCTGTACATAATGAAATCGTTATGGAAAATGGTGACTCATTGGAATTCAGTATTATGAGTATCGAAGATGCTGATGGTCGTGTGATTGTTGAACAATACAACAAACAACCATTGTCTGAGTTTGATCATTACTTCCAAGAAGACGCTCAAGATGCTAAAGATTATGAAATTGAAAGACTTACCGAAAAACTTAAAAAGGCTGGAGAACATATCAAAGATCTTAATGATGAACTGAAAGATGCTAATGATACAACAGCGTACTTTAAAAAAGAAAGTACTAGACAGTATAAACGAGCTGAAGGTGCAATGAAACACGCGGTTGAAGCTGACAAACGTGCTGAAGAAGCTGAGAAACGTAGTGTCGAAAAGAAAGCACTGGATGAATATAAGGCTACTATAAAAGAAGCAGAAAACGAACTCAACGATGCGAAAAAACGAGGAGACGAAATCGAAAAGCTTAGAAAACTTCAGAAACAAATCGATGACAGTAATCGTGAGTATAATCTGGCTCTTGCGAAATTTGGTTATCAGCAATATAAAGACGAACGTGATGAAAAGGCACAAGCAAAACGTGATGAATTAGAACGTAAGAAGTTCCAGCATACTCAGGTTCGTGAACGTCATCTTGATAAACAACGCGAGAAAGAACGTGCCGAAGATTTAAAAGAAGCAGAGAAGGAGCGTAAATGGAAGTATGCTCCTAAAGCACCTGAGATTCTTGATGAATCCAAACTTAAGAAACTCAATACAATGAAACCACTCATGATGAATGTTTCATATCATGTTAAAGCTCAGGACGGAACGCTTTCAAAACCAGTCAATTATGTAATCGGCGTTAAAACATTCAATCGTGTTATTGATGCTGATATACTTCCGGATGTTGCAGAATATCCTCTTAAGGAAATGAATAAGATTGCACGTAAAGCCAAGTGGCGTGCAGGTGAGCTTAAGTTCTTCCGTGATATTGTATTCAAGGTTAAACAGAAGAAACAAACCGCAGTTGATTCACGTGATCCTAAACGTAAATGGTATCGTCGTTTGTACGAGCTCGCACATATGACTGGAGATGCTCCCACAAAGGCAGCAATCAAAGGTAAGAACATCACATGGAGTGTTGTTAAATCACAGATCGAAGATGATTTCGATTTTGGTGTAATTCCAAACGCATCACTCATAATTTCTGCTGGCGATGTTATTAATGTCAAGGCAAAGACTGGAATCGATCTGTTGAATGGTCGTACTGCTGCTAAACTCTGCAAGGAACTCTTCCTCATCTCCATGGTTGTAATCGATACTGATGCTGAATCCATTAAGATTCTCCTTCCGGATAACCATGATGATTATGAGGTTCATTCACTTGCATCCGTCAATAAACAGCTTGCTGAATTGTCAACTGCTGGTTCTAAGACACGTGACATCTTTAAGTTACTCGGTTGATGAAAGGAGTGTAAAATGGGTATGAGTATTTTTAAACGCAAACCATCTGCTCAAGAGTTAGATGATATGCAGAATATCATGAAAGTATTAGGTGAGATATATTCTAATAAAAGTAGTGATGAATTCAAATGTAAAGGTGACATCAGAAAAGTTCCGATGTACAAATTCATTGATAAACAGATTGCAGATTTATCAACATTGAAAAAGTATCCTGCGACAGATGCAAAGGATATCAAAACGATGTTCCTCACATTGCATCGTCCAATCTTCCCTCAGATGGTACTTGCATATTTGAATAAACCTGATGAACGTAACAGTTTATTCACAGCATTGTTTACTGTTGCATATCGTGTACTGGTTGGTGAGCTTGCACGTATTTATGCATCAACAGAAGCAACTGAAAAAGGTCTGGTATATAAACCAGATAAGATTTCCAGAAAGAATGATATGAGTTGGTTTATCAGAACATTTAACGATGATCTGGATAAGAAGATCGATGAATACATTCGTGCAACATATACTGAATATGCAACATTCCACGAAGATCTCAGTGAGTATTTCGAAGAAGGTGTCAATACAGCAATTGATGCAGTGGCTGGAATTGCAGTTAAAGCTTTAGGAGTAATTCCAAAGATATTCAGAAGTGCAAAAGAAATCAATCCGATATCATTCTTCAATGCAATACTGATGCGTTCGTATGATAGAAAGATTGAGAAGTATGAAGAAATTGCTTCATTATATGAAGCAACTAAAGAAGCATACGCTGACTATCTGAGAATACCTGAAAGTGACCGTAAACGTAAGATCGAATCTAAGTACAAGAAGAACATCGAGAAGTATAATATCAAGATGAATAATCTGAAAGCACAGATTGATCATTACGATTCACGTGCTGCTGAAGAAGCTAAGGATAGAAAAAAGAAATCTTCTAACAAACCATCAACATCGAATGAACCAACAAAACCAATGACCACAACATCCACCACATCAGATGATACTGGCTCTGATACAACCAATACATCTGACGGTGCATCTACCGGTGGTGGAGATGATTTCGATTTCTAAACAAGAAAAATGCTCCCCGTAATGGGGAGCATTAAATCATTCTTCGTTCTCTCTGATGTATGCCTCGACCTCGTCAAAGAAGAGGTTGATTTCGGGATGTGACTCCGGATGGTTTATTCCATCCATTATCTCTATCATCGAGTCATAATTTTCTAACGCATAACCCGAGAGATACAGGCTGCTCGGCTTTATACCTGATGTTACAGGGCGGGACTCCTCTACAATGTCACGCCCCGTGTTAGTGCGCATTACACGCACCAGGTGGAATGTGTCCCACAACTTTGCTATTGTGAGACAGCGCTCATAATCAGCGTTGACTTCTATACAAAGGTGAGGGATGCTGTCACCATGGTATGACACCTTTAAAAGGTTTTCTGGATGAAACATTCTAACTATTGCCTCATCGGCTCTTACACTATGTCTTCTCATAAATGTACCTCTGGGACCTGCATACATAATTTGCAGGCTAGCTGACTAGGCTACTTACGCCCTGAAAAGAATTGATTTGATTGAAGATCGAATATATTTTATTCTTTCTTCATATTAATAATATATATGTAGAATATTAATATTATAGCAAAAAAGAATACCCCGGGATTTCCCGTACCGGTGGTGGAGATGATTTCGATTTCTAAACAAGAAAAAAGAAGCTCCCATTATGGGGGCTTCTTTTATTCGTTTGGTCACTTTTTGGACATTACGCTATTATTATACACCCGCGTTGAGATGGGTGTTTTATTCGAACAGCTGGCATCTAAGTGCCGCGAAATCAATTATATCTTTAAGAGACCAACCGATTTCGTCGGCGTACTCATGAACACAAATCTTTGTGTAAGATGATGATTTTTTATTGACTATAATATCACGAATGTGTTCTTTTTGACGGATTGTTCCACTGTAATAATACAGCGAACCATCATCTGTGATAATTACGTAAAAATTAGTCTCATGATCTTCATCCCAGATTGATACCCCTATTCCAATGATAGAGGGTTCATCATCCTTCGGGAGGATCTCATAATCACCCTCCCAATAATCATAGACGATATCGTTACCTAAGAAATACTTATGTTCTTCTCCAACATGCCAAGCATGTCTGTCTAGAATATTATTGATGATTTCATTGGTTGCCATAAGTTTACCTCCTGGACCTGCATACATAATTTGTTGCAGGTTAGTTGACTAGACCAGTTACCCCAGTTAAAAGTTTTGATTAATTTGACTGAAGATTGAGTATATTATTTACTCTTTCTTCATATTAATAATATATATATGGAATTTCCATTTTCTAGAAAAAAGAATACCCCGGGATTTCCCGGGGTATTATCATTATATCAGTTCAAGTAAGTTTACACCATCGATTGAGAATTCTCTCAAACCATCGATGTCGATATTATCAATCATCTGTTCGGATTTGATTGTTTCAATTGATGATTGTTTAACCATGTTTCCATGTGTTTTTAAATCCACCAATGGATATGATTGTTTTATATACGAATGATAATTAGCATCAACCACACTCAACAATGATTCAATACTTTTAGGATCATTCGGTATAATACCTTTTTCGTAATTACGTGCAATCTCAGTTGCGATTCTGGTAATACCCAATCCAGTCATTCCAAGGATACCACGATCGAAGTCACCGACAATTATATTCAACATATTATAGAATACTTTATTCTTGATGAATATATCGATTGCATCGTCATCAATCTTTGATATGCTTTTGGCAATCATGATTGGATCGTATACTTGTGATATTCCAGTATGACGACATTTGGAATATATCACACGACAGTTCGGTTCAAACATATATCCTGTAAAGAGATTATTACCAGTAACGATTATACGTTTTCTGTTATTCAATTCATATCCTTTGAGTACCGTTGGAAATACTAATGAATCGAAATCTTTACATTTAATCAGATACATATTCGGAATGAACTGAAATACTTTTTGTGTGATATTAACCGCTTCTGTGAGATAGTAACGAAAATTATCATACATACTGGAATTGATTTTATCCTTGTATGGATGTAAGTATGATTTCAATGATTTCTGTTCACAACATAACGGATTCTCATAATCATTCATTATCAAGAATATCTTTGCATCATCCCATTGACGAGAAAAGTTCTTCCAATGCAATGCAATATGAATGAATGATGCAACTATATCTGCTTGAGCGTCTTCGTTAAACGGTAATGCTGACAAATAATTTCTTGATGAAATCATTGCGGTAATGAATGTGTTGAGATCAATATAGATATCAACTCCATGTGATGTATCATAATCTTCACCAAGTAAACTTTTGATGATGAGATATTTTGGTTTAACCATTCCGGATAATCTACCGGAAGGATAATTCTTTGGTGTATACATAATCATCCCTCCTTATAATATCCAACCGTTGCTTTTCATTGTTTCTGCAAGTTCTTTTTCTGTCATATCTTTTCTGGTATAACCGAATAAGAAGTCAATGAATGAGCGTGCACCGATTTTATTGATTGTATTACGACGATCGAATACAGCATGACGAAGATGATGATTTGTTTGTTCAGATGCAACTGCTTCTGTGAATGAATCCGTATTCGACAATGCGGTTTTAACACGTACCATCTGATACGGTTCATCATAATTCAACCAATTCGGACGACGCATTGGATTCTCATGATTACGGAGTAAACAACCAATGATGATTTCTCCATGTGTTGATAATAACGGTATTGTTCCATCAAGTAAATGATAAAGCTCTGTAACAACGTCAGATACATTATCATATTTAACAATGTTATTATCTAACAGATGCATCATCTTCAGGTATTTCTCTGTCATCATTTTATTGATTGGAGTCAGTGTACACAGATCATCTTCAACCTTTGATGAATTGATACGATAATAATTAACATCGTCGATTGATATAATCTTTGCTTTGGATAATACGGTTTTGCTGATATTGATATTTGCGTAATTTGTAATGGTGATTGGTTCCATATTCTTACCAATAAACATTTCGAATTTCTCGGTGATGTCATCCATATAATCTTCACGAATGAATATATCAAACTTCTTAACATCTTCTTTGACGGAAAGTTGACAGGAATCCATTTCGAAATATTTATCCAGATTATTGGTAAATACAATGAGTTCCGCATTTGCTTTCAATAAATGTTTTGCTGATAAAACATTCTGATTGATTGGTCCTGTCATGAATTGTGTTGTACATACAAATCCACCGTTGAAATCTTTGACACGCAATGCTGCATTACCATAACATATATGACAAACATCATTGTTCAGATTACATGTACATGGTGAACGGAACCAGAGCTGTTGACCTAAAAGATGCGTATCTGTTTTATGGAACACACGACGAATTCCATCGTGTTTATTTTTATAATAATAACGTCCATCGAACATCTTGAGTGCGGATTCATCAATCACAATTGGAATCGGATTCTTTGAACCACAATCGTTTACTTTCTTGGATATTGTTCCGTATGTGAGAATCCACAAGTTTCGTGCAAAGTATCCAACCACGCCCATATAGTCAGCATTCATCAAATCCGGAACACGTGCTGCAATTGCTGCCGCATAAATTACTTCCGGATCCTTGTATCCATCGTTGAATCCATTACCATTCATTTGAACATTGACAATATTACGTCCATCTGGTATCTGACCGAAATGAATGAACAATTCTTCAATCTGTTTCTGTTTGAGTATACGTGTGAAACGATCATCTATGAATAACGGATTTCCACGTTTAATCATTTCATCACGTAACAATATGAAACGTTTACTGTTTTCTTCAACAATATCTGCAGTCTGCATGTTACGTGGATATACAGTATTATTGATATCACGAATGATTGCAGATTCTCTGTAATGGTCAAGAAACAGATTTTCAGTCGTAAATATTTGGATACATGCTTGACCAAATATTCTGTTAAGCTCAGACATATATAACAGAACATTTGCGATTACTTCGTATATCTCAGACATTGGATGCATGAACTGTTGTAATACTCTCATGATACGATTGATAATCGCAATCGTTTCTTTCTCAATCAATGGTGGTTCAAATATGAAATCTTCAATCTTGATGTCTTCAACGTATTTGATTATCGGATTGATGAATATGAGAAAGAACATGAATGCGTTCAATGGTAATGAATATGTAACAACACTTTCAGCGGATACTTTAAAATTGATTCTAGTATGCTCAAGTGTATCGCCATTTCCATCATCATTACTCCAACACATTACTGCAATATCCACAACTCTTCTCATGAATGTTTCAATGTCGGAAATGTGCCTGTTGATAATCACAGGCACACCAATTAACTCCAATAACTGATCGACGTCGGTTATTTCATCCATCTCTCTGAGGTCATCGAACTCTGATTCATTAACCTCGGTATCGATATTATAATTGAACATACTAATCCATCCCTTCTTTAATTATCTATGTCATTCTTTGTAAAGTGGAAACTACTGATGAGATCTTTACGTGCTAACAAAGAATCTTTATCCTTTGCCAACAAAACACCCATCTGTTGCATAATTAATGCATCATTCATCGTAAGACGAATAATTCTACGTGTCTTCGGATCCATGATAACTTCTTTGGATATAATTGCTGGCGACGAACCTAAACCTTTGTAACGGTTCTTGATTGTCGGATAATATTTCTCCATATCAGCATAGAAATTTGACAACGTATTTGTTACCGATGTACCGAGTTTCTTCGATGTATATGTAATCATTACACCATAAATCATTATTGTATCAATTATGGATTTGATTGATTCAACCAAATATTCATCTAATACAACCAGTTGATCATGGTAATCAATTACATTTGTAATCTGATGGGTTTTATCATCATAACCTAACTCAGGATATACATCTGCGAGTTGTTTCTGCCACTTGGTTATGTTCTTGATAAACTTATTGATGTCACCTCCATTATTTGCAATTCCCCATGCAATGTATTCTAAGAACTGAGGATTGACATTTCTAGTGATACTTGCATCTCTGAGATCCGATAAATAATTGAATGTAAGATGAACAAATGTTGTTGCGGTGATTTGATGTTTTGGTCTTTCGGGGAATTCAATCTTAATATCACCAATTGATTTGATACATACATCAATGTATTCATTCTGAGTTGCAACATAGAAATGTTTCTTACCTTGTTCAAGACGATACAGTGGTGGTTCTGCAATATACAATTTACCAGCTTGGATGATTTCCGGATAAAACATTACAAACAATGATACATCTAATACTCTGATTTGGAAACCATCTATATCAGCATCAGTTGCAATAATAATTTTATCATATTTGAGTTTCTTCATGTTGAATGTTGGACCAATACCACAACCTAAACATTTTATGAAATCTCTCCATACTTGGGATTTTAACACTTCTTCTATCGCTTTGCTCCAAACGGATAATGTTTTACCACGAGCTTGGAATATTGCTTGAAAACGTGCATCTCGTGCCGCACGTAAACCACCACCTGCTGAATTACCTTCAACCATATACAGTTCACGTGGAAATTCACACTTGACATTTGAACACGGAATGAAACATTTTGGTTGAACCCATTTTTTATCATCCTTGACGGCTTTATTGATATTTCTGGATTGTTCACCCGCAACACGTGCACGATGATTACCGATAACCATATCAACAAACTGATCAACGATTTCTTTTGTAACATTCTTATTCAATGATTCATATGTAGCATCAATGATTGCTTTTTCCAAATCTGGAGAAATACAATTGTACTTGGTCTGACCAGAGAACATATGTGCGAGATTACAACGGGCGTTTACAACAATATGAAGATGATTGATAATATCTTTACGGAGATCTTCATCTTCTAACTTCTTATTGCGTTTGATACATTTTTCGGTTATAAACATTTGATATCCTTTGAGTACACCACTCAGATGTGAACCGTGTTGAATTGTATTTATTTTATTCATCCATGATTGACATATCAAATCATCGGTATATTCCGGATGTGCATAAACCAACACAGCATCAACATTAAATGTACGATGATATGTTTTACCCTGAAAATCTTCATCAAGTTTTCCTTTACAACTGAATTCCATTGGGAATGTTGAGAATGCATTTGCGTCCGTGCAGTGTAATTGGATATATTTCTTTAACGGTTTATGTTCAACTTTGTATTCTTTGTTTCTTATCTTATAAATGATTTTGTATTCATTGTTAATAGTATAATCAAAATCACGAATCCATTCTGCTAAATCATCAACAGGAATTTTGTTTGTTCCCAGATAAAACTTAGATGGTTCGAAATAGTTACTGAGTCCATGTTCATTGCCGGTATATTTTTCTAATTTCTTATCGGCTAATTTACCATCGTGATATTCGAGTGTGAGCTTTTTCTTTTCTTGTGGTCTGGTGGTTGTGACAATCAATGTTCCACTGAGTGCAGTTGCCAATGCGGTACCAGAACCATTTTCACCAACAGTTTCACCACCAGCTCTTAACATACTCGAACCAGCCTGATTGGTTTCATATACTTTCTGTAATAAATCAGTTGCGATACCACGACCATTATCTTTGACAAATAGATGTTTGTCATCGATTTCAATGTATATCTCATCACCGGGAGAATCTTTTTTGATACACTCATCACGAGAATTATCAATCAACTCTCGACATATTTGACCTGCACCTCCAAGACCAACCTGGCTGATGTACATTGATGGACGACGTTGAATTGCATCAATATCAGAAGTTTTGATGTACATTTCATCGTCTTTAAATGTTTGGATTTTACTCATAAACACGCTTCCTTTCTGAAATAATGAACAGTACCTGACTGTTACATTTTAATGATATAAATATGAAATACAAATATGTTTGGTCAACCCAAAAGTAATCTCAACTTGAAAGGAGAATGTTTATGTCATTATATGATAATCCGACACCCGAAGAACGACGTGAAATGTTGTTTAATATGGGATTAACCGAAACCGGTACAGACTTAATAGATGCAGCAATTGAAGCAGATCAACCTGATAGAGCACAAACCATCATCGATTTAATGAGTGAAGATTTACGTTCACAATTAGTCGAAGGTCAAGGTTACGAAGGTGCATTACAAAACAAACCAATCAATGATTTAATTGACCGATTAGGCGATTCAGAAACCATGGTTACACTTCGATCATTGGATGATTTGAAAACTTCTAATCCAGCTGCATATGCCAGAATCATCGGTAGTAATGATGATACGACTTTACTGTATAAGACGTATCGGAATGCCGTTGGTAAATACGAAGAAGGTCAAACTGCAACAAAAACACAAGAAGAAGTTTCCAATGAAGCACAGCAATTATTAACAGATCAAATCACCGGAAATACATCAAATAATTATTATATACCAACTGCGGGTATACAACAATCATATTCATCATCGTCATCCGCACCAACACAATCAAATCCATTATTGAAATTATATTCACCACGTTTATTCGGTGCACCACCGCAATTAACCAATATGTGTGATATGAGATTATTATCAGCATATGACGATTCACACTATGGTCCAGTCGGTGATTATTATTTACAAAAAATATTACAAGATGCACCAATATGCAATTTCTTCGTTGGACGTGCACGATTCACCGGTGGTGTCGGTTCTTTATGGGGAATACTCAACCAAACAAAGAATTATCTGAAAGCATTAAATACATATGATATTTATGGTAAAGATGATACATCTGTTCCGGGTTTATCAGAAACCACAGTAATGGAAAAGGTTGTTAATCAAGAAGCAGCGTTTGATGCTTTCAGTATTGAAATTGGTGATGATGGTGATGATTTCACAATGGCCAAAGCATCCGAGTTAGGATTAGAAGGCGTTGATGCAGATGTTGAAGTTGCAAACATAACCGGTGAAACACGTCAGATGATAGATTCGATTGGTGATTCCATACTTGGTGGAGCGGCTGGTATAACAGCATCATTATTGACATCATTATCAGTTCAACAACCATTCTACACTTTCGAAGCGGATTGGTACACATACATCAACAATGTTAAGATGATGATTAATACTGCAGTAATAATGCTCGGATTACAGAAAGCACCAGTTAGAATCGGTGAACAATTATTCCCAATCGGAATGAATGCAAATGTTTCTGATAAAGGCGATGATGTTTGGAGTAATTATCGTTACATTACACCAACTGATGGATTAGGGGCAGTTACTCAACGAGACAACATCGAAGGAGATACATCTCAATATGTATCATTAATGGTAGACCCAAATTCATTCAATGAAACATATACAAACAATGTTGGTGATTCACAATTATTTGGTATCATGAATCAAGGTCAATCATTCGGTAATGAAATCGCATTTCTTACAAATGCTTCTACCACTAAAGCAGATGATATTATTATCAATCTCGCACAGAAAGGAACAAATGCTGCTGAAGCGGTAATGAGTACACTCGGTGGTGGTATTGGACGTTTTACTGCAGCAATCGTCGGTGGTTTTACGAAATCATTTACTGGTGATCATACTATATATCCACAGATATTCCAATCATCAACATCACAACAAACTGTATCATTTACAACACATTTGGTATCACCATCGGGAGACCCGTATTCATATTTAGTAAATGTATTGGTTCCATTATTCTATTTAATGGGTATGGCATTACCACGTTTATCAAAAAACAACGCGGCTGCATACGCATTTCCACCAATCATTCAAGCAAACGTTCCTGGATTATGGGGAACCCGTTTAGGAATGATCACATCATTATCAGTAACAAAGAACCCCGGACAAACAGATGTTTCCATCAATGGTTATCCGTTAGCAATAGATGTACAAATTACAGTTACAGATTTGCAACACGTATTAATGACATCACCGATGAACGAAATATCAACATTCTTGAATAACAATACAATGTTTGATTATATCGCACAGATGTGTGGTTGTGATAAATATCGTGTAAATCCCGCAGTTCGTTTAGTAACGAAACTCGCATTAACATCGTCCGCATTACGACATACATTTGACAATATTGGTGATTCAATCATGGCTGGTGCAAACACATGGATGAATCGTAAATTCGGATATTCACAAGTATAATATAATGAGCGGGGGTGATACCCCCGCATTCATTATTTCAATTTAACCCATCCTTTATTTGATTTTAATCTACCCCATGTTATACCATATGCAGTACGTCTTTCAACGATTGTATATTTGCATGATGTTTTTATTATTCCACTCATTCTGGTATTCACACCCGCGTTCGGATATATCGGAGTTCCTTGTTTCAAATATATCATATCATTTGTATGATTGATTTCATTACCATTGTTCAGTTCATTCAAATAATCATGAACTTTTTCTTTGAATTCATTCCAATGTGGAAGAATATACAAAGGGCACCGTTTCTCGGGGCTGGGATCCGTATTCAAAAAATCAACATCACCACGTTTACCATTTTTAACATTCAACCAATGTGTATGTGTATACAAATGATTGATATCGAGTTTGTATTCATGGAGTAAATACGCAGCCAAACGTGCACAGTTTAATTCTGATGCTTGATCGATACCATTGTAATTTGGTGACATGATGCATTCAATAGCGATTGTCTTTCTGTTACCATCACCTTTACCATCAGCAGCATGCCATCCTGCACGATTCAATGGTAAATTTTGCCATGCACATTTATCATCAACATAATAATGAACACGGACATCATTCATATTACCATTGACGGTTGCACGTGTATATTGCTCTGCGGGTGTACTACCTTGGATAACAGATATCCAATCGGTATTGTGAATTGTTACACCAATGACTTTATTCATTTCCGATGTAGGCATATCAATATGAAATGGATTGTTCACGGTCAGAAAATATTGATTTACCTTGACTCCGTTACATGTAACAACTCGGTCTGGTTGTAATACAGTTGCCATAAAAACAACTCCTTTCGTATAAATTATCAAATCGTGAACAAAAAAAGAATACCCGGGAGCGACCCGGGAATATTCTTTTTTTAAGTGTGTAGGTTTTTAATGCTGTCACACAGCACCGACACAATGCATAACAGGACCCTGCGAAACCCATACTACGCTTGACAATACCCCGCTTCGCCAAAACATAGCTCTACTGAACTGAGCCTGTACCATACATTACTATGTACTGCGTTACCGTGACATAACTTGACTGCACCAAACCAATACCAAGCGGGACCTTGCTTTGCCTCACCGGCACATTACAGCACTATACTTCACTTTACCTTTACTATACTATACGAGACTACGCCATTACGACGATGTGCCGCGCTTTACTCTACCACGCCATCACTGAGCTAAACCTTACTCCGCCAAACCGACACTTCACGTGACTATACCATACCAGTACCAGACATTGCTATACCATTACTTCACACATCACTGAACCAAAACTACACTAGACTTAACATTACCTGGACTAAGCGAAACTAGGCTAAACCGCAACCTGACCATGCGGCACCAGACTAAACCTCTACGTGACTATGCGGCACTACACTGAACCATTGCCATGTACTACGTTGCCATTACCTGACATTACGATACAACACTACACCACACCTATACAGTGCCACACCCCACATTACCTCTACTACACTACGGATTACCATACCGACACTACACATCACTTAACAGTACCAGCACTTCGTAACGCTGTACTCCACTGTACCAATACTAGACGTTCCGGTACTATACTACACCAGAACCTAGCATCGCTAGACTTCGCCTCTACTATACTACACATTGCCCCACATTACCATCACCTGACACCATATAGCATCACTTGACTTTACCATGACGCTGCGCGACATCACTATGCTTTGCCGCTACTCTACGCGACAATACTGCCCTTCACCCTCACAAGACAATATGCGACAATACAATACCATTACCCAGCAATACAGCACTTTACCGATACAGAACAAAACTATCATCACTATACCTGAACACCGCGCTACTTTGCTACACCGTTGCAGACTATACTACGCCATACCATACCAGCACAAAACAAAGACCAGCTGTGCCTAACTATGCTCCACCAGTACTATACAGCACCAAGCTAAACCTCTACGCGACACCGCAATACTTTACGATACCAATACGCGACCGCACTTCACAGAACATCGCTATGCCATAGCTACACACTACATTACCCTACCAAACCGTCACATCACTGAACAACGCGATACCTTTGCGTTACTTTACCCTACCATACCTTCACAGCATTACACTATGCTCTGCTTTACCAATACGAAACGATATCACACATTGCTATGCCAAAACACGACAGAACCACACTTTACTTTACACATAAACTGTCGTTTATTTTTTGGCCTTCCAATATAGATTAGACGGCTTTAGGTTATTGACGTTATCGTCAATGTAACCGACAGTATAGTCGGTTAATTTACCCGGACATGGTTCCCAGCATTGTAATATGAGTAACGCTGCGTATAACCGTTTCTTGCCATACTGCAGCGTTACTTTCAACAAGCCATCCCATACCCGTGGCTTTACAAGTTCACCAGAAACTTTAATCTGACCATTGCTCGATGTTTCCACGAACGGATACATTGGATGTTTCTTCCATGTGACTTCAGGATTCACTAAGTCAATGATGTCTTTGAGTTCGGGGTTTTCAGCAAGGATTTCTTTCAGTTGTTTGGCTGAGATTTCTCCGTTTTGAATCGACTTCAAAACTTTCTTGATTTTCTTATCTTTCATGGATAAGACTCCTTTCGTTATATTTTACTCATTACAGAAGTAGACTTTACTCAGCTTAACCTTGACAGCATTTGACTGTACATATCTATACCTATACTATACTCCACCTCACTTGGCTAAACTGTACCTGAACCTGACACGACATTACAGTGCTGAGCTGTACCAATACAAAGCAATAGGTCGCATCACAGTACCACAGCAAAACCCCGCAAGACTTCACTTCACCTCTACTCAACATTACCTTGTCATGCTTTACCACCACTCGACAGAGCAATACCTCGCTACACCAGTGCTCAGCGTTACAGGACTACACTATACCAATACAAACCTTACGATGCATAGCTATACCACAACTATGCTTTACTACACCATGCCTATACCAAACCTTACGTGACTATACCGATACTCTACGCCACAGTGCACCACGGAACCCTGCTGCACCTTCACAAAACCGGACCAGACTCAGCCGCACCTAAACAAAGCTATGCTTTACCATGCCTAAACGGTGCTTCACTGCACGACACCTTTGCATCGCCTCGCCTAACATTACTACGCCGTCACCGGACAAAACTAGACCGAGCTAAATCCACACATTACAATACGATTCATAATGATGCCTTCACAGAACAACACCTCACTGCACCAATGCTTCGCGTTACTTTGCATTGCCAATGCCAGACACCACAATGCAGTGCCATGACATAACGATACCATACTATGCCTGTACAGCGCGTAACCGTGCCATACCTCTACGCTACGCTTCATAACTATACCGTCACTATACAGAACGAAACTTCGCCCGACCTATACAGCACACAACCATACTTGACTATACCTCAACGCTGCAATACTCAGCTTTACCGTTACAAAAGCTCACTGTGCTTTGCGGAACATTATCATACCCATACGGGACAATACCGTACTATACCTAAGCAAGACTTCGCTTTGCATCACCCAAACACAGCGCCGCTCCACAACACCTGTACATGACTAGACTTAACTCCACTGAACCAATACTGAACCTAACTCGACTTTACTTTACACTTAAAACAGTACTGGTTTCAGTCAGCATACAAAATGAGCGCGGTTTTATCCGCGCTCATTATTGGTATTAGGTATTACAGACGATATTCGTCGAGGAAGTCGCTCCACATTTCTTCCCAGTTGGCATCAGTTGAAAGACAACCTACATGTTCTTTGGTATTACCGTCAATATAAGTATCATCAGCATCATAGATTTCAAACAGGAATCTGCCTTTCTGCTGAGAAGAACGCCACTGACCGGTTCCACTGAGGAAACCTTTACGGAGACAACCGATTGCGTACTTATTGAACTCCTTGTTATTGATATAGAGCTCGAATTCGCAGGTTGTACCGGGAGGGCATGTGAGGCTGGAAGCGAGTGCTACTCTCGGACCCTGCGCAGTCTCGGCCCTGAGAGGTCTCTGACAGATACCCATTTCTTCTCCTTCGGGAAGATGTAATGTAATGAACGGTTTATCAATGTTGAAATTACCATCGATTTTGGACTTGTAGTTGGTGAATTTGTCAAATCCATTACCGGGTTCCTGACGGAGATACTTGGTCTTCTCTTTCATGAAACCGAGAATTGTATACGCTGCCAGACAGGGCTTACCCTTATCCTTTCCGTGGGTCCTCACCAGGAAGCAAGTGGTTCCCTGCTCGATAACTTCTTCCTCAGGTACCATCTGGAGTTCGTCCTGAATGGTTGGTGCATCAAGACGATTCTTTGCGATGTACTTTGAGTAGATCTCCTTGTCTGCGGGGCAGCTTCCAAGGATTTCTGTGAAGAAGAACAGCTTCACTGTCTTCTTGGGCTGGAATGCAACCTTCTCCTCAGTTGCTTCCTCTACTGTTGTTTTCTTTGTACGTGCCATAACGTACTCCTTTCTTGTTATTCGCATATCTGTACAGATACACTGGGAACAACCCGTAAAGATTGATATTATATGATAATAGAAAGTGTTACTTTCCTATTATACATAAGAATTATATAAATATAGAATTTAAGAATTCTAGATAATTGTACAATGGTTTAATATAATTATATTATCAAGGAGGGTTCTGTATGAACATCATATTCAAGCACGGTGATATCACCGAAATATCCGAGGCCGAGAAACAAGCATACGTTGATTACGTAACGAAGAAATATCCTGATGAAATCATTGATACATTGATAATATCATTTGATTCTAAAGGATATGCAAAACTGGAAGTTCATAAACATTCAGTTCCATTTGTTCGTATACGCCGCGTGACGGGCTATTTAGCAGGCGACCTTAGTAGATTCAATGACGCAAAATATGCTGAACAAGCAGATCGTGTAAAACATGGGGTGAATGAAAATGAATAACATAATTAAGATCAATAAACCATTTCTTGGTAGTACCGAGTTCATTGCTACTGCAAGACAAGCTGTACTTGATATTGTACGTCAACAATTAGATCCAACTGATGAAGTTAAACTCAGTATTGATGACGTATATGAAGTTACACACTCATATATTTTAGGAAATCAGAAAGCAATGATTTCTACAAATCTTCAAGACGGTAAGTATTACGAAGTAACATACGACAAAGCTAATGATTTGATGTATGTGGATTGTTACGTTAAATATGTACAACATGTATTCGGTATCGAATTAAATGGTTAATCATTACATACAATATGTGTAATATTAATATTCCGGGATCGAGAATGTTTTTGTGTATGGATGTTATGTTAGTTTTTGATGAAACCAACACTTGAACCGAGCGGTATTATTGTCGGTTCATTCTTTTTCGGTATATGAACGGTAGGATGTTCATTATACCATTTCATGATATTATTCATGAATCCGGATGGATTTTTCGGAATAACAACATGTGAATGTTGATCCATGGTATCATCTCCAATCAATTAAACTTGACCGGAATATTAATATACACTGGGGGTCGACCAATTCTACTGTAATAGAATTACACCCAAAATTATATGTATTATCCCCGGGATATCCCGGGGATAATATACCTTTTATTCGTTTATCTCATCATCAGATTCGCCATTGATCATTTTATTAATCGCATCCTCAGTCAGTTGCGTCAAATGATCGACTTTTGCGAGTGCTGCTGTAACATGTTCTTCTACGAACGCAGATAATTCAAATTTCTTTTCTTTATTAAAGTTGACACGAATAACTGAATCAATTACTTTTATCTTAGCAACCGATGTTGTACCAATGATCACTTCGATTCTATTATTTTCGGGTATGACGAATAATGTTATTACATCATTCGGTAAATCCTCCAATGCGATCGCATTCAAACGTTCATTAGAAAATGATTTTATGAATGGCATCAATTTACCCATAGTGTTCATAATCCATGAAGAGTCGTATTTAAACTGTTCATGGAACTCCACCCAGATACCAGCAAGGACTAATGCGGTTGTTGATAAAGAACCCGCTACAAGTTTTGCCATCTCTGGGTCATTGGCGTATTTTTTATATGCTTCTGCTCTAAGCGTATCGAAACGCTTCTGGAGCAGTTTATCATTTCTCATCGTTAAGTTATTCATCATAATTCTCCTTTTTCATTATTCGTTTATACCACAATATGTTTTTGATTCTATTCTATTATTTTCAGACATAATTAATTTCCTCCTCATTTTATCATACCTATCTTTGGTTTTATTAACCAATTCATCAAATGCTTCTCCATTGTTTGGTTTATTGAATACCTGATACAATGTATATCTTTCAATGAATTCATCAGCGTCTGTTGTGAAATAAACTTCATCATTTAAAACATCCGACATGATGAATAATACAACACCAGAATCTTCTTTGAAAGGTATTGCAATGTGTATTCCTCCTAAACAATTGAAGTATATTGACCCGGGTGTTATCACATTAATTTTCCTCCTTACAAAGATCAACACTTATTATTCTATCATCATGAATACGTGACGCGAACCGAAATGGGGCGCGTCATTTTAATAATTCACATGTTTGTTGATATTAGAGCATGTTTTACAACGACGAGGATATTTAAAACCACGATCATCATACCATTCTCTTTCTTTGTCACGGAAAATGAAATATTTTCCACATGCTTTACAGCGTATAATTTCCTTGTTGAGTTTTTCGATTAATTTTGTAACCGATTCAACATTGTGATCTGTAATGAACTTACCATCGAAGAACTCTTTCTCACGAGGATTCTTTATTGTTACCCAATACAGTTGATCATATTTGAACATCTTATCAGATTGCTCATCAAATATAAGTAACAGTTCGCTGTCGGTATCAACCATTTCGTATCCATCAGGATACGAGCTTTCGACGATTCCAAATGTTCCATCGAATGAAATCCGTTTCATCGGTATTTCCGTTGGTGTACACGCGTGGATTCTTGGATTTGATAAAACTTCATCTTTATCCATATCAAATACAATAGCGAATTGCATCTCGGATGAATCCAACACGTAATCCGTCATTGTATCAAGACAACTGATGAGATCGTTTGTTACGATGATTTTAAATCCGAAATAGAATATCATATTCGTTACTATATAACGATGATATTTAATATTACCATGTGCAACACCGATTCGTTCATTGATGTTAGCTTGAGCATTATCTCTCAAATTGTAGATGAATGTGAGTATGTCGTTACTGCTAAAACAACTCTCTTCAGTAGGACAATACTCACGCATAAAGATAACCTTCTTGTCTCTAACGATTGTATCATTCATAATACTCCTCCTTCTATCATACCTACGCATTTAATCTTTACACGACTGCAAAGATCTTTTACGTTCACTCTGATTTCTCTTATACAACCGAACATTGTGTCTCCAAGTTCATCATAAGTTGATATGAATATGACCGTGGTGTCATCTTTAGATAAGCATGCTGCAATTCCATATGTTACAACAACATCATCTGTGTATATGCATCTGCCATCTATGCACGGCGACATGTTAGTCATTATCATGTAGGGAAATCCCCACTTGAATGCATTCATATTGAGAACTGGGATCAATTTGTCACCATTCTGCTTAGTTGAAAGATATTTGAAGTTGTACTCCATATATTCATTTTGAGGATGTGATGGAGGACCAATAAGATTCTTGTAATCTTTGATCTCATCGAGAGCCTTCTTCAGAGGCTGATTGGAAGGTTCCTGAGATGCTGTAACAATCGGAGTGTCGGTAACCTCAGTGAGCTGTTTCCGTCTCTTCATTATCTCGTTCCAATCTCTTTCGAAGAACAGGATTCTCACTTTGTATACAGTGGAATCGGTCTTCTCACCACGGAGTTGATACGTTATTGTTATTCCTGCAAGCTCTTCCTTCCACATTGTGCTCTCGACCTTTAAGTCAGGATCTTTCTCCCTTTCAGCTACTTCATATATGTGAGCCATACACACTCTTTTAGCTATATCAAGGTCTCCTGTGATTTCAAGCACTTTCATGATATGCATATCTGTGTTCTCTGCGATACAAACATACTGTTTGATTATGTCTGGTTCTTTGATATCGTTCATAAGTACAAATGCTCCTTTTCTAATTTGAAATTATATCTTCTACCATAGAACATACGACCACGTTCGATGAATTCTGCCAGTTCTTTTCTAGCCTGCGGAATGATCACTGTTCTCTTATGGTAGTTAAGTGCTTTCTTGTAAGACATTGAATCGAATTTATATTCACCCTTTGTTGAATAGATCACCTTGGAACATCCCTTGGTGTAATCGTAAAGTCTTGTGCGATTCTTAACGAAAGCTTCATAGTTCTTTCTAAGAGCTTTCTTCTTCTTTCTAAACCATTTGCCTCTCATAATTAATCCTCCTCTTTATTTTCTATTGAAAAATTGGCATCGCTGACATTGAATAACTCACAGATGTGATCCATAAGTACAACCATTTCGTCTTTTGTCAAATCTTTTATAAGAACATCTGCTAAACCAAAGTCATTCTTTGTGATAGTTATATTCAGGATCTTACCTGGTATTTTGACTTCAATGATTTCGTTCTCTTGGGAATCATGGTCCATAATTAATCCTCCTTAGCTTTATAAACACCAAGCGCTTCAAGGAATTCAATCTCTTCATCGTTCATATCCCATAAAGATTTTGTGAATACACCACGCGGTACACCGCAAGCGATTAATGTTGTTTTATACCAGTCATCTTCTGACAGGTTATGAGCAAGCCATCTGGTATAACTCCAGATGGCTCTCTTGTTAGGTTCAATTCCAGCTTTGATTGCTCTCTTCTCTATGTAGATAGCTATCTCATAACGTACGGCTGAATGAACTTTGTTGAACGGTTTACGATTTGTCTGCTTTTTCTTTTGTCGTTGATTCATGTAAATCCTCCTTAACTAATCCAAACGATGTAAGTTTCATTGAACCATCGTCGTTTATTTCGAAACGTGGTGTTATTCTAAAATCCAACACGCAAGATTGAGCATATTCAATGTTTTCTCTACTTGAAACGGGATGAGAAATATCATCTACTAGATGACCCTTTTTGAAATCCTTCAAGGCATTAAACACGAACTCTGGAGAATATTTTCTTTTGTTTCTTGTCTGAATACTATAGTACATATCAGACAGCTTCTTGTTATGCTTTATACACCACTTATGGTATGTTAGACAACGTTTCAGATTGGTCTTTCTGAAGTGATGGTAATCTGACGAACAACCACTACACTGCTGATTGAGCTTGCGCGCCAGGTTATAGGCATAGAAGATATTCTTATGAATCTTCGCTGCTTTCCTACACTTCTTTCTGAACCTTTTATTCATATTATACCTCCTTAGCAAACTCTTTTAATTCATTTATTAATGTTTTCATTTTCTTTTGTTCTTCTTCATATATATCATGGACTGGACCATGATATATACCAGACAGACGTAATGTCTTCAATTTGTTGAGTTGTATTTGATTAGGTTTTCCTCTGTAACTATCAAACCATACACAAATACAATGAAGCTTATCACACAGATAAGCGGATAGGTCTAATCCATATTCACATGGTGCGTCATATGTAAGTTTATTTACGATTTCTTTACGGGTCACATTATATCGTTCCATATACACTTTAATGAGTCTTTCCATATGTGATGGAACGGCATACATGATTCTTCCTTCTTCGTCTATTATTACTTCCAAATAGTTAGTGAAAGTTTCTTTATGCGTTTTGATGTCGAATTCTGAATGAAGTACTTCTTGGATCTTGTCCATACTCATATTGGGATACCTCCTAAATTATATCATCTAATACCAGCCTTTATCGAGTTTCATTCTTATCATCCCTTCCATAGTCCCACCATTTACCTGAATAGATGTTGGTAGAAATCAGTTCAGATTTATCATATACTACGAAGTATGCAATACGGAATCCAGTCATGGACTCTGTATTACTTATAACCACCGGGTGAATCACCGGGTGTTCAAGACTTCTGAACATCGGTTCGTATTGTGTTGGGACTGTAATGTTGCCCTGATATGTGTGATCCATTTCAATGATTGTATCCATCATTACACAGGGACTAGAGAACTTTGTAATGAATCTATCGTAGTCATATCTTGACATTGGATACTCTCCGATTCTACATAATACCCAACGAGATTCAAATAACGCTCTCAGAGTTTCATCATTGAAGAGCATATCATACACCTCAAGTGGGTTGAATTTATTGGAGAATACCAATTGACAGTTTGTTGTCATGTATGGTTGTATTTTATTGAGTTCTTTCAGTTTACTCATCTTCCTCAGGCTCCTGTTTCATTTTCTCATACAATAGATCAGCACGTGTTTCAAGAATGTACTTTCTTCTGAAACGTCTATACTTTTCTTTTATAAGCATCAAACGTTCTTCAGACATGTATTCAAGTAAATCATCATTAATGACATCTGTGACTTGAATTATAAAATCCTTGTCGACGTGACCTCTGATCAGATTATTATATTTGATACAAGCACCGTGTGCTGGATCGAATTGGACATATTTACTTGGTAATGATACTTGTAAACGATTATTCACAAATAACTTGTCCATCGGTTTATTCAAACATTCAATGAATAAATCCAAATATCTGAGATTGATTTCCTCTTGTGTCCAAGGTATGTTTACGGTTTCCATTATATTATTCCTTTCACAGTAAAAGTTTATATACACCCGGGTTAAACCCGGGTGTTATAATTATTATTCACGTATTAGATGTGTGATATCCACACAATCATTTCCACGCATTATTTGATATCGACGTAATTCTTTATAGTAGTATATCTTCGTAGTTCGTATATTATATACATTCCACGATATTGCATATGGATCTGGTTCATTATCAATATAACCAGATCGACATTTAGAATGTTTTTCGTCGATTTCTAATACAACAATCCATACATTTCTCGTAGGAGATTTCATAATATATGGTGGTCGCGAATTGATTGTGATGATATTGTAATGTATAGGTGGTTTTTCAAGTGGAGTTTTGATAGCGTCTTCAAATAACTCTAACGCTGGACCAAATGGCATTTCGGAAGTCAACGATTTAAATTCCAAATTATCAAGTCTCCTTAATATGATATTCGTCGTAATTCCTAGATCACGATTCTCAATAAATGATTTCATATCGGAATCTAAGAATGCATATGAAAATCCACTTTTGGATCGAGCAATCATTAACTTGTTTTGTTGACTGACAGCAATTTTATAACGAAATAAATTTGCAACAGAATCACGATGACCGAATGAGATCACAGCCAGTCGACCATGATCCCAATCATCAAATACATTGTTCAAAGGTGATAACACATCAGCATCGAATGTCGATAAATGTTGTTTCATCATTTCGTGATATTTCGTTTGTTCAGAGTAATATAGTTTTATTAAATATTCTTCAACTTTATTTCGTTCAATTGATATTGATAAACATTGGAGACCATGTGCTTCATACGAATAACCATGAATTATATGGTTCTCCGTTTCTATATCAAAACGAGTATCTGTGTTTGTAACCGAACGAATCTGATGTCGTCTGACCAACGACAATAGTAGCTTCTCGATTACGAATGGTTTAAATTGTGTGATATCCAATGTTTATCATTCCTTTCAATACGGATTCTTTTTGAAGAATTCTCTCCATGCTTTTATTTCATCTGGAGTGAATTTTGATGTTGTTGTATCCCAATCAATCAGATTGATTTTATCTTCGAACAAATATTCGAAGTCGCGTTTTTTGAACAGATGAACAATGTCTTCCAGTTTAGTAATTGCACGACGTTGTTCATCGTCAGTTTCGTATATACATTTGTCATATAATTGGATAAATTTATCCAATTGCGTTATCATGTATATGATATCTTTGATTGCGATTTGTTTGTTGTTTGATGAATCATTGTACAGTTTCATGTTACATCATTTCATCCTTCGGTATATCACAAAGGATTTCAGCCAACTCATTCACCGGTAAATTATCACCGATGTGTGTGATTATCGTAGAACTGTCAATCAAATCAATTGTTGGGATTCTCAGTTCATCATATACGACTACGTTATCCGAAACATATATTCTGAATATAATATTCAAAATCGTAGCCGATATTAATTGACCGATCTTTTTATGTCCATCATCAATGATGTAATAGTCTCCTGTTACGAGACCGGTGCAATTCAGGGGTGTACTACCCGTGATTTTTAACTTGTTCATCTTCGTCCTCCTTGAACTCTTCTCGGATAAATTCATACAATGCGGATTCGAATGCCAGATTGAATTTCTCAGGTCTTCGATCACCGAATACCCAATAATATTCATCAAATGTCAATTCCGCTTCGAATTGTAATCCGATGTTGTGTCGTTTAATTGTTATCGTCCGTTTGTGTCCCTTAACAACGTCATACTCGGTTTCTTTATCTTTCTTTGGTATGACTGTCATGTCATTTATAATCATTCTTCATCACCTCGATTCACACTGGGACTATTACCGTTGGGTCCAATATTAATATACAATCGCAATCCCAGCTATAGAAAGCCCAGTGTGTCCATGAATTTTTATGAAACTCAATATGAGTATATCCATCACGTTTGAGTTCATCTAAATTCAGATGTAACCGAGAAAATCGATGAATATTGTATGGGTTGCAATAACCACAATATTTAGTTTCAATAATAGAATCATCTTTAACTACGAATGGTTTCTGATGTTCCGCAAGTTTGAAACGGAAAGATGTTTCTAACCTATAAAGTTCAAAACATTCTATTTCACACCATTCTCGCCAAGAATGATATGACTCATCATCCGTGTCCTCTGATGCCCATAATCCACCTTTATAGGGTTTAAAATCGAACTCAGATTCATATTCCGCTTCTTTAAATAATTCTGGGTCAAAATGATCTGATCCATAATGAATATATATTTTGTCTTCCATTACTTTTTACTCCTTTTCTTCTTCCGATATTGACCATACCGGATAATCATCAGCATACAAAATGCGACAACAATCATATCAATAGTTGATCGAACATCAAGTTGCACGATTGTCTTCAGGACTGACGGCCCCAATATTCTTCACCACCTTTCTGAATTCATTAGTCAATTCTTTTGTCTTCACGGATATGTTATTACTGATGTCATCGAAACATACAGCATCTATCCATTCATAGAATTCTGGATGTTCTTTGATATCTATCCATCCGACTCTAGGAGATGTACCATAATCTCCAAATTTATAAACAGCAGTTCCCCATATAAATTGGAGTACACCCCAATCAGAGTCACCCTGTTTAACGCTATCTGTTGCACCATAATTGTTAGGTTTTTTGATTTGCCACCCTGAATCAATTCTAAGATTCTTCCAGCTTCTGATTACATTCGTATAGTTATTATAGTAGATCATTGTTTGAAAATCAACATATCCAGCACCGATTAGATCACTCAGTTCTTTGTTAAGCTTCTCGATACACGATATAAGAATTTTGTGAACCACCTGATTAAGCTCTTTACTATTATGGCATTCCTTAAGAAGTTTAATGTCAGATTCGTCGAATTTAAATCTAACGGTTTCTTCATCGAGCTGAGTATAATCCCAATCTACCTCTCGTGGATCTCCTATGTAGAAATCTACATCAAATTCAACATTATCGGTGACAATTACATTATGAAATGCAGTATATACATACTGATTACTACACAATGCAACGCGCTCCACTGCATCTACATATGCAATCTTTTCAGCGATACTTTTGTTATCTAATAATATTTCCATTTTATGTTCCTCCTTATCTGATGGCAAATAACATTCCGCTCAGGAATGATACGATACCTCTAATGAATTCGATTAATTTTGCAAACATATTTTTATACCTCCGATATATTTTTGATTCTACGTTCATAGAATCCAATTAAATAATATAAATATGGAATTTGAAAAAAATAGATGCCCGGGAATAACCCGGGCTAAAATTAGAAGTAGGATATAGAACAAAAGAAGCGCGTGGATACCAGAGAAGGTGGCAACTAGTATCCACATGGCTAAAAGTTAAGGAGACAAATGTGAAAACGTGAACCTCACATCTGTTTGGAAGTAAACTTCCTTTGGTTTCCGTAGCTCGGATCGAACGAGCGATAGATGCTTCAAAGACATCTGCCTTAACCCCTTGGCGATACGGAATCATTCATGTAATGTTTTTATACTCTAATGTTCATATTACACAAAAAATATATCCCCAGAATTATCTGGGGATATCATATTATTTTTTCATACGTTCAGCCAAATGAAGTATCAATTTCTGACATGCTATTGAATATTTAGTAACAGTTATTTCTTTACCACAATATTTGTGTTTACATTTGCATTTGGTGACGAACTGTTTTAATTCATCATCACCAATGACCTTTTGGAATATATACCACACAGTCAATCCATATGATAAATAGTTTTTAAATATCATGGCTGTTTCCATCTGATCATAAGGATCCGTAGATTTGATTCTCTCTGAATTTGATGTGACATTATAATGATTATCATGATATAAATCGACAGTTTTATCATCGCATCTGACATCTGTGTATACTTTGGTCATATATTCCGTACCATTACATTTTTCATACATCGTCAACAAGCTTACTACTAATGGAGCTTCGGTTATTTTACCTAATGCAATATCTCTGATGGTTTCATTTAATATATCATCTGGCATTTTTACCATTCTGACATGAGTTTCAGAAAGATTACCTTTATCAAATATATTGAATGTAATATCATCAATTGATATACCATCGTCAAATATAACGTCGTGGGATATATGATACATTGCGGTTGAATTGTTTATTATCTCACATTTATTGCCGCTTAACATAGCAAACAATCCAAGATATTTCGATCTGTCATCATCATGTATAACCAATATTGTTTTTGGTTTACCACTGACAATGGATTTACGAAATTCGTGAGTTTTCTCATCAGCATAATTGATTATTTCGGGTAACATAAAAATTCCTCCTAAAGATAAATGGTACTACAGCAGCTCCCGAAGGAGCTGCCGTAAATGAAAGGATATGTAACAGCGGCGTGGATATCGCTGTCAATTGAGGTGCAACCTCTGAGATGGACAAGCTCATTGGTTACATATGTGGCTGACACGAAGGGATGTATAAGTGCCAGCCGTGATTAGGAATTGTTGCGGCTGTCTGAAGACCGCAATGGTGTGACATGTGGAACTCGAATCCACGACCCACGCTTTAAAGGATAATTATTATATTTGAATAATATCATATAATCATAATACATTATTATTCAAATAAAGTTGGTTATTGTTGAATGATAATGATTGATTTCTCCATTTTTCAACAACATTATCCAACTTAAAATCAGATGCAAAATGAATACCAACTTTCTGGTTACTCGCTGATGAATTTCTAAAAATGAATTCAGTTCCTTGTGCTAAATATTGTGGAACAACATAGACATCACCATTATAACATGTAGCAAACATATCAATTTCATCCGCTGTATATTTAACAACGGATACACCGTATCGATGTGTTCTAGTTGATTTCGTTCTGATCATAAAGGCATCTGAATTTGGAAGTTTCTTAGCTGTTTTAATTTGGACTTTGAATAAATTGCTATCAATATCAGCAATCATGTCATATCTAGAAGTGGGTAACACTGGGACTGATACGCCGAATCCATGTTTAATGAATGCTTGTTGTACAGCTAATTCTGTTACAACTCCTTTAGCATGTGTTGATAATTCCATATTATTTCTCCTTTAAAGCGAATGCGCTACCGACTGCGCTAATGTCACATCTGGAAGAAGGTGTACATGATTTGAACATGTGTCTCGTGCGCCATATGCAAATAATATGCTGTACGAATCTATCACTAGATTCCTTAACGCGTTTTAACCAACTAAACTAACACCTTCATATGATTAAACTCATTAACCCCAGGTCGATTCGAACAACCTTTTCCGAATAGTCCTAGTATGCTCAGATTATATTCAGCGTTTTAACCTATTCTAAACTATGCGGCTAATGGGTTTGATTCGCGGATATATCAGATTCGAACTGATAACCTTATGGTGTTATTGCTGTACGAATCTAAATCTAGATTCCTTATGGCCGTACGCTCTATCCAATTGAGCTAATATCCGCATAGATTGGTCATGATGAATAATATTTACGATTCGAACGTCATTTATTCACCGATGATTGCTGTTACCATCTTAAATACAAGATGGGGAATTACCCATCATGACCATTGGTCGACGGAGTAGGACTCGAACCTACGACACCGTGCTTAGAATGCAAGCTGATTGCTGTACGAATCTAAATCTAGATTCCTTTACGTACTCTACCTACTGAGTTATCCGTCGTTTTTTGCCCGGGTAGATACGCAAAGGCTACCCGGGTTTTAGGGGTGATCTGGAGTTACGCAATGAACCGCAAAGTCAGAAGCCGTAATATAAACGTAACCCCAGTAATAGATGTGGAGGTACTCGAAACCTCACTCCTTTCGGAACTGGTACTTGAGACCAGCGCGTCTGCCATTCCGCCACACATCCACAAATACCCGTCGGCGAACATACACATTGATTGCTGTCTGACACTCATCGAAACGACATGAGTGATTGTGTATGTCGCCAAACGGTAATGTCATCAATTATACATTGAACATTCAGTTGACAGGTTCGTCAATCTCTAATTGATGTAATTATATGTTACTTCTTTTGCCTTTTTATATTTCAGCGTCGTTTTCTTCTTTTTCTTTTTCTTTACGCGCTGCTTTTTCTGCGATTTTGATATTCCGATGAATACCTGCGTTGTGATATTTCTTGATTTCCTTCTGGAAACGTGTGCGATTACCATAAAGCTTCTTCATGATGCACATTGCGAATCCCATTTCGGGATCGAATACATTTTCATCACAGCATTTGGATGTGACTCTGTCACCATCCGTAAATATTACGGTAGTAACAAGCTTTGTCTCATTAAAGAGTACGTGTTTGATTTCCGGTATATACATACCTCCCCGCTGTTTAACAATTTTAACAGCCAATGTTTCGTCAATAAGCATTTCTTTTTCCTCCTGCTTTTTAATATTTTCAATAACATCAGTCATTGAATCAAACCAGAGTGTTTCCGGTTTAATTGAATGAACTGCATCATTGAACTCTTTTCTGATTTCATCTATAGGTCTATGATGGAATATAGACTCAGCAACTTCAATTTTACTAGGAAATTCCTGGATGTCACCAGCATTAATAACGTTAATGACATTATTAATATCACTGGAATTAATTACAGTATTACGTTCCTTGACTTTCTTCTTGAAATCATCAGTCAGTACATCAGTGATTGTTCTGTATTCTTTACTGATAGATTCCAGTAAATCTTCATCCGTGGAATCCGGTACTGGTTTAATGGCTTCACGGATTTCATTGATAAGACCTTTTTCTTCTGAGCCTATACATGAACCCATATTGATATCACCAGATGGATAAATATCAGAGATTCGAACGTGTACACCTAAATTGGTAGTAGATACTCTCCATCTGTCATGAACCCAAACGAATTCAAAGATTTTACCACGGAAATTCCATCTAACATGTTTGATATTGTTTTTTGATAACGCAATTCTCCCATGATATCTGCGTTTTAAAAACTGCTCAATTGTATTAAATATTGTATTGCGGAATTCATAATCAATACCACAAAATTCTTTAACATACATTGCCATGAGTTTCGTAAGATTAGTATGAGAGAATGGATAATGATTAGAATATGTAGTTAACATATCCGGTTCCCAATTATTATCCGGATCGAATGTAATAATGCGGTTGGTTGTGTTGTACAACCAAATACATGGATTCTGCTCATGAACACTAACGCCGATATGAGCGTGCGTAGATGGGTGTAAACCACGCTGTGTTATACATGCAATATATGCATGTTCACCATTACGTGTATATGTCATTGACATATCCGATAACCACTGTTTTAATATTTCCTCAATACGTATAATTTTGAGATTGTTTTCCTCATTATGCATGCTGGAAAATATCGTATCACGTAAATGTGATATTTCTTCAAACGTAAATGGTTTAATTACTGATTTAGGCAATACTGTTACCAAACCATCGATATATTTGATTGTCTGATTATAATTGATATCCAGTATAATTCCACCATCACAGTTTTCGATATGGAATAAACGCTCGAATGGTCCAACATTAACTTTATAACATTTACCGATTGAATTCACTGTTGGAGAATACCAATACCATTTGAATGTTGAATTATTCAAATGGGATAACCATTCTTCAACACCTTTACAGAATGCTTTGAATTCTTTCGTCGGTGGGTGTTTCAGTCTGCTGATCAGAGAACGAATATCAAACTGAACCAATGGTTTAAGCTTTTCTTCGTAGTATGATTCATCATAAACTATTTCACCATTATTTTCAATGGATGCGATAAATTGGTGATTGATAAGAATGGTGATAGACTCACTGTGTGCGAGCCACGTAATCGAAATTATGAATTCTGATGAAATATAATATACTTTAAATGTATCTCCATCAGTATCCATAATATGTTCAACATCGGTCTCCATATTAATATATGACAAATCATGTATCCAATCTTTTACGATTGTTAATACTTCAAGCTTATTCATTTTTTCATCATCTCCTTAATGACATCATAACGGAAACCATCAATCACAAACTGATTGAGAGGTCCATCATAAATAATTTTATCATTCTCCATTATCTTTGTGGAGAAATTTAATGTGGATGTATTAGCATTCCACAATGTTTGCAATCTGAGAATCACTCCCCAGATTGTTTCTTCCTGTATAGGATTAAAAACGCATTCACGTTTCTCACCCCATGATACCTCAATGGTGTACATCAACTTTCACCTCCTTTAAATGGTTCATCAACATAGAATCCGTTCATTAACCACATCTCGACCCAATATTGATCGGGATGACGGTATATAATTCCATCCGATGCACGATACACCGGATGGATATATAATACGGGTTTTTCTTCTTTGAATTTATTGTATAATTTGATATACCTCTTTGGAATATCTATTGTTGCAATGTAAAATCTATCAATTTCTTCGATACATTTTAATGTTGCCTTTGGTCGTTTGCGTTGTAATAAATCAGCCATTGATGTAAATCCAATGTAAACATCTGTGGCGTTTGTTCCAAGAATCTTTTCTCGGAATTGAGATGGTGTATAGTCTGGCGAAAAATCTGCCAACATGATAGCGTGTTTAACTAACATTATTCACACGCCTCACGAAGTGCTTCGAATATAGCGATGGGTACTGTTGTGCCAGGTGATACTGTGTATTCATCAACTTTGAGGCCCTTAGTCTCACCATTATTGTATGATTTGATTACAATCCTTGACATTTCGTTATATCCATATTCAAATACAAATTTGAAGAATTCGCCGTTATCATAATCCTCATCATCAATTAAACATGATTTAGATAGTGATGAACACATGTAATATGGTAAGTGAACGAATTCCACATACCATTCATTTTCGGTATCATTTGCAGCAGTCGGTTCATCAACCGGCATGTATCTTCTTATAATGGCTATTAATTCTTCATAATAGTCGATGAAATCTTTTATGTCAGCATCAATACAATTATTGATGTTCTTTTGTAACGGATTCAAACCATTATTTTTGATATATCTGTTAAGTTCACTGGCGTGAATAACATGATATTCACCATCATCATATTCAGTCTTGTATGCCATTGCGACTGTATGTTCAGCCTGACAACCGGCGGCGAATGTTTCCATGAATGACTCTGCAAAAACAATAACATCTGCTTTTGACATCATATCAATGGAACGTGCTAAACGTGCCCATCTGAGTTCACGTGGTGATTTATCCTTCCAGTCAGCAGGTTCTGCAACATGATACTGCTCGATTAATTCGAACTCATGTTCAGGATACACCTGCTTTAATTTATTCATTATTCCATCACGTTCTTTGTGCACTTGTTCAGCAGTTGCATGCTGCATTGGTTGGGATACAAACACTTTGTTCTTCTTTTTTCTTAAGACTGGCAATGACATAACTATTCCTCCCTGAAATCACGTAATAATTCTGACAGAATTGATTCTATCTCTGTTGTGGCTGACGTGAATTTTTCAACATCGTAATTGGTTAACCCACGATGTGATGAAGCAAATTCGATTTCATGTTTAGTTGCAAATAGCAACTCTAATCTATCCGCCATTTCCTGGCGGTTGTACACATGTATCAGTTTCTGATAACCGACATCTTCACCATTAAGTCGGTGAGGATCAGATATATAAATTTTATGTGGGTTTATCTTCATTTGCAAAATCCTCCTGTAATGTTTTAAATGATTTATCGAACTCATCCATGAATTCATGATACAAACGAATGGCCTCATCAATATCAAATTCCGGATGCGAACGTTCATATTTGAGCGGGGCTTCTTTGTATTCTTGGATCTGTTTTTCTAATTCTCGTGCATGATGGAATGCTTCCAGTGAATGTTGACCCATCTCGACACGTTCTTTTGCTGTCATATATTTTCCTCCTCATAAAAAGATTTACCAACCCGGGAGACACCCCGGGTTGATATGATGAAAATTGTGAGTGGTTGGACAGCATACCAACCGATTCGGGATTCCAATTTCATCCACATTCGCCCCGGACTACTCAAGGTCCCACTGTTTTATTTATCCTTCCACAGCATGACCAACTACCATGGAGGGATAATGGATTCGATACAGATTTCTGAATTCTGATATTGATAATCGAATCCATTTGATATGGTATATACCTATATCCATAAGAATTATATAAATATAGAATTATTAAATTCTAGATGCTTTCATCATATTAAGTATTGTAAAACTCAATACATCAATATCCATATGTTCATATGTTTTTGATAATACAATCGCATCAGTCAATGGTAACCTGATAAATTCACCTTTGGTATTGGTTATACGTATTGCTGGTTTACACTCATTGTCTGGAGTGACATAAACACATGGAAGCGCAGTATAACCAATAACCGAAACAGCATCTTTGATTGTGAATTCTTGTAGAGCTGTTTCACTGATGTCAAACTCAGGATTACCGATTTTCGGAAATAATACATTTAACTTTTCTGATACTGCTTTAACGGTTCTCGCTAACATATCGAAGAATAACCGTACATGTGTTCCAGGAATGAACATACGCGGTTTTTCGAATCCTTCTGAAATCGACATTGCGTAATTTGGTCTGATGTATGTTGTTGTAGATTCCGGCTTTTTGGTAATTGTTTTGTATTTACTTTCAGGATCTTCATCAAGTGAATAGATGAAATCGAGTCGTAAATCCTTATTGATACTACCGTATGCAAGTGTGTAGTTAATACGTTTCATTTAGAAACCACCTTTACTATTCATTATAAATCCACCAAGACCATTGTTGATGAGATTTGGTATATAATAGTCAAGTGTGATAGTTGATTCGTAACAAAGTTTATCCAGAATATCATTGTATTCTTCAATGGTTTCACAATTGAAATATATTGCTGAATAATCTCTGAATTCGTCTTGGATGAATTTAAATAAATCGTATTTAATATTTGGATATTTATTTCTGTCATATTCCTGAAGGATTGTGAGATCAGCATATGGTGAAAGCATACATGTCTGTCCAACATCCTTTACGGATTCATACAGATCTATTACTCCAATCTGTGACGGGTTAAGTTGTTTATGGCCGAAACCAACTTTATGCTGGTCGGTTCTTCCTAATGCATTAGGCCTTGTGTTCACATGATTCGCAAAATCATGCAGTTCTTTTATGAACTTCTTCAGGATTTCCCTGAAGAGCAGACTATATCTTCATATGCTTATCATCCCGACAATCATATGCACTTCGTATCCACTCATCATTAGCTTATGAGTGTACTCCCATTTCTGAGATAGTCGTTGACGCTGAAATGACGATGATTTTGCATCATCCCTTGCGTGCGGATTGAGGATATATCTTTAACCTTATTACCATACCTTTCGGAAGTCGTCAGCATTACCATTCGACATTTGGTAGTTAAAGCTTTACCCAACGCTCATATTCTGTTCGTAAACTATGAGTCGCCTCTTGGAATTATTGTCACCACCCAAGACGTTCCCGCATATATGAAGTGTCAGGCCGCTAATTGACCTTTGCGCGTGACTTTAAGTGACTGGTAATAATCCATATCATTTGTGAAATCCGTTGTATGGATCGTTCCCAATGAATGTATTTTGGATATAATTAGATTCGGTGAGAATTTCATACTTGCTTCCGAATCTTTTGTTTTTGCCAATATACCATAACGGAATAAACGTTTCAAATTATCCGATACTTTCGCAGTAACAATTGTTGATATTACTTCATTCAAACGGATACGTTTATTTTCGAATGAATATATATTAACATCAGTGAATTCCGTTTGTAATACATATCTCAATAATGAAACCATATTACGTTTGTCACATTCTGGGATTGGAAGTTCCCATGCTGATATTGAATCCAACATTCGTGCAACATGCATTACATTACATGCACCACGATGTTCGATTTCATTATTCGGATAATATGATAACTGATATACCCACCATGATGGATCTCGTACTTCATCAATATTTTGTGGTTCATATTCTTTGATTACCTGTACGAGCATATATACAATCGAACGAACATATTCAAATTGTTCCAAACCTTTACGATACGCTTTGATATAAATTGGACGTTCTTTAATTGGTTGGAAATATTCGAAATCATTTTTATCATCAATGATTTTATCCGTATATTGAACAACCGGAAATACACCAAGGAATGATAATGGTGATGTTATGTGCATGAAACATGTAATGATTGATTCGTATGTTTTGAATATCATTACATCCATTACTTTCGTACATGTAACAACAAAACCATCCATTGATATCAAATCATGTTCTGAACGACGAACCACAATCGGAAGTAACGATTTCAACGTTACAGAATTTGCACCGGATGGATACAGAAATTTATCTACCAACTGATATTCTGTATACAATTCATTATCAAGTAAATATCGACCTTGATCATCAGCAATCGGAATCAATAATGTATTATGATCGATATGTTTCTCCAAGAATTTGTTTTTGTCACGTGCTCCCCATACGATATCAAAATCCAACAAACCGACTCGGATATCGGCAATGCTTTTAGTTTGAATCTTAGTACCAGTTTCACGACGACGTGTTTGTAGTTCAGATGGATCCGGATGTGGGTTCCATTTGAAATTACCAACAATGAGAAATGGATAACTATCCTTTGGAGCATCCTTAATCGGATTCAATCTCATTAATTGGATAATCTCCAATGATTTTAACGCTTTAATCACGTACTGATATAATGGTCTATCAGTACCAAGATTAATGGTCACGTTATTCATTGGATTCTCGTCATCATCAAAAATGTAATCAATCATTTTTAATAACCTCCTTCTGATTTAAGTGTACAAAGATGTTGGTTCCTTGTACAAAAAAATGATATAAATATTGTTTCGAAAATATAATTGGAAAAACTCGTTCGTAAAAATCCATTCATGAAAGGAATGAATATAAATGAAAGTGCAAGGTTTATATAATATAGAAGAAGATATTAAAATTAATGATTTAAAAGAGGTAACTTCTTCGGTTATTTACAGATCACAAAATGTTTATAATCCTGCGGGATTATTCTCAGAAGAAATATTTGGTACCACTCCAAATGAACGTTGGTACAGATGTGGTTATATCAAACTCCCAATCAGAGTATTCAATCCAATGGTTGCAAAAACAATCATTGCACGTTCTGGTGGTGTTATTAGAAAATGTGCGTATGGTTTAGCCAGATATGATTTAATCAAAGGAGTATTAACCGAATCTCCAGATGGTCAATATTCTGGTATGGTTGATTTGTATAAGATATGGAATGATATCGATATCAAGAAAACATTGAAAACCCGTAGTGATGATAATATCGATATATTGACTAAATGTCCGAGAGATTTAATATTCATCAATAAATTATTGGTGCTTCCACCAAACTTCCGTCCAATCGGTATGAGGAATGGTCGTGCTGTTAAATCCGAAATCAATTCTATTTATATGAAAATTTTAGGATACAAATCAATTACGGCACGTGTAACCACCACTGCTGCTCAAGTACATAATAAACTCCAAGATGCAATCGTTGAATTGTATACTTATATTCAAAAATATCTTGGAACCAAAAATGGATTTCTCCAAAAGAATCTATTGGCAAAGACAGCAGTATGGACAGCAAGAAACGTTATTTCCGCTCCAACATACAAAGATGACGAACCTTTTATTGGAGTATATGAGACGGGTTATCCACTCCATACATTGTGTACATTATTCAATCCTATATTAAGATTCCAAATCAAAGAGTTTCTTTCGGTAAATAACATCAAAGCCATTCATAATAATCCCGAAGAAGTAAACGGTGCGATGTTAGCAAACATGTATGATGAACGTGCTATAGCGGATATGTTGGATGTATACCGTGAAAATTATGGTGCTCGTTTCCGTATACTGTATTTGGATCCTGAACATCAAAAACCAATCACAATTACATTATATGACAATAAAAAACAAGAAACCATTACACGCCCATTAACATTAACCGATGTGATTTACATTGCGGCAAAACATGGTATCGTTGATGCAAAACGTATGTGTTACGCCGTACGATATCCGATTGGTAATTATTTGGGTGCATTCTTCACACATGTTGTTGTATTATCGACAAACCGAACAATGGATATTACATTCAATAACGAACATTTTCCATACTATCCGATAGTCGATCCTGATATGGATCATTATCGTGTTGCTACATTCTTCAAAGACACACTCACTCCATCCAATAGTAACTTACCAAAATGGCTGGGTGACTACGATGGAGACACCGTCAAGAGTTGTGGATTAATGACGGATGAAGCAAATGAAGAAGCTGAAAGAATAATGTTGGCAAAAATATCTAACACTCGTTTACAAGGTACAGGAATTTTTTCAACTGGACTTGAATTCACGTCGGCATTATACACGTTGACGAAGCTTTAAGGAGATGATCTGATATGTTTGGTATTCCAGATATATTAAAAAAGTATCAACCTAAATCATTACCAAAGAAACAGATGCAACAACGACCATTATTCAAAATGGAGAATGGTTTGAAACATTACATATCATTGAACAAATATAACATATGTGATATTTTAATAACTATGAATGACAATCTCACCAAGTATCATGATGACAATCGTTATTGTATATTATCATTACTTGGTGCAAAACCTAAATGTACATTCAACGATGATGAAACATGCGATTGTTATCATTGTATTCAACGTTGGATGAATACTATCGAGGAGAAATAAAGATGGCACTATTTGATATGTTTAAATGTATGGAGCAGTACGGTACAAATGAACCTTCACCAACATCAGTACCTGAAACTCCGCAACCAATCAGTGGTTTCCAAGGTATGTATGATACTTTAAAAATGGAACCAACATACTATCATCTCAATAATTACATGACGATGCCGTATGCATCATCGCATTGGGAATCTGGATCTCCAATGTTACGTACAATGAATGATGAGAGTTATTTACCACCATTATCAGATCGAGTTGATCCAAATAAAATATTCAATTCTGATATCAATGCATTGCGCGCGTTAGCCGCAGACCAAGCAAAGATTCTGAAAGTATTCGAAAAGAAAACCCTTGAATCTTTGACAGATAAAAATAAATTTGGTGTTACTGAAGAAGATATCGAAAGTATGCAAGCTATTACAGCTGCACGTAATGCAATCGTTTCTATTAATGAAAAACAAATCAACATTAAGAAACACATCGCAGATTTGAAAATCAAACAACAATCCACAACTGGTGTTGGTTCACTTGGTGGTGGTAATAATGGTGAAACTAAAACCAGTGCAACTGGATTTGGTACTGAAGTATTGGATTCCATTTATGCCGCAAATGCAGTACCGATGGAAACAATGGCTCCTCAGGAATATACACCGGCAAATGTTTCTGATGCTGCTAATTTACTCGATTCCATTATATCACCAAATGCTAATATACAGAATGAACGCAATGGTGTTCAAACATTCGTTGTTGTTGGTGATAATTCAAATGATGTTAAGTTTGCACAGTTCGATGCAAATGACCAAATGGTTTCTAATCCAACTGGTTTACCAAATGCAAAAATTAAATCTGTTGATATCGAAGCTGGTACCGCAATCGATGAATTCGATCGTTCTTATAAAATAAAGAAACTCGGAGATGAAATAATATAATGCAAATGGCGGGGTTAATCCCCGCCTATACATTATATATATCAACGAATCAATAAGCACCAGCTTTACGATGTAATGCGATTCTTACGTTGATAATACTGGTCAACTTATATTTGTATAAATTATATTTGCGATTCATATGATTAGTACAGATAAATTTCTATGAAAGGAAATGAAAAAGTATGAATATGATTGATGCAAAATATGGAATGAAATATCCATTTCCGCATGTAATGACTCATATCATAGACAATAGTGCATACGATGGTACAGTACCTGCCGTATATGCAGACGATCCGTCATTGTTTGCAACACTTGTTGTTGGTGCTTTTCCGATGGGTGAAGACAGAAAGATTATCAGACTTCAGGATACAACTGTCCCCCGTGTATGTTACGGCCTCAACAATATCACTATGGCAGACCGCGAGAAGTATGGACAGGTTGTTGACTACCCGGTATCACTGATATCCCAGGGTTCACCTGTACAGATTCTTCGTGTAACACCTGATGATGCAACCTATGCTTTCGTAACAATATTCGTTTCATATAAATGGGATGCTGGCGAGACTGGTAACGAGCCTATATTCCATGTAAAGTTTGAAACTGATTACGAAGCTCCTCTCGGCTCAGTACTCTCTAACTTCAAGAATCCTGAAAGACTGGCTCAGGCTCTGATTAACCAGTATTCCAAGGATGGAGCAAGTGCTGATGGTTGGACTAAGCGTGTATTCGCTGTTGTTGTTTCTGCTGGTCGTGGTGGAGTATACAACAACATGAGAATGGCTATCGACACTGTTGCTCAGGGTCGTAGACCTACAAACATCAGATACAGCTTCGGTACAATCGATACTCGTAATTCAAATGTTATCGAGGAATTCGTTGCAACTCTCGTAAATATCGATAATCCTGATTCGACTGTTTCAACTGTAAATACCACAGTAAATGAGCGTACTAGGGGTGCGTCTGTACTCAAGCCTTTCATCAATGAAAAGGCTGTTGTTGAAATCTTCAACAAGTATAAGGACCACTATCAGGAAGTCATTGACAGCGGTAGATACGATGATGATACATTCGTTAACAACACATTCAAGACACTCAATGTCAATACATTCGATATCATTACCGGTAAATATATCCACAGCGGTGGTCTTGATACAAATCTGCCTTTCTATCAGGTAGATGCTGAAGATCCTAGCATTCCGAAACTTCCTTCAAGCAACTGTCTGCTTACTGTATCTACCGATTCAGGCCAGGAAGGTGTTGATCCGGCAGTTCTTGAGGATAAAATGCTCAACGCTGCATATGGTGTAACTCGTAATGGTTGCTCTGTATATGTTGGTGATGTATATCTTACAGCTACTGGATCAAAGTATTCCAACCCGAGACTTGTATTCATCAGCGGTATCAACCAGTATACTCAGGCTATTACAGCAGTACCTTTCGACAAAGTTTATCCGCTTGCAAAGGCTGGTGACGTTGCTGTAAACGGTATTAATGTTGGTGGTCAGGCTAATGATACATCTAAATCTATCAAGAAGGTTTACAGCACAACACCTACTGATGCTCAGTTGGCTGCTGATAACATTGTTGTCGATGATATCTATGCTGTAATTAATTCTTCTGAGTCAAGTGCTTCCAGCTTCACTCTCTATAGAAAAGATGAGGGTACAGCTAGCACAGCTTATACTGCTTCTCAGGTTATATCTGCTATTCCTTACAACAGAAAGAGCGGTATGGACAATATCGTTGCTGTATGTGACAGTACTGCTCAGCATGCTGAACCTACACCTTCACCTATGCCAGCGCCTAACTGGGTACTTGAAAAGCGTAAGTCTGTAGTAGGATATCCAGTTATCGATATCTATGACGGTAAGGTTTACATTAACGGCTATAAAGTTACAGCAGAAACCGAATTCCCTGCTAACAGAATCAATATCAATGACAACACATTGAAGTTTGGTAATGTTCCTACTTCAGCAGGTACCACCACTGATCTTATCGGTCAGAGCTATGATATTATAGCATATAATGAAGCTGATATTACTAAGTGGAGTATCACTAAAGCTACAGTTACAGCAAGTAGCCACAGATTCAATCTTGGTGACGTTGTCATGACAAACGGTGCATATACTCAGGTAACATCTGAAACAGCTCCTGCTGACTGGTCTACGAAATACACAAGATATTACGAATATAAGACATCGACCGGCGACTATACCGCTGTGCCTGCTGGTGAAAGTGCTCCTGAATGGAGTCCTAACACATACTTCAGACCAACAGAATATGCACTCACTACAGCTAAACCGACTGATTGGGATACAAACTATAAAGCATATTTCACATTCGATACTTCATCCAAACAGTATGTTGCTGTTACAGGCGATGCCGCTCCTACATGGGCTGCTGGTACTTACTACAGTAAAGGTGAAGCAGATCCGAATGTACAGTTCACCGTAACAGGTGTCGGAGCCGATGGTAGTGCAACGGAAGTTACACCTATCCCTGGTAATGCTTCAACTACACCTACAAAACTTATCAGCAATGCTATATACCTTACAAGAACTGCTGAGGATCATACAAACGAATACATCAAGGTTACTATTACTGCTGATGATAATGCACCTTATAATGTTACTCCATCTGCATCACCTGTTGAGATTGAGCGTTATGTTGTTGGTAATATCATCGGTTCACTGTACAGAATCTCCACTGACGGTGTAAAGATTCCTGATGATTACTATTCACCTACATACGGTGAGAACCTGTCTTCAACATACGGTGGTGTTGTACTCAGTGAAGGTAGTGCTGGATTCCTTGATGATGATACTATCGATGAGATTGTATTCAAGTATAAGTATGCAGCATTGCTTGTACAGGCATTCCGTGGTCAGATTGATCCGTCAATCAAGTCAACTGTCAGAACACCTGCAAAGTTCCTCTTTGATGCAGCATATAACACCGTTGTTGGTGCATCATTCCTCACACCTGTACAGCATTCAGTTTCTGACTGGATCAACGGTTCGGTTAACTTCAGTGATGATGAAAAGGATAGAATCCTTTATAATCCGGATATCATTGATGATCTTGAGCCTGAGGATATCGATGTTAAGCAGTCTATGTATGATCTTATGATCGAGCGTGTATACGACGGTATTCCCGAAGATAAGAGACCAATTGGTCCTGGTTCAGGATTCCAGGTACTCTTCGATGCTTGTATTACTGACGGCGAAGTTGCTGCTGCACTGGAGAAGTCTTTCGATACAAGATTCGACAATCCGAATGCATCATGGGATCTCGGTGGTATTACAACACCTGATGGTTACACATATACATTCGTAAAGCGTTCTGTTGATAACCTCATCAGACACTGTAAGAATGAAACAATCAACGTTCCATTTACTGGAAACTTCACAACAATCGCTCCTACAGAGTATGTATCGGTATTCCCAGATATCGATTCAAACAACTGGGAAGAGCGTGCACGTGTTTGGGGTCACTCTGCAAATATCTGGCTCCCAGATTCAAACGGATATCTCAAGCGTGCTACTCAGAGAACATTCTACAACGAAGAGACTTCTGACCTCGTTCAGGAATCCAATATGCGTACACTTTCACAGCTCTGCTATCTGTTGAAGAATAAGGTTGAAGAGTATCTCTACAGATATTCTGATGACTCAGTTCTTAAGACACTTAAGTCTGAGTGTGATACAATGTTCGCAAACTGGGTTGGTTCTCTTGTAGATGAACTCGATATTCAGTTCGAGCGTGGACTCAATACAGACGGCGGCGACATTGTAATTTGTCGTGTTAAGGTTGTATTCCGTGGTCTGATCCTCCGTGTTCCGATCATCGTTGATGTACAGCGCCGTAGATCATAAGAAAGGAGTGACACTTTATGCCGATTAGCTTACAAAGTGGCATCAGAGAATATACAGGTGATCTGTCCCAGTATACTGGTGTACTCGGTGGTCTCACACCTGACGTACATACACTTCGTTCTCTCAACCCGCTTACAAACAACAGACTGATTGCAGTAATGTATCGTGGACCTTACTTCCTGATGCATTACTTTGCTGGTGCAACTGGTAGTGCATTTACCAACAAGGAATTCGCTACATATAAGAAAGTAATCGAGTACTACAATCTTGGTATCACATGCCAGATCGGTGATTCGACACTTACACCGGCAACTCTCCAGGGTGGTTTCTCTGGTAGAACAATCAACTTCCCGACAACTCAGAGCGCAAACCAGAATCAGACATTGACAATCACAGTTCCCGAACTCGTTGGTCGTCCTATGGCTAATTTCCATAACATGTGGATTGATGGTATTGCTGACCCGATTACCGGTTTGACAACATACCATGGTCTGGTTGCAGGTTCTGTAGATAAACAGTCTCAGACACCTCAGCGTATATTCGCTCCTAACACAGGTGCGAATGCTTCTGCACTGGAACCATCTCCGGCATGGGAGGTTGCAGAATTCCTCATCATCGCACTGGACCGTTCTGGTGCTCGTGTTGATGGTGCAGTAATGGCTCTCGGTTGTGTTCCTCAGGCAAAGGTTGGTAATACAATCTTTAACTCAAACGCAACAGGTCAGTCACAGATTGAACAGCTCCAGCTTGTATTCAACTGCCAGTACGTTCAGTCTACATACGTAAATGACTTGGCTGCAAGATACGTTCGTCAGTTTGCCGTTTTCGGAAACAGCATGAACTTCAACCCTGGTGCTGGCGATGCATTCTTCAGCTCCACAAGCGACAGTGCATATGGCGATATCAACTCGGCTATGTTCAATGGCGGCAAACGTCCTTCACTGGATGCTGTTCAGAGTGGTCTTGGCAATGCTCCTGTATTCTCGTCCTCGTACGAAGGTATTCAGAGAGAAATGCCTGGTGAGAAAGTTATCGATACTTCTGATCACTCAAGAATCTATAACTCCGCAACTGAAACAACACCGATTAACAATCCTTATGTCACAAACACTGTATCAACAACCACAACTGTTGGACAGTAAAAAAATATATTGCGGGCGGGGATATCCCCGCCTGCTTTATATTTGTTATTAGTTTACCAATAAGAATACTTCGACGATATCGAATTTCTCATATACAAATTTTATCATCACATACGGATTATCTTCGTAATAGAAAGATTTGATATCGACTTTCAATAACTTCTTATCGGTTTTTGTAATGAGTTGTTTGGATACAACAATGCCTTTGTCTTTGTCAATGATTGTTGGTTGTTTTGCTTTGGCAACTGATGAACGATCATATGAATTAAAATCGGTATTATTATATCCGGTATTTACGAGTGCATCATTCTTAATAGTATCCAAAAGATTATTATCAAAATTCGATTCGATTAATTCTTTACGAAAATCATCATCTTTGATAATTACTTTGTATTTGAAGTTCTTTTTCGGAAGATGCGATAATATCGTTTCCGATGCTGATAATTGTTTTGCCATTGTTATTCCTCCACTCTATCTGTTAACCATGATGCAATATATTCCACATATCCTTCAATGGTTATTGCTTCGGCTTTGCCGCATAACCACATATACGATGCATTATGTAATGATTCGTATATGTAATCGTATAACATATCCGATTCTGATGGATAATCCTCTAACACATCATGTGCTTTATTTGAAAATGTTTTGATATGTGATTGCGCTTCTTCGGTACTGAGTTCACTGGATTCGAGTAAACAGTAATCCAATATCGCAGCATGTTTTAATTGTTCGATTAATCGATTAATGATATCAATGATTGGTATATCCGTTCGTAATATCGCATCACCAAACATTGATACTTCCGCTAACTTTTCACCAATATAATCAACCGCTTCACGTAATATGTTTTCGGTTGTATATATGATATAATCATCATAGTTAAAATTGGATCTGAATAATATCTTTCCAATTGTATCTGCTTCATTGATACTTTCTTTAATCGAATCAACTTGTTTAACGTTGACATCATATACTTTGATATTATGTTGACGGATAAACATTGATACATCTTCACGAGTTGTTGCATATACCGTGGTTGTTAACATCGTCTTTTTATTTTCAGATGATAAATATGGAACCACGATTTCGAATACGTCCATATATTAACACTCCTTTATGGCAATCTGAGTTAAGTATGATAGTAGTTTCAAATTCTCTGTGAATTCATCTCCATTTACTCGTCCAAATGGAATGTAACAATTATCGTTCAATTGATGCTGTAAATATTTGGATTGATAATCAGATAAATAATGGAATATACGATCATCATTATTCTCAATCATTTGGAATACTTTGAGTATATGTCGACATAATCCAATCGTATGAAGTTGGAGTAATTTATCCGTGATTCCTTTGTAAACAATCGAACCATCATCGTCATTATAAAACATCTCAATTGAATTATACCGAATATATGATGTCCAACGATGTTTGGATTTGAATTCAATATCATCGATAACCATTTTGAGTCGTTTCTTGGAATTGATGAATAATGCATCTGAATGTAATGATAAAACATTTTCATCCGTGAGTTTATTGGTTGAAATGAAATGTCGACGGATTTCTCGGAGCTTGGAATAATACTGTTCGGAGAAATGTGGATTATCCTTTTGGATATTACCAACACGAACAACACGATCTTTCTTGGATAACAGTTTCAGTTCATCGATTACATCATCCGGAAGATAATGGAATCTGTCGGCAATTTGCAGTGATGCTTCTCGGATATCACACTCGGTAATTTTACCATGGAATGCGTATGAAATGTCTGTGTTATAAGTTAATAATTTTTCGTAATCAATCATATGATTACCTCCTTTCAATTGAATAATATACATATAGAAAACAAAAAAGAAGCCCGTTGTTACACGGGCTGTTATATAAATTATTCTAGTTCATCGAGATGCACCACGTTTTTGCAGTTCTCGATATTTGCTTTTATTATTTCTTTCAGGAGTTCCATCACCTCCGCCTCTAGAGGCACGATAGGCGTGGGTTTGTTTATGACATAATACTTTTCCTTTTCCAGGAGATTGACCACGTCTGTGATAAGACCAGTCATGCTGGTCCATAGAGCGAAGAGTGTTTCATCTTCGTTGATAACGATGGTTGCCAACTCTTCATTCACTATGTAATGAGCCACGAGTCTGTGGTCACGTGAGAACACTATGTGTGACTTTCTGTAATCGACTGGGTCCTCATATACAGCAACCGTATTACCGTATTTATCAGTGCATCCGATCATAAGCTCTTCGGCTCTCATGAATACCGGGACAGAAAATGTCATTTCATCGATATTTGCGAGCATTTCAATTATTTTGATAATGTCCATAATCATTCTCCTTTCCGAGAATTAAATAATATTTTATACGTATACTGCCCGATATTATAATCCTCCCTCGGACAGGGGTCTTTAAACAATACTTGCCGGACACATTAGAGACTATCTTATTGAGGATTGATCAGTTTGTTTCAACCCTCTTAAGATAACCGGTGAAGAAATCTCTGAAGGCTGACATCTGCTGACGTACCAGCCAAGATAATCCAGCGTAATCAGACTTTGGATCAAAAATCTTGAATTCCTTCCCGTTGAAGAATGAGAGTTCCACCTTTCTCTCATGATCCACTGAGAAGCGGATAACTTTGAGTCCAGAAACTGCGTCGATTTTCCAATCAACGGTAATCTCACCGTTACCGTTGATATTCTGCTTGGGTGTGTCCCAAGCGTTTCTTGGGAAGATGTCTTCCCTGATAAGGGTGTCTAATCTCTTGATGATGCTGTTTGTTCCGTATATTGAGTTAGTGTCGATGATGAAATTTGTGTTTGCCATAATAATACCTCCTGGACCCAATGGGCTGACTGACCTACGTCACTTGCGCCAGTAATTAAGAATGAATAATATGATTGAAGAATGAATATATTTTATTCTTTCTTCATATTAATAATATATATATAGAATCTGAAAATGTTAGCAAACCAACTTTTAAAATCCCAACACGAAAGGAGTTTCCATATATGAGTAAAATAGTTGAGATTGTTGATCCGATTACAAATAAGAAAGGATATTACGATTTCGGAACAACGAATTTATCTTTTCTCGAAACTGCCCGAGAATTAAAAGATTTAGGAATTAAACGTTGGTATCAATGTTTGGAAGTTAAATACCCACAGTTCGGAGTTCAAGATCTTGATCCATATAGTGAAGAATTAACACCGGAACAAATCGGTTATCTTGTATTAGAAGCAAAAAATAATGTTTGGTTTTACATGAGACAAATTGCACGTGTACCCGCAAAGGGTGCACCAAAACCTTATCAATTCTATTTACATCGTGCGTCACATGCAACCATATGGTGTTATATACATTCAATCGATGTTGAATTATGTCAACCTCGTCAAACATATAAAACAACTACCGCAATATCATTAATGCAACATTCATTTATATATGATCAACATAATATCAACATTCCATTTTTACATATAAAAGATTCCGAAGCAGTACGTAATGCTGGCATGTTAAGAGACTATATTGAGGTTGGACCCAAATGGGCCAACCCATGGATCAATTGGCGTAAACTTCCTGGATTGAAATCATTGAAATACGAAGCTCATGGAACAACTATTGCCGTTAAAGCATCATCGGATTCTCCTGATAAAGCAAGAGACTTGCTTCGTGGTGATACAATCTATATTGCATTCATCGATGAGTGGGAATATATTCCTTATATAAATAACGTTGTCGAAGGTGCTGGTCCTGCGATGGTATCTGCGCGTACTATCGCACGTGAAAACAATGGTCGTACATGCATACTATATACATCAACCCCTGGTAATCCAGATACTGCTGCTGGAAAAGCCAGTAAACGTATGATTGATGCAACACCACGATTCTCAGAACGATTTTATGATTTATCGGATGATCAGTTAACTGATTTATTTGAAGGAACTGCTGGTTCGGAAAACGGTAATAATGGTGAACCGATCACTGCTGTATATATCGAATTTGATTATAAACAACTCCGAAAGAGTGAAGAATGGTTACGTGAACAATATGAACTCGCAGTTCGTACAGGTAAAATGGACGAGTATCGGTTAGGTATCTTATTACAAAGAACGAGAACTGGAGATCAAGTATTGTTTCGTCAAGAAGATATTGATTTTATCAATGATCATATGGTTAAGCATGATTATGAAGTGTTGTTGATTAATAAATACATTCTATACATATTCAAACATGAAGTTCATAATGTTGATTTAATGTCGGATTATCAATACTTCGATATCGATATTCCATATTTGATTGGTATTGATATCGCAGCCGGTACCGGTGGTGATAATACCGCAATCACAATTGTTCATCCATATACACTTCAAATCGTTGCAGAATGTAAATCTCCATACATGGGACCATTTGATTTAATGCGTGTAATCACCGAGCTTGCGAGAATGTTACCACGTGCATTATTCTGTCCTGAAGCAAATGGTGTCGGCAAACCAATAATGGACTTCTTCCAGGAAGGTAGTCTCATCGGACGTGTTTATCATGATCCCAGATTGGATATATCAAAGAATGCCACTATATTAGATCCATTACAAACATCATTACAAGAAAAAGCAATCGGTCGTCAATACATTGGAACAAATGTATCTCCGACGGTTCGTACTGAAATGATGACACTATTGAAAACATTGGTTCGTGATCATCGTGATAAAATCAATACTCCATTTTTAGTACAAGATTTGAATTCACTTACAATCTATAAGAATGGAAAGATTGCTGCTGAACCTGGAGCACATGATGACTGTGTTATGTCATATTTACATACAACATTTGTATTGTTCTATGGTAAGGATCTCCAAAGATTCGGTATTAATATCAAGATGTGTAAATTCGATTCTTCACAGAAAGCAATGAAAGAATATGAGATGAAACAAAAAGAAGATATTGTTAATAACATGATTCCATACGGTACAAATGGTCCGGAAGATCAAATACTTAAAGATATCGCAGCAGCAAATAAAATGAATGGTGTGATTGATGATATGGGTTACACACGTGAACAATATGCTGGTGTTACGTTAGACCCGGTTGATCCATATGCTGTAAAACGTCGTGCTGCAGATTTACAATTCTTTGTAGATGTAAATCAATTCTAAAAAAAAGAAGTTGGGGAGCGATATGCTCCCCCTTCATATTTAATTTTTGTCAGCGTTGTAGGATTGGACCAAAGCCGCTAGTTGAGCTTTGGTCCAGAATGCCTTACCACTGGAATCCCTACTGATATCCAGTGGCGGGATCATTTTCCCTGGTTGAAATTTTTCATTGCTTCTGCAACACCGACAGCTACCGCATCGGCTATCATTTTGCTCTGCGGATCTGGCTGCTTTGGAACTTCCGGAGTTGAAGCCTTGATGTAATTTGTGAAGTTCTTCATGAAATCGGACATGATCTCACCTTCACTCTTTGGCTTCTCGGGGAGGATTTTCTGTTTGTCTAACTCCGTGTGGAGCCAATCGCAATGCTGGTTTGCTTTAGCAGCATTCATCTCAGCTTCCTTTGCTGCGTTATATGCTGCAGCAGCTGTGTTTGCGGAACCTTCAAGTTCCTTGAGCTGTTTGCCGTGTTTGCCGAGAGTAACACCCTCAACAACGTTTGCCACGGTATTTGCGGCAGTGCCGCCAATCAGGATCCAATCTAATACGTCTAACATTTTTATCTCCTTCTTGTCTGAATGTCAACAGACTGGTTTATTCGAGTTGTCCTTCTCGTACTATGTTAAAGAATAATACATTTATCGAATTCCCCTCATATTTTATACATCATTTAAATGGGTTTCATAAACGTCATATATTCTTATAACATACAAATGATATATATGTGGAATATTAAAATTCTAGGAAATTATCGATATATCCCCCTCTCAGCATAGAAAAAATTACATATATAGAGGGGGATATCCCCCTCTATGATTATGTGTTTACTTTAAGAACTTCTCTTCGTCAAGTATACGGAACTTTTCGAAGAAATGCATGAATGCTTCACGTATATATGATTCATTCTTGAAATGGAATAAATCTGTACGATTCAACATATTATCGACAAATGTATTCATATCAACAGTTGCTTCTTCACAACCATTGTTATTTGCTTTCAACCAATTCTTATATTGAATATAGTATGAGTATATGACAAGTAATGTTCTGAGATATGAACCAGATATCTTAACAGAATGATTTCCAATCTCGAATGTTTCTTCTTTATCAACAGCATTAATTGAATTAACAGTGAAATCATTCTCCAATTTAATTCCAATTGCCTTCAGATACGCTTTGAAACAATCAAGTTGTGGGAACTGATTAACTGCACCTTCGGGAATACCAATATCATTCAGATGTGACATGAGTAATGAATTCTCTTCATACTGAGAACCACGATAATATGTTGTCATCTTACCAAACATTTCAACATCAACTACCTGAAGGAATCCGTACGTATCATACTCACCAAACTTGATTGCATTGTCAGAGTATTGTATTTTACGATTCTTATAGTTGGATGTTTTAATTGGTAAATCGTATAATGTAGTACGTCCAGTTGCAACTGCAGTCATATTCTTAGAAGCTTCCTGTTTAAGAACCCATGTATACTGATAACCAATTGCATGACGTTCACGTTTCTGTTCAATCCAACGATGACGGAGTTTGGTTTTGATTGTGTACTTATGGAAGATTGAACGTTCCCATTTTGCGGATGCTGCATTGGTTCCGTCTTCAGCAACTTCTTCCCATCTGTCATATGCTTCGATTGTTGCATCACGAACGTTTTCTGGTTGGAATGGTGGCATTAACATATATAATCCATTCTTGCGAATATCATCATATGTTGCTTGTGGATTATATTGATATTTACGTTTGATGCTATTTGCCCAATCGTGATTGAATAAACTCATGTAATCAATTACCAATTGAACGGCTTCATCACGCGAAAGATTATTCTTTGGATCAAGTATATAATTATGAATACATTCCATTTGAAATGTAATCGTTCCTTCATATAATGCAAATCCAATGATTCTATTGGTAGGAGCAAATCCATTTGCCAACATATCAACTGGTCTACCGAATTCATCCTTTGGCATACAACGATCTGGAAGTATTAATGATACAACGGATTTGTTTCCATAACGACCAGTAATCTTCTGACCTTTGCGTATCTTCTTTTTCTGGAGTATTTTAAATACGACCTGAATATACGGGAGCTTTTCTTTGGTACTCCATTTTGCTTGTGTCATCAGATACTTCTTGGCTTTATGATAAATATCAAGTAATTTAGTATCATCCTGATCAACATGATTGATTATTGTTGATACATACGAATATATTTCGGTATACCAATTCATTACGCAATTATGATAATATGCAAGCTGTTTATCCTGAAGATCGGGACAATTGCTATAGATATCAATATCAGTAATGATTCCATTGGTATAATAATTGACATCATTGATATGTGGAATCATTGCTTCGGATTTACTGGATAACGCGGAGATTTCTCTTAATGAACATAAAATACCTGACTGGATTTCTTCACCAATATCTGGAAATGCTTTATAATTCTCTAAGGTTCCGTAATTATTCAGCATGAACATTTTCTCACTGATATCAACGGTTACTTTATCAACCATTGAATATTCTAACTTCTTACATGCTGATTCGGATAATATAATTGCATCCTCGGTTAGATCATGTAATGTTGTATATAATATTCGTAAATTTGCTCCTGCGCAGTAATGATTGTTTTCATCATATGATGTGGTTTTTGATATAACCGTACCCTTCGGAATGGTATCTGATACATCGTAATTGTTTTTAATCATATCGATGTTTTGGAATCCGTATTTCTCAACATTCCAATGAACCGCTTCTGCTAAATGACAAACATATTTATTGGTAACTGTATCTCGGAAAATATACAGTACCGATGAATATGGTGTGTTTGGAAATTTAACGAATTTACGTTCTAACACGAGATTATTCTTTGCGGTTACAAAGAATGATGAACGTTTGCCGTATGCATCTTCTGCACCGGTGAATATACGTGGAAATTCTCCGTGGTCTAGAACGACACGTTGAGAAGCATGCTTGGAAAACATCAAACTACGAACCGGTGATATTTTACCCGGAAAACCTAAACCGGATACACCACATAAACTGTACTTGTTGACAGACTCCATTTTCATTCTGATATCAGAGCTTTTGTTCATAACACGGCGAACCGTATCACGACGTTTAATATCAGCATGATTAAGTTGTTTTGGTTTTAACATTATTAATCCTCCTTCTGACATAAGTGTACAAAGCAGTTGTCTCGTTGTACAAAATAATGATATAAATATAGCGGGGGAATATTCCCCCGCATTAATTATTTATTCATGTATTCAGAAATCATTCGTACGAAATCCACACATGGTGAAAGTTTATCTATCTTAGATTTACTGAGTTCAACTGAAGCAAATGATATTGCACCATATATTCCGAGTATAATATAGATATCGGTTTTTACCGTTAAATTAGTTGCCAATGATATCATTAACTTTTGAAGATCAAATGTTTTGATGTCGAACTTGGATAACAATTCTTCATTGTTAAATGTTCGACATACGATTGACATTTCATAATTACATATAATATCACGGCATTTCATTTCATACTTTTCGATATTCTCACGTCGTGATACCATGTAATTCTTCAATGTTTTCTCATTAACCAATTCAACGGTATATTCAATCAGTGGTGTGAGATTGGAATATGCTTGGAAACGTAATGCATTAACTTGCTCCCAATACTTGGTTACCAGATAATGTAAATATACATCATCCACGAGATCTTTCAATGAAACTTCTTCATTGGCAAATTTAGCTGCTAAATCGCTGCCGGGTAATAATGTATCGCGCATTACATCAGCATCAATCTTTTCAACAATTGCTTTTGCCTCTTCAGTTTCATAATTCAAATAGAACGAACGATCGTTTTCAAAACCATCCGTATCGACATCAGAATATGGTACGATTGATTCAATTGGATCACTGTTGAGTTCAATTGCAGATAATGCATTACGGAAACATGTATTGTATGTTTCTTGATCCATGTGTCGATAACCATTTCCAATGAGCTGAATATTCAGCAGGTATATATTCATTCTATTTACAAAATAACGATGATTGTTGAATATCTGATTGAAATCAACAATCTTACTTCTATTGATATTAAACATATTTATTTACATCCTTATCGTTTGATTCTTTTTGTGCATAATAATCTTCACGGATTGAGTCGTAGTTGTTAGCCACGTATCTCAATCCGTTATTATTTATTATGATGAAAATGAAATCATTTAAAGTTGCATACATAGTAATCACCTCGATGATGATCACATGCCGTCTTCTAATGCTTCTGCTAAAGTATCAGCATCGATACTTGGTGTTGATTCGTTTTCTTGTTCCTTTCGTTGTGCCTCTAATTGCTCAATTCGTAAGTCTCGTAGGCGATGTACGAATGGTAGTGGCATTTCCATAAGTACTCCTATTGGAATAATATTCTTCAATAGTTGAGCATAGTTTATCAACTCTATTCCATGTCTGTCAAGTTGATATCTATATTGTTCAGCCGTTGAGATAATTGGGAAAGCAGTGTCTCTGAGATATCATTTATCGGAATACGTTTGCTGTGACGACCACACTTCGGACAAGTGATATCTTCCAGATAGAATGCAAAGCAATCATTCTTCTCGGCAACAACCTGAGTCAGCTTAATCAATACACCAGAATCAGTATTGTCTAATGCTGTAGTAATTACTTCTTCGATACGCTCCCATTTATCGAAACGATAATCTTTACCATCTTTATGAATGATTACGGCTGAGATTGAAAGTGCCATTGATAATAACAGCTGGAATTCAACCATGTCTTCGTTCTGAAGTTCACGTGTATTTTCACCGAAGTTATGACCGGGACGATAACGCTGATACAAATTGTTGATAATCGGGAGTTTGTAATAAATGTAATCATATACAGAAGGATCTTCAAGTTCCACAGTTACACGTTTGCTAGGGAGTGTATAAAGCTTTCTTGTATTGGATTTATCATTCCATAACTTTATTGCCTCCGGACCAACTGAAGCATCGTGTACAGCCTTGTAGTATTTCGGCAGTAATGATTCATCAAAGTGTATAATCTTTGAAGGCGCATATTTGTATGTGTTATCCTCGCCACAATCCGGATTACCACATGTGATTACGATATCTTCTTCAGGGTCAGCAGTTGCAACCAACAATGACCACATAAGAAGTTCTCTGTCTGCATACTTGGTTTTCTTCAAGAAATCATTGAAATCTGAAAAAGCTCCAATTGATACATTCTTCATATGTTTATAAATGATACTCCATTTACGAAGTTCATTATCAGCCATATTACCGCTGGACGGAGATGATGTAAGTTTTACGAAATCAAACCAGTTGATTGCTCCTTCTGAACATCTATATGCAGAACGTGGTAATGTTACAGGCTGATCATTTATACCTGTATCATACTGAGTAATTACGCCGGGTTCATCAGAATTGTTTACAATTACAGCTTTCTCCATCTCAAGAGTTGTTACTTCTTTTACGAGTACATCGATTTCTTTTATATTATCGATATTAGCTGTAATTGATTCGTCAACATTGATTGTTACCGGTGTATTCGGCTGTACATCAACATTGATCTGAAGAGGAGCTGATGTTGGTATTGATGATGTGGTATCATTAGCAACCGGCTGATTTGCTGTGGAACCAATTGAACCCTTTTCTGCAATTTCTTCTTTTGCAGTTTTACCATTCGGAAGAATCCAGTTTGACAGTATCAGATCTTCGAATTCAGGTGTAATCTTTTCACCGGAATTGTGATATATATCAATGAGGTCACCCATGATATGCATCTTCTGAACAACTCCGCCACCGGGTAACTTTCTTACATCCGGAATTTCGCCAGATATGATATGATGTTTAGCAACAACTCTGTTGACCATTTGTGCGACAACCGCGAGCTTCTCCGATTGAAATCCAATCGCTTCACGATTATACTGTTCATCTTTCTCATCAGGAGCCTGGAATGCATTCGGGATATTCTGCTTTTCTGCCTGAGCATATAATGCTTCACGTTCCTTCTGACGTGCATCCTCTTCGGCTTTGATCTCATCCTCTAAATCATTGTCACCATAATCGATATCGTACGATGGATCGAGCTGATCCGTATCTGGTTCAGTTGAGATTGTGGGTTCTGGAATTGGTGTTTCTTTGAAATCATTGGTTTCTGGTGTTTTGATGTCGTCTGCTACTGCATGTCTACGGAGCAGCTCATCGAGCTTGTCATTAGCCATAATATAATCACCGTTCTTTCTTAAGAATAAAAATTGTCTACTTCTGTAGATATACTATAGTAGTATATCTAATTACAATTTCAGTATTCATCTGGATATAATTATATCGAGAATATTAAGATTCCATATATATATTATTAATATGAAGAAAGAATAAAATATATTCGATCTTCACTCAAATATTATTCATTTCAGGGCGCAAGTGATCTCGTCAATCAGCCTGCAAATTATGTATGCAGGTCCCAGAGGTATTATTATGAAAACAACATTTAAACTTGATTCACTCGCATTCACAATTGATGACCAGCCTGTAGAGCTCAAAGGACTGGAAATCACATCAGAGGCTTCAGCCCAAGAGATTGCCACAAGCGGTGGCAATTTCAACAGCCTTGTTGAAATCATCGGCAACATAGCCGAGAGATTCAACAACAATAAGCCGGAAATCGAGGTTAAGGTTAAGGAAGAGCCTGTAGAGGTTAAGCCCGAACCCATTACAGATTTCTGTGAGATCAAAGTCAAGGAAAAGACTAAAAAACCTGAACTCCCAACTTCCAGTTGGAGTGGTGGTCAGCCGAAATTCAATCTCACAAAGGCATGGAGAGCAATACCCGTGCCTAAGAGTATGAAGCAGACAGATGTAGATCAGTATCGCTGGGAAGGAGAAAAGGGTCTTCTTGGTGACTCTGTTTCCGTTAATGGAGCCACATACGGTGTCGTATACATTCATGTATACGGCATGAAGCAGAGATGCTTCATTACCGTAAGAAGCGGAAACGCGAAGTTCGAGGACGACATTCGTCCTGAGGACTTCGAGGAATTCCTCAGCACAATCAATATCCCTGAAGATGTCAAGGAATATATCAGAAAAGTGGTGGAGCTTTAATGGTTCCACGCTTAATACACTTCCTGGCAAAAGCATTGCTGGGACTGATATAATCTAAAAACACCCATCTCAACGCGGGTGTATAATAATAGCGTTAATGTCCAGGCGGTATTCATCAAAGACCCGTGCCCGAGGGAGGATTATAATATCGGGCATTAAAATTAAACATAATTCCGAAAGGAGGAATGATTTATGATAAAAAGTAATAACAATGTTTGGTATAATCTAAACCGCGAATATTGTTTCAGTACTACTGAAAATCAATATCGTATTTTTACAAATATAAATAATGCCATATATGATATATGGTTGAACGGACGTAGTATCAAGAATGATGGTATCAATCTTGAAAATGAAGGAAACACGATTTTCAATACCGCAAACATATATGCGGTATACGGGATGAATTTTGAATGGGACCCAACTGAACTTGAGAGAGTTCGGGAATTACAGAAAAAGCGCTCATAACGAGCGCTTCCTTTTTTGCTATTTTTTTTGAAATTCTACATATATATTATTCTTATGGATAGATATGAGAGTATCTATTACATTATAATTTAAAGGAGCATGATTATATGGATATCATGAACAACATTAACTCAATCATTTCTAACGTAAAGGAAATCACAAACAACGCCAAGGATGCAGTGAACCCGAAGCAGACCCAGTCGAAAGCACAGCCCTCACAGACAAAGACCCCTACATCACAGCCGACACCGAAGCACCCGCTCGAAATCCGCCAGGAGATTGAGGTTGCCATCTACAGAGCAATCGCTATGATCGAGGGTACAGACGAAATAAAGGTGTGGACGAATGACAGCAATGATCTTAATTTCAGATTCCGTTGGCATGATACGCTTATCAACGGCGTTGATAACCACGGCGTCGTTAGCCTGAGAACAGGTGACAACAAGAAGATCGGTCAGTTCTTTCGATCGATAAATAGTGGTAATCCGAATATCGAGAATCTCATGGGTAAGAAGTGGAGTCATTACATAATGACAAAACTCATTTCTAATTTAATGACATTCGACCATGTTATAAATTTCCCGGGTAAAGTTATCATTGATGACTGGATGATGAAATCGGATAGAAACAAAATTATACTCACGAACGAGAATATTGTCAATGAAGAAACTATACTCCTGTGTTACGACTCAATGGGTCGTATCGGATTCGACAGTGATCCGAATTATGCAGGTTTGATCGAATTCATTAACAAGAATTTCGCCAAGTAATGTGTCCAAACGATTTAAGAATGCTCCCATTACGGGAGCATTCTTTTTTGTTTATTTAACATTTTATATCGGGTAATTTTTTCAACTCCGGATGTACTCCAGGAATATAACTCAATACCATTCTTCGATTACGTCCCCAATGTTCAAACGAACGTGCATATTTGACAATATCACGAATGTCAAAATACCAACATTCTTTTCCACGGTCACGCAAACGAACAACGATTTGTTCTGTTATAATCAATGATGCTGCTTGATCAAAATTAACCACACAACCAAGATTCTTAAAGTCAACTCCCGTTCCCGCAGATGCGGATGTTGATAATATGTAATCACATTCCATTGATTGTACACGATCGCGCATTGGGATCTTTCCGTTTATAACACCAATCTTTGCACCATCAAAGAACGGATCACGTTTCATTATTCTAACCACGGTATCAATGATTTCCAACATCGGTAACAGTATCAATATTCGTCCATCGTATGTTTCGGTATTTTTTGCAATCTTAATCATTCTGATTACATTACTCAGAAATGGTCTTCCGTCTTGGTAGTGCATCAACATATTATAGTATGATGCTTTTATCAATCCTTTTGTGCCGAATCTAAGATAATCTTCACATAACTTTCTTGATGGATAATAATGAATATCCTGAAGATAAATGTTAATATATTCTTTTTGGTATTCTTCATATGACGCATTACCAACGAATCGTTCTGCATCAAGATACATACGATTCAGAATATCATCTTCTTCCATACTACTACGACCGAGAGTTGCAGACAAATACCAATTGTGTTTGATATTACATATAGCATCAAATCTCATAATTGCTTTGAGTGCTAAGTGAGCTTCATCGATAACTTTGATACCGTAACGAGCATCCTCAATGGATTTCATAAGAGCTTTCCAATCTTTACGAAGCTCATTACCAAGTGAAGCAATCGTAACAATTGTCATCTTTTTATTTTTTCCATCATGAATATTGGTTGCAATGTCTTTGCGTTCAATACCGAAGTTCTCAAAGTTCTCAATCCATTGATTCTTGAGGTTTGCTGTAGGTGTAATGATGAGTGGCTTCAGATGAAGCTGTTGAATTGCATATGACGACATGAAAGTCTTTCCTGAAGCACCCTTCGCCTCAACTGCTAATTTCGGTTTTGTACATTTCACCATTGCACCAATACAATCTTCTTGGAATCTTGATCGTGGTTTCATGTTCTTGATATCGAGTTCGAATGATACAGGTGTCAATGTCTCAATTGTTTTATATCCTTTCAGCATCTTCTGAAGAGCTTCGTCTTTAATACCAAGAATACCAGATGTGATATAAATAGTATCGTGATCACCGAACAATGGTAACTTGGAATCATTACCGGTGTAAATAAAGAATTCACGTGTTGGATTATTCAACGAAAAATACCTCAATATCTTCCGTTTCATTTCATCAGTTGGATCATGTATGATTACACCTGTCGTAGTCTTTTCTATCTTCATACATTATCACCTTACATTTCTTCTTCGTCTTGTGCTATAAGATTCTCAGCTTTATTGGTTTCTGCGAGTTTCAATTTACCCGCATTTTCACGTGCTTTGTTTGCGAGTTCCTCATAATGGTCAATGTCAATCTGTGGAATCATATCCGCTAACATAAGCTTTCTGAATTCACGAACAACATCGGAATATCCTTCACTGTTTTGAGGAGCTTTTGCTTCTTCAGCTGTGAGGAATGTTTTGACATTCATTTCAGCAACTGCATCAAAGTTCTGTATCATTTCAGTAGTAACACCAAGTTGTTTTGCCATCGGCATTCTTAATACATAACGCATTGTTGCAATAACTTCATCAGGAATATCAGTTTCCCATTTCATTATTATACGATATAACTTGGTATTATCTTTGTTGAAATCAATCTTATACGAAGATATCATCGTATTGAAACGTGTATTCGCCAACTCAGTTTCTTTTGCAAATTCGATTTCCGATTGTCCGCCGGTTTGTACCATTAACGATGGAACCGGTGTTGAATTGATTGATTCATTCTTCAATTGTTCAAGTAATTCATTACTGATTGGCGCTTCAGATGGTTGTATCGTATCAAATGTAATTGGTGCTTTATCACCAGCACCCATAGGCATTATAAGTTCAGAACCACCAGATACTTTATACATCGACGAACGATAATTGAATATATCATTCGCCGTAATACGACGTGCTGCAAACTTACGGATTGTTTGCTGGACGAATTGTCTGTAATCATTATCAATTCCAGACATATGGAGATAATACACTCTAACAGCAGAGTTATTAATCTGGAATAATAACGAATACAGTTTAAGGAACATGTACATTCTTGCAGTAACCAATCCTGGCTCCAACATCGAATGTCCTTTGTTCATACCATCTTTGTTAATAGTAAACTGGACGACATGCTCTGCAGGAATAAAAACAAATCGTAACATGGCTTCGTTGAATTTGTGTCCCATCAGTATGGAGACGATTTGTTTATGAAGAGATGTATTGTTACGCATGAATTTCAGATTGAAGTTATTGATGATTTTGGTGGCTAATTTTTCACATAACATTTGATCAGGAGCAAATGTATCATAACCAACTGATGGTGAACGTAACGTATATCCTGAAAGTCCGGAGTTCTTACGCTGTCCAGCTTGTTCAGCTTTGGTCATATCTGCAATGTAATAATAACCGATTATTTCACGATCAATACGAATTGGAATGAGTTTCGTTGATGGAAGTATACGGAGATAGATACCTTTGATATTCTGGAATTCATTGAGTATACCATCGTTGTTATCATCCTTAGTATTGACTTCGGTGAATATATCTGATTCCTGAACGAATGGTGAATGCTGTGGAGATGCTTTCATATGTGCCGCATATGCTGCTTCTATTTCGTATGGTTCTTCATCAATTACGGGTAATGCAACATCTTGTTCGATGTAAGTGATATTCTCTGCCATAAATGCAATATCCTCATCGAGTTTATCCGACATCTGTTTCTGATTGGTGAATTGTGTATCATGATACCAAGGATAACATTCAATGATTTCTGATTCGGTGAATACAGAATCAGATTTTTTATCAGCGTGATGTTCATTGATGATTGCATCTTTTAATGAAACTTCAAATGTTTCACTGTAACCATATCCGTTGGTATTAGTTTGAAGCTGGAACATATTCGACATTGTATTTCCGGATAATTTACCAAACTTCTTTTTGGATGCGTTGGTTTTGAATTTATATAAATCCTGGAATACTTTTGCATATGGAACGACATACAAATATCCTTCACCATATTGAAGTGTATTGAAGATACAATGGTTCTTGATAATAGAATCAAGATCTAATCTTTCTTCAACCTCATTGATTTTTTCCATAATGGATTCGATTTCTGGTTCTTTCATATTGGTACGATCGAATGTTATGTTACGTGCCATTCTACCTGTAACAACATCAGATTCACATATTGCATCACGTGTAATTTGTAATGCTGTAAACCATTCTGGTATTTGTGATATTACCAGATCGAGATCTTGACGTAATGCAATATCTGCAATTGTATTTACCGGTAAGAATGCAGCGTCCTGAAGTTGTTGTGGTATTGAATCCATATCAATGGTTTGTGATTTATCATCCCATTTAATTTGTGCAACCTTGGTGACGAAACTGTTGTTGGTTGACAAATTATATTGTTTAAATATTTTGGTTATTGTATCCTGGATTTCTTCTTTGGATACTTTTTGATATTCTTTTGACGACGCTGGTGGTGTACCTACGATGTCATGCATCAATCCATCAATGATGAATTGCTGTTTGTTTTCCGCCATTGATAACACCTTCCTTTCTTATAAACTGATCGGTTGTAAACGTTGTGTGTCATCATTTACAATATTCCGATTCATTTCTTTATTGATTGATTCGTTAAATAAATTTGCGAATCTTAAGTATGGTACTGTGAGATTTCTGCTTTTATCCAGCAGATTTGTTTGGCAATCTGGACCCATTACAATATATGGTGAACCCGTAAACATACCTGCTGCACCAATGTATTTATTATCATCATATTCTGATAATAAGAATGGTAATGAATCCATTGCCGTTTTGGTAAGTTGTCCGGTTTTACCAACAATTCCTGCATTATAATTAAACTCCAATAATGATTTATTAACATTCTCAAGTTTATACATATAACGGAATTGTGCATTTGTTTTAACACCAACCAATGGAGAATTGGTCGCATTGGATAATTGCGGTGTTGCTGATATTGGATAAATTCCATAATACTTACACCAATACAATATCTTTGTACCAGCTTCATTTGTTACAATATCAAACAATGTTGCTGCATAATCGATTGCACGATCATACGGATGTAATACCTTATTTGCACCAACAACAACACCTGCATCATAGAAATGATTTTCATACATATATCCATTGAATGATGGTGCGAATATACCTTTATGAACTTTATCCATATATATCATCCATAAACGTAATTGTTCATAACATTCAAGATTCTTTGTTTCATTGAATGTAACATCGAATGTGCCACCAACTTTTGATGAAACGAAACCTGCTGGATTTACTGAGAAACCTCCGTATGATTTACCAACATTTTCAACAATTGTCATTTGTGTTCCGGTTGAATTAAATCCATCAGATCGATTTGATAACAAATAATTCCAATTCGTTAATAATCCATCCGTTGCACCTTGCTCATCTTCAAATGAACCCGTAATATAGAACGGTGCTAACTGTTGAACGATATGTGGGAGTCGTGTATATGTGGAAGAAAACTCTTCGTCATTTGCGGTTTGTGAACATAAACGAATTCCACCATCATTACACATAACATAACATTCCGGACGTGTGAAAAATAAATGGCGGAATCCCTTCCGCCACTCTACATCTGCAACCGGTATTTTTGTTCTATTATATGTAAACATAATCGATCTGTGTGCAATCTGCGGGTCAGATCGAGTAAATGGTTGTAATGGTGATGTTTTACCATCGTGATTACGTTCATGGTATGTTTCTAATGATGTTTCCAGTATATCCTGTTTAACCGGATCATTCAATGGATTGATATTGGTTGTTGCTCCCGAGAATACTGGAATATCCAACGTTTGACCATTGTCCGCGGTGTATTCGTATGTAACTGGAATATTTGCTAAATCCGGATCTCCGACATCGCGAGTAAAATGTTTTGCAGCATCATCGATATAATATTCTGTCGTACCATTTTTCCAAGGTTCGGTTTCTCGTAATGTATGGTCACCTTTGGTCAATGGACGTGTTTCATGCATTGCATACGGTTCTCCATTGGTTTGTGGATATCCAGTAAATTTACTACGCGTTGGTTGTAATATTCGGTCCGTGTCTTTCCATTCATTATCTGCCATATTAATCACCACCTAAAATGAAATAGTATTGATTAAACGATACCTGTCATAATCGACAGTATCTTCTTGGATTGAAGCTGAATAATCTTATTCAAACCATATCCAGTCATGTTAGTTTTGTATGCTGAAGAGGTCAGTAACAGGAATAAGTATGAAATATTCTCAATACTGAATATGAGCGGAGCACCACATACAGTTGTGAAATATGACATATACATTGACGGAAGATCTTTATAACGTACAGAATTAATCTTTACAATCTTTGAAATCAAATCCATGAAACGATGATCTTGTACTGTTTTTGCATCTTCTATAATTGCTGCAGCAACTTTGTTATCAATCTTATCATCCATGATTTTACCAAATGGAATTGATGTTACATCTATTTCATTTACATCACGGAATAACATATAGAAGTATGTAATGAAATATAAGATTGCCTTATTCAGGTTATCACCTTTCATGTATATTTTCTGTTGCAGTGGTGCAGAAACCATTGTAACATAAATCTTACACAAAGTTAACATCAGCTGTGAATTCATTATGATAGAATTCGGTTTTCTGGTTAAACATAACGCAATATACGATGCTTCCAATACTGCCATAAGTTTCGGTGTTTCTTGCGGTGATGTGATAACGTCAAGGAATGTATTTGCAAATATAAATGCTTTATACACACTATCATGACCGACAACCATGTACGGTAAACATGTTGGAATCTTTGATGTTTCTTTGTTATCAATAATGATGATATCACCTTTGGTATATGCGTCGATTGCTTTCTTGCAAATTGCATCACCATTGAGCTTCATTATGGCAATGACTTCTTCAATCTTCTCTGGTGGAACTGTATATGATTTTGCGTGTTTGAGTTCTTCACGAACGGAGTTTGAAATATCGGAGGTTTCATTGAATTTCTCATACAATGAAGTCTGAGATAATTTTGGTAATGCGGTTTCCTGTATAATCTGAATCATAAAATTCACTTCTTTCTTATTATTATAACGCTTTATAAGCGAGATTACAATTTTGTCTGGGGGTCTAATTATGGTTAAATATACTTCATTATACGAATTTACTATATCAATTTATAATGGTATTGAAGATACTATTATATTATCAAATGATGATGTTGTATCAATATCAATCATAAATGATTACGATCATGCATTCTTTCCAATAATACGTTTACGATTATACATTGATTTACCAAAATTGGCATATATCAATGAAGATCCAAATAATTTGTTGGTTGGATTTGCATGCAATGGTTCAATCAACAAAATCAATGAATCTGAAAATGGTACAACATATACAAAAATAAGATCATTTACCAGTATGGAGAATTATTCATCCGGATTA